AGATGATGGTTGTTCATAATAGTGCAACACTTCATTATCCCATCTGGCATTATGAAGTAGAAGACCTACTCGTGCTAAAGAACAACAAAGGCACCGACGATAATCGTGTGCGCCACATTGATTACTCAGTGCAGTTCAGTAAGTTGTTTTATGAGCGCCTTATCCAAAATGCCGATATTACATTATTCAGCCCAAGCGATGTTCCGGGCCTATACGAATCCTTCTTTAATGATCAAGATAAGTTCAAAGAACTATACGAACGTGCTGAAAAGAATAACTACATTCGCAAGAAACGTGTAAAAGCATCAGAACTGTTCTCTGCATTTATGGAAGAACGAAAGAATACTGGTCGTATATATCTTATGAATGTAGATAACGTCAACGACCATTCATCATTCAAACCAGATGTAGCCGCAGTGCGTATGAGTAATCTTTGTCTGGTAGCAGATACTAAGATAACGGTAAAATGTGATAATGAAATCTTTTCAATCGAAATTCACGAAGTAGATAAATTCATTAAGAAATATGAAACAGTTTTGGTTAAGTCATATAATACCAAGACAAATACCGTTGAGTTTCAATCTATAACTGCGTTTGGTATGACGAATCCAGACGCGGAGCTTTATAAGGTTGAAACAGATGATGGTATGCAGTCAGTTGTCTGCACGGGCGATCATTTGTTTTGGACAGAAAACAGAGGGTATGTTGCTGCTAGGGAATTAACGGAAACTGATGTTCTATTGTCATTTCTAGACATAAAGGATAAATATGCCTCGGATACTAATAAGCAATATACGTGGGTTACTAAAGACGATGAGAACAAGAGAATTCATAAAGATAAGTTGAATAAACATTTAGAAACTGGATGGAAACAAGGAAGAATGATAAATGGCAAAAGTAACTAAATTAGCAAAACGAGAAGCCGTATACGACATAACAGTAAAAGACACAGAAAACTTTTTTGCTAACGATGTGTTGGTTCATAACTGTCAAGAGATTGCCCTACCAACTAAGCCACTTATAGATTTAAAAGACGAGGATGGATTGATTGCTTTATGTACATTGTCGGCTATGAATTGGGGAAATGTTAAAGAACCATCAGACTTCAAGCGTCCTTGTGAACTTGCGGTGCGTGGACTAGACGCATTACTTGATTACCAGAAGTATCCAGTGCTTGCTGCTGAACTACATTCAAAAGGTTATAGACCATTAGGTGTAGGGATCATCAACCTAGCATACTTCCTTGCCAAGCACGACTCATCATATTCTGAACCAAACTTGGAGTTGATTGACGAGTATGCCGAAGCGTGGAGTTACTATCTTATCAAAGCAAGCGCAGACCTTGCTGCCGAAAAAGGTGCATGTAAACTAAATGCAAACACCCGATACAGTGATGGTATCCTGCCCATTGACACATACAAGAAGACGGTTGATGAGTTGGTCCCGCATGTTGAACGTATGCCGTGGCAAGCACTTCGCGAGCAACTAAAAGATACTGGCATTCGTAATGCCACATTAATGGCCCTTATGCCATCGGAGACTTCATCGCAAATCAGCAACAGCACAAACGGCATTGAACCGCCGCGCTCGTATGTATCAGTCAAACAATCTAAGGATGGTGTGTTGAAACAAGTTGTGCCGGGGTATCCACGCCTAAAGAATAAGTATGAACTATTATGGGATCAAAAATCACCAGAAGGCTATCTAAAGATTATGGCAGTGCTACAGAAATACATTGACCAATCTATTTCAACAAACACCAGCTACAACCCATCACACTATGAAGATGAAAAGATTCCGATGAGTGAGTTATTGAAACATTTGCTTATGGCATACAAGTGGGGAATTAAGACGCTTTATTACTTCAATACCAATGATGGCCAAGGCGAATATGATGAAAATGCATTTGATAAAAAAGATGAAGTTGATACATTATCTGAGTTAGAAGACCCAGAAGATTGCGATGCATGTATGCTATGAGCAAAAATGGCTAATAATAAGACATTTTGTTTTGCGTCACGATTTGCTATACGTTCAGGAATGCAAAATGATATTGTGCCATGTTGTCATGTCGACAAGAAAGCATCTGACTTCACTGGCGAGAAAGATTATTATGCTATCGCAGATTGGCAAAACAGCGAATACTTCAAGTACATGAATGACAACCTTGAGGCAGGAAATAAAATATCTGAATGTAATAACTGTTGGAAGAAAGAAGAAGCAGGGTTACTAAGCCTACGAAATATCTATCATCAAACATTTATCAAAGAGGATGACATCAATAACTCGTGGGTCAAAAATGCATTAAAGCACGACAATGTGTTGATGCATGCCGATATAAAAACCAATAATCTTTGTAATTTCAGTTGTGCGATGTGCAACCCAGCCGACAGCACCCAGATTTATAACCGATGGGCCAAAGATAAGAGTAATGAATTTGTTCAAGAGGTGCTGGCTGATGAGCCTGACTACTTCGAAAGAACTAAGAATACATTTATGGTCAATGAATATCGCACTCTGTTATATGCATTGAGTAAAGAAATAAAAAGCATAAAACTATTGGGTGGTGAACCGTTTATTGATACCAAGTTACTTACTATTTTAGATAATGTTCCGGCAGACAAGGCATCTAAAGTGCGATTACATTTTGTCAGTAATGGGAGTGTTGATTTCATCCCCATAATGAAGCGGCTTGATAAGTTCAAGTATATAAGTGTTAGCGTAAGCCTCGAAGGAATAGGTGATGCGCAGGATTATATTAGAAAGGGTAGTCACTGGCCAGAAGTAGAAAATAATATATTGATGTTCAGGGATTACTGCCAGCATAACATAGAAAAACATCATGTGGGCATTGTCAATACTATACAGGCATTATCATTGGAACATATGGATAAGTTTATCAAATGGACACACAGTAACAAGTTGACAGTTGGATTTTCATTAACTGATCATCCGTCATATTTAACGCTAGATGCGCTTGGTATCGATTATGTCAATACTATACGAGATAATATAAAAGAACTTGATTTTAACAATTCAGCTGGCTATATCGAAAATGAATCTGATAAACGAATTGATGAATACCTAACGCATAAATACAAACCCGAACTCAAAGCGAAGTTCACTAGATACATAGAATGGTATGAGCAAGATTCGTCATTAAAGATGAAAGATGTAATGCCGAAACTATACGAGGAAGTAACGAAATGATCGAGGTTAAACTGACGAGTGATATCGTACACGAAGCTACCGAAAAATCGGCAGAAATGGGAAGGCTCAACAACAGTATAACTGGTGGCGCAGGTAACATTGCCGGATTCATTGGTGAGCGTATTGTCGCTGACTTTTTGGGCGAGGGGGCAGCGATACGTAATACTTATGATTATGATATTGTTTTCGAGGATATTACAATTGATGTAAAGACAAAAAGAACAACCGTGGCACCTAAACCATATTATGAATGTAGTGTGGCTAAGTTAAATACTACGCAGAAATGTGACGTTTATGCATTCACTCGTGTCAGTAAGGATTTGTCAACGGCTTGGATACTTGGATTTAAAGATAAGATGAAATATTTTGAAGAAGCAACGATGCTTACGCGGGGAGAGGTTGATCCCTCAAATAACTTCACTGTAAAATCTGATTGCTATAATTTACGCATTGATGAGTTAGACCTATGATGCAACCCGAAATCGATATTTGGAGAAAACAATGACAGTATTTAATACGAAACACACAGACCACACAAACAAGAAGTTATTCTTAGACGAGGCAATGGGGATGCAGAGATACGAGACAGTAAAGTATCCCGCCTTTGAAAAACTTACCGAGAAGATGATTGGATTCTTCTGGACGCCACAAGAAGTTGACATTATGCGCGATGCAAAAGACTTCAAAGAGTTGAGCGAATATGAACAGCATATTTTCACCAGCAACCTGAAACGTCAAATCATCCTCGATAGTGTTCAGGGGCGATCACCTAATCTTGCGTTCTTGCCATTGGCTACCTTACCGGAGTTGGAAGCATTCATTGAAACATGGTCATTCAACGAAACTATCCATTCACGATCATATACCTATATCATCCGCAATGTGTATGCAAACCCGAGTAAAGTATTCGATGCCGTCAATGACAACACCGAAGTCATGGAATGTGCCAAGTCAATCGCAAAATATTACGACGAGTTGATTGATGCTACACATAAATGGCGCAATGATAAACGTACGATGTCGGACTATCAACTAAAGAAGCATATTTGGATGGCTATCAATAGCGTCAATGCATTGGAAGGTGTTCGTTTCTATGTGAGTTTTGCATGTGCATGGGCATTCGCTGAACTAAAAAAGATGGAAGGCAACGCTAAAATAATCAAACTTATTTGCCGCGACGAGAATGTTCATTTGGCAGCTACGCAGAACTTGATCAAATATCTACCCACCGACGACCCCGATTTCGCAAAGATTGCAGAAGAGACACAAGAAGAATGTCTTAACCTATTTACTGACGTTGTTGATCAGGAAAAAGCATGGGCCAAATATCTGTTTAAGGATGGCTCAATGATTGGATTGAACGAAGAACTACTAAACCAATACGTAGAATGGGTTGCACATAAACGATTGCAGTCAATTAAACTACCAAGCCCGTATAAAGTTCCACAAGCCAATCCATTACCTTGGACGCAAAAATGGATTAGCGGAAGCGAAGTTCAAGTGGCTCCTCAAGAAGTACAGGTGTCATCATATATTTTGGGCGGAACTGTTCAAGACGTAGACGGCGATACATTCAAGGACTTTGATTTATAAATCTACATAGCAGGAGAACATAATGATTAAACTATATACAAAAAACGATTGTCCGCACTGTATTCAGGCAAAGAAAAAACTAACGGAAATCAATCTGCCATTTTTGGAGATTGACATTGAGATGACGCCGGGAACTCGCGAGTTTCTAAAAGAAGAAGGTCATCGCACAGTTCCGCAGATTTATATTAATGGCAAGGCTGTACACGGTGGTAATAATGGTCTACAGAAAATGACTGAACAGGAAATAAAAGACTATGGGTGAGATGATAGTATTATTCATTGAAGGAATTCATGTATTTGCTCATGCATGTGGGTGGAAGTCTGCCTTGGCTATATTCGTTATTCTATGTGGTATTATCTTTTTGGGTGTTACCTTTAGTTAATCAACCCAGTATATCTGTCGTCTTTTACTTTCCTGATTACCATGTCGGCATTGCATCCGCATTTTGAAATAGGACAAACAATAGGTTCTCTTGGCCAATCAATAGGAGAACCTATTTTTCCTATTGATCCACCCTGCATACAAGTTCCTCTAAAAACTGACCCGTTGTGTTGAATATACAATGAGTCAATCCCGATATAACACTTCCAGTTTTGCCAGTTGTTTGCATCTTGTAATATGAGGTCATCTGTATTGCATTCTAATGTATCATCTTCGGTATGTAACTTGATGTTGCACCAACTGTTATGAACAAATGCATCTAGAAATGCCAACTCATCCTTTGAGTAATATTCAAGATATCTATCACTGGTCGTTTCAATGGCATATTGCTTCTTGTCGAACTTCACTTTATCAAAGTCTTTTTCCAACTCTGCTATAGGAACGGTCAGAGTCTTCTTGGTTACGATGGCGTCCTTGTCTTCATATGGTGGGATTATTTTCCGTAACACGAACTTTATATTGTGCTTATGAAACACATCAATGATTTCTTTTATTTTATCAAACTTTCCCGGCAATGCCATAAGGTTTACATTGAGGAATATATCGTTGTTCGATAATGCTATGATTTTGGCTATTGTGTTATCTATAATAGTGTTTGATTTTTCCATATGTAAACTAACGGTGATGGTGTCAATGTGTTCAATACATCGTAGGTAATATTCTAAGGGTAGTGATCCGTTTGTAGTGACGCTAAGTTGTATACAGTTACCCTGTAACTTTATGAACTCTGCTATTTCATAGAAGTGTGGATGAATGAATGGTTCGCCTCCGGTGATTGCAAACTTTATCATTTTGTTTTGGGTTTTTACTTCATCGCGCAGACTTTCGATGAAAGACTTGGCATCTTCTAACTTAATATGCGGACTATAGTTGTCGTGAAAGAACGATGCACAGTAAGAGCAATCGTAGTTGCATCTCTTGCCTAAAAACCAGTTCACTGAAACTATACGGGGGTCTTTTCTTGTTGCGTGAAGTTTTGTCTCAAGAGAACTAACGGCAACATGCTTATCCCCAAAATCTTTTATTGTACTCATACCTTAGTATTTATCCAAAATATTTAATCATATTTATTTATCTATAAATAACAGTAGAAACATCATCAAAAAGGAATATATCAATGTTAGTTCAAAGTAAAAAAGAAGGCGATATCTTCGTCTTTAGAATGACTAACGGCGAAGAAATTATCGGCAAACTAGAAGTAGAAGGCGATACAAAATATGTCGTAAAAAAACCAGCCACAATCGGTCTAGTTCAAAATGATAAAGGCGAACCTATCTTGGATATGCAACCAAGTGTGTTTTGTATGGACATAAATAAGAGTGTAGAGATTATGAAAACCGCTGTCGCTATGCTAACTACTCCACGTGACGATATTAAGAATAGTTACATCAAAAGCACATCCGGTATTCAAGTAGCAGGAGTGAACGAACTACATGGCATCACAGGCAGTTAGACTAGGCGATATTAATGGTGGCGGCGGAGCAACAATGCAAGGTTCAACAAAGGTGACCGTGAATGGTCGCCCGTTGTGCTATACCGGTGTTCCGGTATCCCCACACGCCCCTTGTCCTGATGTGCCTATTCATTGTAGTGCACGTACAGGCAAAGGTAGTACCAAAGTGTTAGTTGAAGGTATTCCCGTAATACGTGTAGGTGATGTAGATACCTGTGGTCATTCTAGAGCTACTGGTAGTTCGAACGTTATTATAGGATAAGATTATGGCATGTAAAATTGCAGGAATGACATCTGGCGGATTTGGTATGTTCGGCGGAATGCTTGGGGGAATCCCCGGTATTGCTAGTGTTGCCCCTACTATTATGGCAGTAGCAGCAAATGGACCAACCGCCATCGTTGCACAGGCGGCAATGAGTGCCGCAAGTGGTGCAGTAGGCGATACAGGATTAGACCCATTAACAGCCATATCAAGTGGAACATTGGGTGCCATAACTAGTGCAGCTGGTGGGTCTGGTATCGCAGCAGCATTAACCGCAGCCGTACCCAGTGGTCTGGGTGATCTAGCATCCAAAGTAACCGATTCTTCAAGTCTGATTACTTCAATCACCGCCCATGCATCCGAATTCATGCCAGTGGATATTAGCGCTGGGCTTCAGATTTTTAATCAAGTTCAATCATTCAGTGGATCAAGTATAGATATTATGCCAACAATTACTCGTGCCTTAAACACAGACTTCGGTGGTATTACAGGACTTACTAAAGACTTTACCGATGGTGGGTTTCTAGGAGATTCCATTGGTAACTTCGATGAACTATTAACAAATGGTATCGGTAGCCTTACAGATGGACTCGGAGCATCCTTCCCCGATCTTGGTGCAGGTTTCGCAAGTCTCGGTAAATTTGGTGACGTATCGAACTTCGCCAATCTAATGCAGCCCGGACAAATCGCATCGCAACTATTAAGTGAAGGACTGGGTGATATCGGTAACATAGCAACCAAACTTGAAGGGTTGGGGATTCCACTAGATGATCTTTCTAACCCACTATACCAAGGAAAAATACAAGAAGTAATGAACGGTATTACTAATATCACCGACCTTGCCGACATCCAAGAAGTGATGGGATCAGGAATCAATCTTAATAATCTAGGTCAGCTGACCGATGTAACAAAAGTTCTCGATAACAATATTGGTAAATCATTCAGTAGCTTCGCTGACCTCGGAACAAAACTAGGTAGCATTGATACAGGCTCATTGGCCAGTCTTGGTGATCTAGGGGATATGATGGGCGGCATGGCAGGCGGAAGCGACTTAACCAATATTCTCGGACAAACCGACCTACTATCACCTGAATACTTTAGTAATATTTCAGGCGTCTTTGGTAACGGCACTGGTCCAGACGGATCAGTGTTAATGCGTGACGTTATGGGTATCGCCGCAGGATATGGCATCGAAGATTACATACCGTCATATAAACAGGCAATCGACCAACTATCAGACCTTGGCGTAACCGCAGACGTTCAATCATTATATGGTCAACTAAGCGCAGGTCTTGGTGGAGCATATACAGATGTATCCGCAGGAACAATCAATGATCCACTGATCGGTATCTTCGCTACATTGGACGATTGGGCAAGCGCCAAACAAACTCAAATCACAGACGAATTCACAATCATAGGTAACAATAGTTCACCAACGGTTCAAAATTTAATAGACACCTCACGCAATAACTGGATAGGCACCGCAGATAAATTGAATACCGAACTAGAAAACATTGCTATATCCGATATCGATACCTCGCTGGTGTCACCCGGCAATAAAGCAACCATGTTAAGCTTCGCAAGGCAACTACCAACGTATGGACAAGATGGTAGCAACCGTGCAGAATTCCTAGCAAAATCCGCCGCACCTACACAAACAGGCGACTTCCTTAAACTTGGTTTGCGTGAAGGACAAAATCTTGCGCAGTTCGCCGAATACGGTATAGGTTATGCAGGTCAACTAAATGATGATCTTGAACCTATCAACGAATTTAATGATACACAAAATGTTGCTGGATTTACCGACGAAGACTTTCTTACATAATATATACATCCATAATCTTTACTAATATATAGTAAATAAACGTATACAGGCATTGGGCAAAGATTATGAAAACAGAAGAACGACAGAGCTTTGACAGACGAGAAAACAACGACATACGTGAGTTGCTTGGTCGTATCGATGAACGCACTATTGAATTAGAACGCCGTTTAACCAGCATCGAAAAAAGTATGAGCCATGACTTCATCACTAAACATGAACACACACCAGTCAAAATCCTTGCGTATGGATTTGCTGGTATCATTCTCATATCCGTAGTAACAGCCATCGTAGCCTCAGTTATCGTAAATATATCATAAAAGGAAAATACAATGAACTTAGTGGCACATATCAAAAATGAGTGCAATGACGTAGATATCAAAGACCCATCACATATTTTTGCAGTAGGATTCTTGCTATTCGTATTGACATCCTGTTCTATTTTGGGAACACTATTCTGGATGGATATTAAAGCACCCATACGTGATGTTAGTGCAACACATATCGATGGACCAACACGCCCCGGTGAATATGCCAAACTAGATTTCACTTATACCGCATATACAACACCCCGTCTTACTGTAATAGACCAAAGCCTTATGTGTAGCGATGGAAACTTATATTCTAACCTAGTGACACGCCCAAGTCCAAACACCGTGTGGCCAGCAGGGGTTGCACAACACGCCGACCTATTCGTTAAAATCCCGAATAACGTCCCATCAGGATCATGCTGGTATACTTCCGAAGTGCGCTACCACCGTTATATCCTGCCCGATATCACTGTGAAAGTTCCACCCATCGCCGTCAATATTGTAGTATTAGAAGAAATCCATAATAACTATTGACGCATTTATCAATAGATACTTATTTATTATAAAACAATTGACTTTCCTGTTATATAGTGGTATAATACACATGGTAACAATAAGATGACACACTAAATAAGAATACAATCGTTTGAGGCTAGTATAATAGGCAGTTCAGATACGTGGGGGCAGTACCCACCACTTCCACCATAAGGATATTATATGGTGTCCTTATGATGGGAGTGAAACAGGTTCGACTGATGCAGTAAAAACGATACCGAGATTGTCCCGTGGAAACTGGGTTAACGTAACGACACAACAATTGCAAAAGCGTCTAACGACAATTTTGTTCCTATGGCGGTAGCAGCCTGAACCTAACGGTTTTCGCCCTGCTTCGTAGGAAATGAGTTTCGCTAGGTGAACTTGGAAACAGAATCACCTAGCACTTTAAAAGGTATTAAATAAATCTTCCATTATCTAGTAGATTATCGTTTGATATTCTTGTATACCTCTTATGTAACAAAGTCTTTCAAAGTTACTTTATCGAATAATTTATAGTTGATAATAACATATTAATATCTTGACTTAACCTATCACATATAGTATAATACAATATGATCGATATCCTTAACGAAATATTACATCGTCTGCGTATAGAAAACATTGGACTATCCGATAAGCAATTCAGTAAGACTTATCTTAATCGTAATCCAACATACTACGCATACATTAAGTCAATGAATAAAGAACCGTCAATGGATGCTATGGTATCATTATGGAAATACCTACGCCATGAAGCCAAACTATATGAACACCAACTTCAACACGCCAAATCCCCAACACAGGAATACATGATTAAAGAAAATCTAAACCTGTATACCGAGTTAACAAAAATGGCGTTCAAAGCAATATCCGAATCATAACATCGCAGAAGATGAACATGATGCAACCAATCAGGCAATGGACGCTGATTATTATTGGCTAAAAGACATTAGCTGTGAATGTATTGGAGAAGCTTAGATGAAAATTGACCGAGAAGATATTAAGACCGTCGTACTGATGATTGCTGTTTGTAGTGGTGTTGGTGCTGCATTCTTTTTTATGTTTTTTGGATAAAGAATTGACTGACCCTTTCCGGGAAGGGCGTGGAGATAAGAGGTTAACCCCTTGAAGCGGTTCGAATCCGCATGCGACGATGCCCAGCTATGAAGTATGTTCGCAATCAATTAAGGAAATGCGCATTGAAGTCGGCTCTGGCAATGAAAATGAATCTAGTGTCGTTGCTTTGTGCGTATTTAAGGAAGAAATCAAATGATGATAGTTGTTGACAGACTGAAAGTTTAAAGAATGTTTTAGGCGCGAGCGTAAGTCTCTCCTATGTTTAGTTGTTCCATAGTTTTAGACCAGCTCGCTTTCCTGTGAAGTAGCACAGTTTTTTTCCACCTAAAACATTCTTTAAAATTTTAGATTGACAATGCCATAACAATATAGTATAATGGTTAAATCAAATAAAGAACCCCTGATATTCCGAGGCAAAACAAAGCTGATGCAGTTTTTCAAATACTTTAATTTTGGACGGGTTCGTTGAGGGTCGATAAGAATCAACGGTGTGGTCTACTTTAAGACCCATGTGCTAGGGACCGATAGCGTATGTAAGGCGCAGCCATCGGTCCATTTTCAAAGCACTTATATAATAAGTTTTTTGAAAATAGTTATTGACAAAGCCATTTAGTTATAGTATAATGGTTATATTGAATAAGTAAGCCGCTACAGACAGTGTAGCAACGCTGATTGAAAATAGAATAGAGTTAATGGGCGGTTTAGCGTCCATTAAGGATAAGTGCGGTAACGTACCCAAAGATGTATATATCACATAGCATCGCCAGTAATGGTCCATCTAAACAAGCCTGAGTCTCCCGGCGACGGGACTTCTATCGAAAGGTAGGGGTTACACGGTAAGATAGGGGTATGGTCCGAAAGGATAAAATGGTCTTGGTCAACGATGAGGACAAAAGATGCAGCAACATCGCCATAACATGCAAACCTATTCAGCGAAGATTGACTAACAGGTAATCAAAGTAGTCCGACTATTAGCGTAGAAGGGCGGTTGGTATTTCAACGGTGGATGGACCTCGTTCTTTGAAGAGGGACATAAACCAGAAGAAACGTTTATTAGGTCGCAAGCCGAAAAACAGGTGGTGTGTTGTATATTGTAACCCAAAAGGTTATGACGCAACAGGGACAGCACATCATGGTGATTTACAATATGTCGAATGGTTAGACATCTGCCTTCATAGCAGACGAACGTTGGTTCAATTCCAACATTGTCAAATGGAAAGTCTGTCCCGGTATTGCACTAAAGGTGCTTAATACTACACACGTAAGTGAATGTAGTTTGCTCAAAGCTCCCAAGGCTGCGAGTGATTGTTCGAAAAGAAGACGTAAACTTTTAGCAAAGTTGAACTGTTCGCAAGACAGGCGGAAGATAGATGGACGAGTAGTGTAATGCGACAGTGGAAACGCCACCACTTTAATCAAGGCAGCATTAGGTGATACTAGGTAAGCCGCAAGGCACTTAGTGGATAAAGGATTAACAACGATAGGGATATCGTTCGGTACGGCCCAAAGACACCTACTACAAGTCGTAATCTCAGACTTGATATAAATACTAGAGTATAAACGTGTATAGTATTACATGATAAATATAGTATAGTGGCTGATCCCTACAGTCAATAGTTTAGACATTGCGTTCTACTCAAAGAGGTGCTGGCTAGATAAACTACTCACATAGTAGATAAAAATCGAATAATTTAGAAACAGGGGTGACCCGGTAACAGTATCGTTCACCCCTGATTCTACCAAATCCCCAAAATCACAGTTTTTAACGCATTTCAAATAGGCAATACAATGACACCGCATTCAAAAGATGGTATAAACTATACCCTTACCGGCTGTACACTATTAGTATTAACAGCCGATGTTATTTTGAATAGTGATGATTATGTCCGTGACGTGCAAGAATCACCCATGTATTCACAAGACGGCGGATGGGATACCACATACAAATGCGATGAATGGAAAGGTCCACGCTGGCATAAGATGGAAGATGAACTTCCTGCATGGGTAGGTAAATCATACCAAGACTACTTGGACTTTGCCAGTGATGATTATAACATCGATATGGAAATCGTTCGAGTAATAAAATGACATTCAACTATATTTCAAATGACACTATATTTCAAATGTTCTATAATACCGATGGATACACTATGGTCGGTGGAATAACACATGAGTCAGGACGGTCAGCGCACCAGCTTCGGTTATGGATTCATCATAACTGTAAAGGCGACGTGATTGCTAAACACTCTAGCGGTACGGCGTTTTCATTCTATTTCGAAAAAGAAGAAGATGCCGGTATATTTTGTTTACAATGGGTTTCGCCCGAAGATATTAACCGTGCAGCGCGCCCCGATTATTGGATATAAAGCGTTTTAACCCACGTGATGTCGTCACATACCTTCTTTGAAACTTCTTCGTATCGTTTATGCTTGACTTAAAATGAAAACGTGTAGTAGTTGAAGCGCTGCGCATTAAAGATACTGTGGTGCTTGAAGAGGAGATAGATGAACCTGAGTTTACTATTGAGTTTCCAGAGCGTGAACTACCTCAAGATTGTGTGCCATTAACACAAGGCCCAGCAGAGTTACTGGAATATGCACAACAGCGTAAGATGCCAGTAAATGAGTTATTGTGGAGCGACACTAAACCTGCTAGAATGTATAAGCGTATTATTATTCCCTGTACTTGGCAGGGCCGTGTTATAGGATCAACAGCAAGAGCCGCAGATAACGAGACTAAGCCTAAATACTTTAATAATTACGAGAGCAACTACGTTTACGGAATAGACAGGCAAATCCCAAGGAGGAAAGTTTAGTATAGTATGTGAGGGTATTATTGACGCCTTAACTATTGGTGGTGTTGCTACACTTACCAATAGATGCAATGACACCCAAGGGATATTGTACAAAGAAAATTTGAAACTACTCCTAATAGAGATTTTGTTATAGATCGATCCTAAATGTAAAGATGACATGATGCATTTTATTAGCAGTGACGGCTACTATTCACCATGCTGTTATAGCAAACACTATAACTTTCATTATAAGAGTCAATGGCGTAAAAATAAAGAGGACCATAATATTAAAACTAGTAAACTAAGTAATCAGATATCTTATTTTAATAATTTTTATGCTACAATACAGACTAGTAAACCAGACTATTGCTTATTTAATTGTGGGAAATGTCAATGAATATTTGGTTAAGTTTTGTACCCGGCAACGACATAGTTACATCACATGGTTTTAAGAAACAATGGCATCCAGTAACTAAGGAAGCGTTAATTAAAAAGAAATATATTGAATCAGATGATAATATTTTTACTCCTATTGTTCCAATGCCGGACATGAAAGGCATAGAGGTAATTGAATATATTAATAAAGAACATGGTATAAAATTTTATTTAGGTCCCAAGACTGATGACTCAGCTGAGTTTGCAAAGATTACTCAGCAAAAAATTCCAAAATATTCTACCCGAGCAATAGAGGGGTTGGACTTAGCTGCTTGGAACAATAATATAGATGCACTTGAAAAATGGGAAAAACGAGAAGCCATTAGTTTACAATTGCTTGAGTGGTGGATTCCACAAATGAAAGAGCAGTGGGATCGAGCAGAGCAACTGGGATTTGTCTGTATTGACACCATGGATATTTTTAAAAACTTAAAAGAAGTAATGTTATTAGTAGTGGCCATGGATGGCACATTGCACATGCAACTTTGCATGTATTGCCAATTTTAATATCAGCATGAACAATCTTATTCATTACAGCAGCCTTCTTAACCAATCTATCCGGAATTATTTTATCATTAAGAAATTGTTGGTTGTAGATGTGTCTAAGACTTTCTATGCCATGCTGTTCTTTATCCCAGCAGACACGGCATTCGGGTACTTGAAAACGTGTTATACTGGTAGTGATACCCAACTTCTGAAATCCATAATTCAAGCATCATACCAGTATATCATATACACACCATATGTCAAGCATTAAATATAGTCTAGAATGGATTTTAAGCGCCGTGGAGTAGCCATCTCATATGGTTGCTACCACACACACCCCTCCCACCATTTATTAATCATTTAATAGTAATATTCCTTGACAGCGTCCATATATATGATACAATGGGCCTGATGCCTTTCGTATCGATTAATAGTAATAATAACCCCTTGACAGATTCCATATATATGATACAATGGGCTTGATGCCTGACGTAATAGTGTGTGATATAGTAGCCTATTGACATACGATGCATTATGGTGTAGAGTAACTATATGACATGCGAAATGGAAATTAATGATTGGGCACGGCACGTTGGACTATGGACGGTAAACTGCATAGAACCGATGGAAGCATTTTGGTGGACATTGAAACATGACTGAACCAAGATTTGATGCAAATGGTAGCAAATATTGGTATTTGAATGGTGAACGTCATAGAACAGACGGACCAGCTATTGAATATGCAAATGGCGACAAGTATTGGTATTTGAATGGTGAACGTCATAGAACAGACGGACCAGCTATTGAATATGCAAATGGCGACAAGTATTGGTATATTAATGGCTTACGTCATAGAACTGATGGCCCTGCCATTGTAAATTCAAATGGCGACAAGTTTTGGTACTTTAATGGTAAACTACATAGAGAAGATGGACCTGCCATTGAATTTGCACATGGCGACAAATATTGGTACTTGAATGGCGAACGACATCGAGTAGATGGTCCTGCTGTTGAAGATGCAAATGGCACCAAAGCTTGGTATTTGAATGACGAACGACATAGAGAAGATGGACCAGCCATTGAAGAATATGGCAACATGTATTGGTATTTGAATGGTGAACGTCATAGAACAGACGGACCTGCCGTCGAAGCGGCAAATGGCGACAAGTATTGGTATTTGAATGGTTTCTCCGTTCATATGGAAGACGTAATCACTGATCCAAAAGAACAGTTCTGGTGGACATTGAAACATGACTGAATATCCAACTGGTGCCAAGTTTTGGTATATTAATGGCAAACGTCATAGAACAGATGGACCAGCAATCGAATATCCAACTGGTAGCAAACATTGGTATATTAATGGCAAACTACATAGAACAGATGGACCTGCCGTTGTACGTGTAGATGGCACCAATGGCTGGTGTTTGAATGGCATACAAGTTACTATGGAAGACGTATTGACTGAACAGGAAGCATTTTGGTGGAGAATGAAACATGAATGACGATAAACAATCGTTTTGGGATAGTTTACGTATGCCACCCGACATAAGAAAAAACTGTCTTAACTGTAAGCATTTCGCATTTCATAATAATCCCAATATACGCTATACAAATGCTAGGGATAACTGTAACCACCCGACAGCAGGAGTTCGAAAGAAACGGCGGTGCTGGGCAGCAGACAGTGATGAAAAACGCCTTTGGAGATATAAACGATTCGTAGAATAACACTTGACAATATTGTTGTTTTGCGTATAATCTTATTATGAATTATTTTGACCAATCAATACAGCGTGTCGGCTTTGCATGTAAGTATATGCATCCCGACCAATCGCTCACCAAGAAGTTGCTGGAAGACGTTCAGCGACCGTTCAATGGCAAGACCACTACTGCTCGTTGGCTTGCTTCACAATCATGCATTGATATAGCCGAACAGCGATTATATGAACTTGCCAAGTTTAACTGTGAATCAGTTATCAATCTTATCAAATATGTAGCCAGCTTGCCGCCTAATCAGCGTATGTTGCGCATCGGCAGTGACGTTCTACCAATGTATACCCATCCTGATTGGAAATACTTCTATAATAATGATGTAAAACATCACGTTTCATCACGACTCAAACAGGCTGGCGACCTTGCACGTGATAATGATGTGCGACTATCAATGCATCCCGGTCAGTTTACCGTGCTTGCCAGTGACAACCCCGATATTGTAGAAAACTCTATTCGTGAGTTTGAATATCATGCTGACATTGCACGTATGATGGGTTATGGCGAAAACTTCATGGACTTCAAAATTAACGTGCATATCTCTGGTCGCAACGGTCCCGATGGCATCGATGCCATTCTACCACGCTTGTCTACAGAAGCACGTAACTGTATCACTATCGAGAATGATGAGAATGCGTGGGGTATTGACAGTTCACTTGACCTTGCTAATGACCTAGCACTTGTCCTTGACATACATCATCACTGGTGCCGTGAAGGCGAATACATACAGCCTACCGACGACCGATTCAAACGTGTCATTGACAGTTGGCGTGGTGTGCGTCCTACCATCCACTATAGCTTATCACGTGAGGATATCCTTATTGACCATCCTACCGATGTTATGCCCGATATGCCTACGTTGCTTGAGGATGGATACAAGAAACATAAACTACGTGCACACAGTGATATGATGTGGAATACAGCGTGTAATCAATGGGCTGAATCATTCTTGCCATATGCTGACATCATGATCGAAGCCAAACATAAAAATCTTGCGTCTAGCGCATTGATTAACACTTGACATAAAGCGTATATGTGTTACAATGACTTTCGTATGGATTAATAGTAATAATAACGCATAAAAACATGTTATAATGGTGGTGATACCCGACCCACCAATAATAAAAACAGTGGTATTATAACACATATACTCAATGCTGTCAACCCTTGCCATATATGTGATACAATGGGCTTGATGCCTGACGTATAATCATTCTATCACCGTGAAATAAACGCTTGACAAAGTTTCTATGTGTGTTACAATGGACTGATGCCTGCGTAGTAATAATAAAAAAACGGCGTATCACTACCAGTATAACACGTTTTCATATACTGTCAAGCAATCTTTTACCTTGACATAAAACATATATGTGTTAGAATGGACTGATGCCTACAGAATCGTTTTCAAATCAAACGTATCACTACCAGTATAACACGTTTTCATCCATAGTCAAGTAAAAAGATTGCTTGACACAATGTATACCATATAGCATAATGAACGTACAATAATATTGAGTGTAAAAATGCACTGTTCTGGTGGAAGATGAAAACATGACTGAACCGATATGTCATACTTATGCAAATGGCGACAAGTATTGGTATCTACATGGCAAACTACATAGAACAGATGGACCAGCTGTTGAATATGCAAATGGCGACAAGTATTGGTTATTCAATGGTGAATCGCATAGGGAAGACGGACCAGCCATTGAAGAATCAAATGGTAGCAAGTGGTGGTTTAAGAATGGCGAAGTTCATAGGGATGACGGACCCGCCATTGAATATACAAATGGCACCAAAGAATGGTATTTGAATGATAAACTACATAGAACAGATGGACCTGCCGTTGTACGTGCAAATGACACCGAATGGCGGTTGAATGGCGAACGTGTTACTATGGAAGACGTAATCACCGATCCAAAAGAACTGTTCTGGTGGAAGATGAAAACATGACTGAACCGATATGTCATACTTATGAAGATGGCACCAAACGTTGGTATACGAATGATAAACTTCACAGAGAAGATGGACCTGCTGTTGAATATGCAAATGGTAGCAAATCTTGGTATCTACATGGCTTACGTCATAGAACAGATGGACCAGCAATCGAATCATATGGCAACATGTATTGGTATCTACATGGCAAACGTCATAGAGAAGATGGACCTGCTGTCGAAAATGTAAATGGCAACATGTATTGGTATCAATATGGCAAACGTCATAGAACAGATGGACCTGCTGTCATTTGCACGTACAACACCGAATGGCGGTTGAATGGCGAACGTGTTACTATGGAAGACGTAATCACCGATCCAAAAGAACTGTTCTGGTGGAAGTTAAGATCATGAATAAAAATGGAATGCATACCGATGCAAATGGCACCAAAGCTTGGTACTTTAATGATAAACTTCATAGAACAGATGGACCTGCTATTGAAGAATCAAATGGCACCAAAGCTTGGTACTTGAATGGTGAATATCATCGAACAGATGGCCCTGCTATTGAATTTACAAATGGCGACAAACAATGGTTCAAGAATGGCAAACGTCATAGAACAGATGGACCTGCCATTGAGTTTGCTAATGGCAACAAGTATTGGTATTTGAATGGCGAACGTGTTACTATGGAAGACGTAATCACCGATCCAAAAGAACTGTTCTGGTGGAAGATGAAAACATGACTGAACCGATATGTCATACTTATGAAGATGGCACCAAATCTTGGTATTTGAATGATAAACTACATAGAACAGATGGCCCTGCCGTCGAATATGCAAATGGCACCAAACGTTGGTACTTGAATGATAAACTACATAGAACAGATGGACCAGCTGTTGTACGTGCAAATGACACCGAATGGCGGTTGTATGGCGAACGTGTTACTATGGAAGACGTAATCACCGATCCAAAAGAACAGTTCTGGTGGAAACTAATATCTTGACATTACTACATTATATGATATATTAAATCATGATGATGAAAAAACACACAATCAGTGTAATAGCATTACTAACAGCATATGCCGTAGGTAGCACACTATTGCACATATACCCCGAAAAACCAATGGTCCTCGTGCCCGCACCCATATCACCCGTATACGTAGAAATCCTCCCCGAACTATATCCATGGGAAGATGCAAACGGAACACTACTAGACTGTAGTAAAGAACGTAGCGAACGTATCGCATTGGCTTGTAACATATACCATGAAGCACGTTCCGAAAGCCTACGTGGACAAGTAGCAGTGGCATTAGTAACACGTAATCGTGTCCTTTCAAAGAAATACCCCAATACATATGAAGAAGTGGTATGGGATATCAGACGTTCAGCTAAAACAAAACGTAAAGTGGCACAGTTCTCTTGGGCACTAGATGGTAAACACGATAGGGTATATGAACAACAAGCGTGGCGAACAGCTTGGGAAATCGCAGGGGATATATTAGCCAATAAATATACAGACTTTACAGAAGGTGCACTATGGTATCATACCAAAGCAGTTAATCCACGATGGAATAAACGTTTCAATGTTTCTACTATCATTGGGGATCATATCTTCTATGTCACACGAAACTGATACAAAACTTGGCGGAAAGAAAATGGTCAACTTCATAGAGAAGATGGTCCAGCCGCTTATCCATATGATAACTGGGAATGGAATAAAATGACTGACAAAGAACATGGTATTTTGGAATAAGTTACGTGAACCTATCAAAAAAGGGTGTTTCAATTGTCGGTATGAGAGAACCATACAAAAAAGTATGTATGAAAAAGATTCTAAAATGATGAATAACCCTGTTTATCCAGATGATAACTGGGAATGGAATGGCAAATGTGAATAAAGAAGATGGTATTTTGGAATAAGTTACGTGAACCAGTTGACAACTGGGAATGGAATGGCAAATGATATAGTATTACGTGTGGTAAATGTCATGAACGCCCGACACGTATACTGGGAATGGAATAAACATTGACAACATTAGTAATAACTGCTAGTATACATTAATGAATAAAGAAAAGTTTTGGAAGTCATTAAGTCATAACTGTGCTAATAACAGTCGAGGATACAATCAATCAGTGTATTGCAAAATCAAATCGTGCACTTCGTCGGCAAGTATGAGGGAGTATGGTGAAGTGTTTTGGGAATGGGATGGAAATGACGGATAAAGAAAAGTTTTGGAAAACGTTACGTGAACCGTCTGAGAAATCATGTAAAAACTGTAAATGGCGATATGATATAAAATCAGTTAAACTGAATGAAGATGGTTCGGAATGCACTTCAGAGGATTACGACCATATTGGTGATATTTGTGAAGCGTGTACAATGAATAGGCACATCAGGAGTAATAATGACACATCGAATGTTATCCTGCCTAAATGGCAATGGAATAATAAACATTGACAACACCATGGAATAAAGATTAAGTGAACCTAATAAAAAAGGTTGCTTTAACTGTCGGTTCGGACTACTTATATTGTCGTAAATGCGAACAATCAGGGTTATTCATCATTTCTGTATCCAGACAACTGGGAATGGGATGGTTTGGCATAATCTGAAATGTCCTACTAATCGTACAGTTGGCGTGGTTGATGCACGTTGAATTGATCGTTTTGCGTATTAGGAATGGAATGGCGTGACGTAATGAAAGCCTTTTTTAAATTATTTAGAGAACTAAACGGACGTTATACTAATTACAATGGTCATAGAACTGACGGGCCATCTATTGAACGTGTTACTATGGAAGATGGAATCATGAATGATGATGTTGTATGTGTGACAGATTCATATGGCAATAAGGCTTGGTATTTGAATGGCTTATGCTATTGATTGTTAATGGCATCAATGACTGGTATTTACATGATAAAGAATATGATGTATTATCTGGGAAGGAAGCAATTGGGTATTGACGTATGACTGATGATAAGGAAGAGTTTTGGAAGTCATTGACTACTATGCCTGTTATTGAGCGTTCCTGTGATAACTGTCGTTGGTTTAATGGTAAGTTTTGTATTGAGCCTATATCTCTCCGCAATGACATTACGACTTGTATGTATGTTTATAGCGATGTTGATTATGATTCTGCGTATGTTAGTTATACTGGTTACAGTTTACCTAAATGGGAGCGTCGGGAGAATGATTGAATGTAAGACTGATGATGCTGGCAACAAGTTTTGGTTTTTGAATGGTGAATATCATAGGGAAGACGGACCAGCTATTGAGTTTGCTAATGGCGACACGGTATGGTATATTAATGGCGAACGTCATAGGGAAGATGGTCCTGCTATTGAGTTTGCTAATGGCGACAAGTTTTGGTATAATCATGACAATCGACATAGGGAAGATGGACCAGCTATTGAGTTTGCTAATGGCAACAAGTCTTGGTATTTACATGGTAAAGAAGTTACTGTGTATGATGTATTGACTGATCCGAGAGAACAGTTTTGGTGGAAGATGAAATCATGATTGAAAAAGAATCTATAGACCGGTTTGGCAACAAGTCGTGGCATGTGGGTGTGAAGCGTCATAGAGAAGTGGTGCCCGGTAGCGAAGCGACTGTTCGTTTTCAGAACAACATATGGCGTTCCCCGCTTTCCTGTTGTGTATCACATTTGGGAAGGCAAGTGTAATGTCTAAGTTCAAGGTTGGAGAAAGAGTAAGAATTGGCAGGTATAAAACATATCTACAAAATGAAATGGATGGTGTGTATGAAGGCGGGTGGGTTGTTGAACCGGAGATATAATCCAACCTGTAGATACTGGATATGAAGAAATTATCAAAAGGAAAATAATGATGTCTGATATGAAACCAAGAAAATTTCGACACTGTATTTCACGAGTCTTTATTGACGGCGATGCGTGTATTACGGATGGTGTGATTACCGAGGTTGATGGAAACCAAGTTACTTTTCAAACCTACCCTGATTGCGGCGATCCTGTTAAGATGTTCACGGTACATGAGATGTTATCTTATATTCGAAGTGAGTGAAGAACGTATCGTTGCAACGGTAGGACTTTGATCCTAATCCTTGACATATAGTAATTGTTATGATATGGTTATGTTATGAATGACAAAGAAGAATTTTGGAAAGCATTGAAGTCACCTATACGTGAGTGTAAAAACTGTGCTGTTATACATTCGTATGGTATGTCTACATTAACTAACAAGTATTGTCGTGAGTATTGTATCTCATGCGATAATTTCAGTAAGTGGATATCTGATGAATAATAAAGAATATCGGATGCGGTAATGGTTCTGAAGCACAAGGCTGAAGCCCCTGAATGGTTAATAGCGCATGGTGCTAATATTTGGTTAATTGATTATGACGACACTGACGATGAAACTATATTTCGTCCTATACTTAAAGCTATTGGTCAGGACGATGAAGGAATATTTGATCCGGCGTATGTTAACTATGAAGGACGTAGTTTACCTATGTGGAAGGCACGTGATGAGTAAGCAGGAATTTTGGAATGATTTGCGGTCGGTGCCATTATCTGACCGTGATTGTAATAACTGTTTATATTACACACGTAATACCACGCAGAGTTGGCTTAATTGTATATATTGTGTCCAAGATGCTAAAGATAGTAAAAAGCCTGTTGGTGCTTCGTCTGGTAGTTATTGGAAACCAAAATGAGTAAGCAGGAATTTTGGGATGCACACAACCAACACAAAGGGGTTGTGATAACTGTAAGTATAATAAAAGAATAAATGGGGGGATTTACTCAGTATGTAAGCGACCAAACCAAGTCTACGCCTGTGTTGGATTTTATGGAAAAAAATCGCAATGGGAATGGGATGGTAAGAACTATGGGTAAGATAAATACATTATAATGTTATTAAATGATTTACTATTAGAATATAAAGAAGGCAAGAACCAGCACCTTCATCACGTTGAAGACATTGTATTTCACGAGGGTAATGCTGGTGCACGTATTGCATTAAACTATATTGATAGCGTTCGTCAACTATTAGCACAGGGTGGTAACAGGCACGAAAGCATATCGGTTAAGTGGGATGGTGCGCCAGCTATTATATGTGGCATTGATCCTGCTGACGGTGAGTTTTTTGTTGGCACGAAGAGTGTATTCAATAAGACTGGTGGCAAGTTGATTAAGTCACGTTCTGATTTAAAGAAGTATGGTTACGAGGGTGAGTTAGCAAACAAACTTATGTTAGCATTGACGCATTTATCCAAGTTAGGCATCACTGGTGTGTTACAGGGTGATATGATGTATACCCGAGATGATCTTGAGACAAAGACATTTGGTGGTGAAGAATACCTTATGTTTCAGCCTAATACGATTACGTATGCTGTTCCTATTAATAGCGACGTTGCGAAGACTATGCGTAGATCGAAGATTGGTATTGTATTTCACACACGTTACAGTGGCGACAGCATTGGTGAAATGACGGCGGAATTTGGTGCTAGTATTTCGGGATTGAATAGTGTATCGGATGTATGGTATGATGATGCATCTTACAAGGATTTGACTGGCATTGCATCATTAACCAAGGCGGAGAACGATAAACTTATCAGTGATATAGCGGCTACCAAACGTGCTATTAAGATTGCGAAGTTTGATGCATTGAAGAGTCAATATAGTCCATTGCTTATGACGTTTGTTAATAGTCGTATTCGTAAGGGTGATGATCAGGTTGCACATCCGCATGATTTTGCAGAAGGTTTCACTAAATGGTATGCGGCACGATTGATGCATGAGATTAGCAAATTAAAGAATCAAGACCCTGATGCGAAGCCTGTTCAGAATCGTATGAAGAAGATTGAAGAACAGAAGGAATACATGAAGCGTAATTTTAAGGGTATTATTGCTGGGTTAATGGTTTACAAGGATTTGATTGTTTTAAAGAATCAGTTATTAAACAAACTGAATAAGATTGATACGATGAAAAGTTTAGTAAAGACGGATGATGGTTACAAGGTAGTTAATCCCGAGGGGTTTGTTGCTATTGGTGCCGCTGGTGGGGCGATTAAATTAGTTGATCGTATGAGCTTTTCTAAAATGAATTTTGATGCAGCAAAAGACTGGAAAAAGACGTGAGTGACGTTTCGCATTTACGCAAACTAATGAGTTCGGTTGATAAGCCGAAGCGTATTGTTGCGATTTATCCGGGACGTTTTCAGCCATTTCATTTGGGACACGCAGCAGTATATAATATTGCGAAAGAGAAATACGGTGAATGTTATATTGCTACGTCTGGTAGTTTAGATATAAAATCGCCATTTACATCGGAACACAAGCGAATAATGATGATGCGTTCTGGTATTCCTATTGATAAGATTGCGGTATGTCGTCAGCCTTATATGCCTATTGAAATATTACAGAACTTTAATCCGCAATATGATTCTGTTGTATTTTTCATCGGTGAGAAGGATATGGCATCTGATCCACGTTTTCAATTTAAACCCACTAAGTCTGGTAAGCCTAGTTATTTCCAGCCTTGGGTAAATGATGATACGCTTGATACTTTTAATAATCAGGGATACATACGTGTTGTGCCTACGATTGATTTTACTGTAAATGGACAGTTGATGCGTTCTGCCAGTGAATTCCGTAGCATGTTTGCGAAGGCGGATAATGCTGCACAGACGGTGATGGTAACAGATATGTATGGTGTATATGACGGACAAATCCATAATATTATGAAAAACCGCTTGACATAATTTCAAAAATAGCTATACTACAAGTATGGCAAATTTACACCCCGACGCAAACTTTATTACGGAACTTTCATTATTACTTGATTCGGTAAACGAACAGTATGTTGCTTTTTTGTCTGACAATAACAATGTTGATGACCCGACTGAACTTGCTGATATTATGAACAGTATGTTTGAAGTGTATGATATGGATCATATCTACGTAGACGTTGGTTCAGCGACGTGTGTAACTGCGGTTGATTGGTATATCCAGAATGCTGTTGTTGATGGTGATGGAGAGATAACGATTATGCTAGACCCATCGTCAATTAACGGTTATTGGGGTCCAGCAACTTTTAAAGATGTTGTCTTAAAGACGCTTGAACACGAAGACATTCATATGCGCCAGCGGGATCGCATGGGTGTTAATAAGTATAACAGCATTCCGAGCGGTTATATGAAGGGTGTTTTGAAAGCAGCCGAAACTGGTAATCAAAATGATATGAAGCGTATGTATTTTCGTGATCCACAGGAGTTGATGGCGCACGGACACGATATATATCGTGAGTTACAGCGTTTAGATAATCCACAGGAAGCGTTACGTAATCCAGAGAGTTTTCGTAATGATTTACCAACGTATGATAAGCATCGTGCGATTTTCCCACCAAATGCAAAACCATTGCAGCGGTTGTTAGGGTATGCTGCACGTTATTTCGAGTATGCATAATGAGTGAACTCGACGCAGATATATTTGGTAACAAGTTTTGGTGGATGGATGATAAACTTCACAGAGAAGATGGACCTGCTGTTGAATATCCAAATGGCAACAAGTTTTGGTATCTTGATGATAAACTTCACAGAGAAGATGGACCTGCTGTTGAATATCCAAATGGCAACAAGTTTTGGTATCTTCATGGACATGAAGTTACTATGGAAGATGTTATAACCGATCCAAAAGAACGATTTTGGTGGAGAATGAAAAGTGACTGAAAGGATATAACAAATGTGGTCGAATAGTAACGAAATCAAAATACATGATACGCCAACACCGAGAGGCGGATATATCCGTGGGTATGTAGCCAAGTGGAAAGGTCATACTGAAACGATGGAAGGCACATCACGCAAGACGTATTGGACGTGGCGCATTGATATTAAGTTGAGTAGCGGTGTGCGTATTCAGAACTTTGGTGAAGGTCGCAATGATTCGACACCGATGGCACAATCACGGCATCATGGTTCAAAGAAACGTGCGGTTGATGATATGCGATCCGCGATGAATGAAATGAAACTATTATCTTGTTGTAAATTTTAGACTTGACATCTACGTTGGATGTGGTATTGTGTATGTATCAGATTAATCAAGGAGAGATATTATGGGTATGACATTTGCACCTGACACATCATTCAACTGGTCACAGCCACGTGAAGTTAGCACAAACTGTGCCAATGCCGCTATCACGATTGTTGAGTTCGGCAAGCTGGGCTGGAAAGCATTTATTAACGATGGCGTTCCATTCTTTTCAGAGCCTATGCCAAAAGCCGAGTTGATTCGTCACCTTGAATCATCCTTTCCCTTTACGGTGAAAGTACGATGACCCTTTTTATTCGAGCGTGTCAAATCCGCAAATCCTGTAAGACAACAGAGCAAGAGCTTACTGCTCTAAGATACGCAATGTTGGCGATGGAACGGGAATTAACCACAGTCGGACACGGATTTTTTGCAGATCATGAGACACATATCCGCATTCTGCGAAAATATAGAACATTACTAGTTGACTGAATACTATATGTGTGTTATATATAATCATAATCAATGAAAGGCGAGATGACATGAAGTTTTACACATATAATGCAGATTTTTCCGATGGTAAGAAAATGACCATGGAGACAGGCGCAAAGATTACGGAAGCAAAACGTAGCATGGCGTTCGAAGCAGCAAGTCGTGGCACTAAACTGATGAAGTTTGTGAAGGTAAGTGAACGGAATTTATGAAAAAGCTATTATCAATTAAAGTTACTTCAAAACTATTCGCTAAGTCCGAAGCAGAGGACTGGGCGAATCATGCTGTATCTTTAGTTGATCCCGGACATAGTGTCCCTGAGTTTGATTGTCGGCATCATGTCGGTTTCTTTGAAGATCACGAAGATGCTAATGACAGCAATGCACCTGTTTTAAATGACGTTGCCGCCGCATTGGATTTTGGTTTAAAGTTTGAAGATGGTGATAATGTATTGGTTCATTGTCATGGTGGGATTTGTCGTTCTACTGCGATGGCTATGCTGTTTCACATTCAAGCAGGGTTTACGCCCAAAGAAGCATTGAAGCGTGTTGAACGCAACCGTCCACAAATGTGGCCAAATACTTTAGTAGTCGCATTAGGTGATGAAATATTAGGATTAGATGGCGCAGCTATTCGTGCGCTTGATGATTTCATTGAAGAAAACGATGGCAAAATTGTCTGGTAGGAGATAGAAATGATGACGATTGAAAAACTAATTGAGTTATACGAAAAAGAGTTGGTTGATAATAAAAACTATATCAAGACTTTATATGATGACGAAGATGCAGAAGAACTAGCTGCCGCATACTCTGAAAAAGAGATGTTGAATCGTATCATTCAAGACTTGAAAAGGGTTAACCAACCAACGAGATGGACTGAGGGCGAGTTAGGTCTGGAGTATTAATGAAAATCCGTGAACACTATTCGGTTCGTATCATTGACTTTGTGTGTGACCGTGATGAAAAAGAAATCATTCATGATATGATTTCGGATATCATTATGGACGACAAAATCGCAAGGGTAGTTCGTTCTGGGCCGCTTGTTGATGGTAATAAGATTATGCCCGGTAAGTTTCATTACATCGTTCACATTGATAGTGAAGCTGCTGACGCCTTTATAAAATCCCTTAAAAAAATGGCAAATACCTTTGAGTGAAAAAGATAATTTTTGGAATGCGTTGCGAATGCCACATGATTTGGATAGGCATTGTGTGAACTGTGCCGTCCCGCCACTTGCCGAGAATGGCATAAGCACGGGTTATTATGGATGCGTGATATCTGAATCCTGCACAGCGCCACACCGATGCGTATTGCATCCAACAGAAACTGTGTTAACCAACGATAAAAATAATATAATATCTAGTGTAGAGGAATATATTGAATATCAGTTAGCTGCATGGGAAGAAACGGTGAAAACATTCCCAAGCAAGAAGCCACCCGGCACAATACCATTTGAAAACTATTGGGAATGGAATGGCGATGATGATTAATAAAACCATATCAAGTGTAAAACGATAAATATCATATGCGTAGTACACTAGTTATGGGTTGGATGTCCCTTGCAATGTCCTTATTGATTGCGGGTTGTGCCGCCTATTTTAGTATCACCGGATTGGCGGCACTATTTGCGGCTGCGCTTGTGCCTGTTATTATTATGGCAACAGTTCTTGAGTTTGGTAAAGTAAGCGCAACCTTCTTTCTACACCGATTCTGGGATGATTTGCCCGGTCAGTTAAAATACCCCCTTACGATAATGGTCGTTATTCTTATGGTTATTACCAGTATGGGTATCTTTGGTTTCTTATCAAAAGGTCACCTAGAACAAGAAGCACCAGCTGAAATAGGTGGGTTACAGATTGAACGAATTGACCAACAAATCAATCGTGAGAAGGATACCATTTCACGCCAAGAGGAACGTTTATTGCGATTACAAGGCATTGTCGATGCGCTTATTAAGTATGACCGCATACGTGGAGCAGATGGCGCAGATGCCACACTTGAAAAGCAACAGCCAGAACGTAAAGTGATTCAAACAAGCGTCGATGAAGCATACGAACGCATTAATACCCTACAAGAAAAAAGATTACCATTGCAATCAGAGGTAAGTAGTATTGAAGCCAAGCTTGGACCTATCAAATACGTAGCTGAGTTGTTTGGCTATGACTTGGTTACTGATCCTGATGGTAAGGGCAAGGCTGTTCGTATTGTTATTGTTATGTTTATGCTGGCATTTGACCCATTGGCTATTTGGCTTGTTATGGCGGCGGATTGGGCATTTATGCGCCACCGTAAAGAACGTGATGCATTTAATGATGAAGAAATAAAAGAAATAAAGGAAATTGAATATAAACTTGTTGGCGATGTAACGGAACTTGAAACCGCACTTGTTGATGTTTATAATGAATTGGAGGAAAAAGAAATGGAACTTAAAGAATATATGGCAGTCCTAGAAGAATTGGGACGCATCATTGACGAGAAACCAACCGAGGTTGAAAAGATTATTGAGATTGAAGATACAGCAAAGATTGAAGAAATGAATGCTGATATCAATGGTTTAACTAGTTTAAAGCATTCTATGGAACAAGAGCTTGATACCCTGCGTTCCAGTTTGCTAACGAAAGAACAAGTTACGACAGAACTACAACAAGCGTTAGGAGAAATCCGCAATCAACTTAATATGATTCAGCAAGAAAATAATACGCTTCGTAAAGAGATTGATGCACGTGATGGTGCTGTGCTTAACCTAAACAAGAAGTATAATCTTGTTGAAAAAATCCCCGGTATGCTTGCCCGTCCTGACAGCGTAGCTAAAAACACACCGTCATTCGGCACCGAGTTTCCAGCATCCCCAACATTAGACCAGACATTTTTACGTGTTGATGAAATGCCAAGTAAACTATATCGTTATGATGGTTCACGTTGGTTGGAAGTTATCAAAGACGAAAGTGTTTTGTATGATGAAAAGTATCTACAGCACCTTATCAGTGAACTTGGTGATGGCAAAGTCGCACTTGACGATTTAAGTCATAAGGAACAATCTGAGATTCAGAGCTTATTGAGTAAAGAGGATGTTCTTGGAAGATAATATTACGATTGTAACTTCACCTAACTATTTTTACGGCGACCAGCCTAGTCTGATGCTATTCGATGTATCGGGCGCTGATATTAAACTTATAATCGAACTTATAATGGAAGCTAATCTTGTAATGAGCCTTCATTTATGTTATAATGGTAAATCCGATAGGGAATGGTTACTAAATACCGCAAGGCAATGCGACCGTGTGATAGTTAATTTAGAAAATCATACCCTAATCAAAGGATTTATATTGAATCATAAGAACGTTTCGTACTATAATAGTGATAATGATATTACGTCATTGAACACCAACGAGTTAACCGATCCCCTAGATTATATAATGAGGTTTGTAAATGAGCAAAGACAAAGACAGTGATAAGACTAAAAACTTAGAATGTGATTTCTGCGGCAAGAATCGAAATGAAGTAGATAAACTCATTGTCGGTAATGAAACAAGCATTTGTAACGAATGTGTTGATCTTTGTCACGACATATTAGAAGATGATCGTTATGCTAAGATAAAGAAATCTCTTATCAGCAAGGATCATCTTAATCCCATCATGATTAAAGCACACCTTGACCAATACGTAGTGTCACAAGACAATGCTAAAATCGCATTAAGTGTAGCCGTAGCCAATCATTTTAAACGTATCAATCACCCACCAAAAGACTTGAAAATCGAAAAATCAAACATTATGATTGCAGGTCCGACTGGCAATGGTAAGACGATGCTGGCACGTGCTATTGCAGAGTATCTTGAAGTTCCATTCGTTATCACCGATGCGACAACCTTAACCGAGGCGGGTTATGTCGGTGATGATGTAGAAAGTATCGTGTCACGATTGTTACATGTTGCTGGTGGTGACATAGAAAAGGCACAGAATGGTATTATCTTTATCGATGAGATTGATAAGATTGCACGTAAAGGTGAAAATGCCAGTATTACACGTGATGTTAGTGGAGAAGGCGTTCAGCAAGCATTATTGAAGCTTGTAGAAGGCACTGAGTGTCGCATTGCCCCGCAAGGTGGACGCAAGCATCCCGGTCAGGATATGGTGAGCGTGGATACACATAACATTTTATTCATTGTTAGTGGAGCATTTGTTGGCTTGGATAAACTTATTGCTAAACGTCAGAAGCCTACATCAATCGGCTTTGGTGCGTCAGTAAACAAGATGGATGAAGATAATACGCATCTATTGGACCAAGTTGAGCCACACGATTTTGTAGACTTTGGGCTTATCCCTGAGTTCACAGGTAGATTTCCTGTATTCACAAATGTCCAGCGTTTAACAAGTGAGCAACTTGTTCATATTATGACCGATACAAAGAACAGTATTGTTGAGCAGTATCAATATTACTTTGATTTACAAGGTGTGTCGCTTGAGTTCACTGAATCCGCATTAATGGCTATTGCTGAAAAGGCGGTTACATTGGATACGGGTGCACGTGGCTTGAAGAAGATTATCGAAGATGTTCTATTACATCATCAGTATAATCTATATACATATGCTGAAGAAGGTGTGAAAAAACTTATTGTAACTGATGACACAATCATGTATAATGATAGAGTAAAGTTTGTTTATGCTGATAAAGAAGCAAACGAATAACCGGATAGGAAAAAAATGAGAGAGTTTAAAGGAACAAGAATCGACGTTCGTAGTCGTCACGGCGATACGGAAGAACAGCGTGGTCGTGCTATTACAAATGCGATGCGCAAGTTCAAGAAGATGGTACAGAATGAGAATATCATTCAAGATTATCGTGAAGCACAGTTTTACGAAAAGCCAACAGATAAGCGTCGTCGTAGAAAGGCAGCAGCCATTCGCCGTTGTCAGAAAGCTGCACAAGAAGCAACATTGGAAAGAGGCTGGTGATGAAAACATTAATCGCAGTAGTGGCATTAGTAGCCCTTTCGGGTTGTGCTAATAACTTTCCGTTTACTAACGTAGGCGGAACGACAGAGTATGAATATATTGGTTGTCATAAGGTTGATACGCCATCTACCGAAGGTGTCTATCAGTTTGGACCACTTGGTGTTCATCCACGTTATGTAGGCAATCGTGTATTCTTTAAGCAGAAGAGTGCTGATGGCACGGTAGCCGATACAAACTTGGAAAAATGCTAATCGAACAATATAGATGTTTGCAATGCAATCATCAATATACTGGTCCAGCGGGACCAACTGGATGTCCTGTGTGTGACCATATATATGTTAAATGGGAGAGTTACAAATGACATTCGTAATCGGATTTCTAGTCGGATATTGTGTTCATTGGTTAATATTTGGTAATTGAATATTGTGTTCACAACTGGCTAAGATAAATAATGATGACAACGTGCCATTACGGGCGTTGCAATCGAGGCTTTGGAACATTGTGCCAGCGTAGCAAATCAAGTTCCATTTTAGTAGGTGCCAAATGGTTTGGGCTTACACACATTACTTGCTTATAACAAAGGAGTATAGCAAAATGAAAACTACACTATCACGCAGAAACTTACCTAACTTTCTTGGATTCGACAGTATTTTTAATGAACTGGAACGTGCATCGGGAACTGTTCAATCAACGGCGGGTTATCCGCCATATAACGTAATCAGCGAAAACGAAAATGCCTACACGGTTGAAGTCGCAGTAGCTGGTTTCGGGAAAGATGAGGTAACGCTTGAAGAACACAATGGTGAACTTATTATCCGTGGTGTCCTTCAGAATGAATCAGAATCGGATGAACAACGTAACTATCTACACAAAGGTATTTCAAACCGTAAGTTTGAACGCATCTTTAGACTGGCTGAACACGTTCAAGTGGCTGGCGCAGTTGTAGAAAATGGTATGTTAACGATTAAGTTGGTTCGTGAGGTTCCCGAAGAACTACAACCACGTACCATTAAGATTGAATACAAAGGATAATCCGTTAGCGAAAATAATGAGGGACAGGTGTAAAAGCCTGTCCCTTTTCCTTTTGTATAAATACATTATATATGTACATTAAGGACTAGTTATGCAAAACAATATTCTATTGAAATGGTGGATTCAAACCGTAGTGGTTATGTTCGGTGCCGTTATGGCATCACATCTTGGATGGTGGGAAGCCTTATGGTATGCTGACCAAACCAAGATTTCAATGGTAATCATTGCTGTATATCTATTTGCGACCATATCGTGTGGCATCATTGCTAAAAGAAAAGATACTAAGTTTCTGGATAGACAAGGCGAGTATGTATGGTTTTCATGTGATGCAATGCTAACGCTTGGAATGATCGGAACGGTTGCTGGTTTTATTATGTTATTTGGCGATGCATTTACTAACATTGATGTAGAAAATACCGAGAACTTACAGGCTGTTATTGTTGATATGGCAGTGGGTATCGGCACAGCATTAACCACTACGCTTATGGGTCTTATTGGATACTTGTTAACCAAGCTTCAAATACAGGTTATTGAAAGCAGTTGGGAAGACGATGAAGTATCAGAGAAATAAGCGATCAGGAACAGTCGTTGGCTTCAATGACTTACTATTCAATCTATTAATCAGTTTTGTTTGTTTGTTTATTATTGCATTCATCATGATGAATCCCCCTACTAAAAAGAAATCGATTGATCCAAAGGCTGAGTATATGATTACTATGACGTGGCCAGATGGTGACACGAATGACATTGACCTATGGGCAAAAAATACCCATGGCGCTGTTAGCTTTCGTGCACGTGATAATGAAACGATGCATCTTGACCGTGATGATCTCGGACAAACGAATGACAAGCTTGTATTGGATGGTGTCGAAGTTGTAAATCCTATGAATACTGAGGCTATTGCTATTCGCCAAACAATAGAAGGCGAGTATACTATTAGCATTCATTGGTATTCAACGAAAGATGATAGCCTAGACGTTGTGCCTGTCGAGATTGAAGTGATACGTATAAATCCATATAGACTTATGGCTAAGAGAACTGTTATAATGACAATAGTAGGTCAAGAACAAACGGCGTTTAAGTTTACAATGAGTGGCATGGGATTGGCAAAGGCATTTACTACTGAACAAGAGGAATGGGTTACTGAGCAGGTAGCGAAGTTTCGCAGTGATGCCATCGTACACGAGACACCCGACACAGGAAATTAAATGGAATTCTTTTTAACAACGACAGGCGCATTGGTTAGTATTTGGGTTGCATTAACTATTGTATTTTTAATGCTGGTAGCTAAGTCAACCTTAACATTAACTAGAAAAATGACGATTGTACCATTGACATTCCTACTTCTGTATGTTACTATAAGTGATACAATAAATCTATTCGGATATCCTTATGATGGTTATCCAGTAGGTGAATTTCAAATCGTGTCACATCGTGTGGACGAAACAAAGACTATTGTGTTATGGGTTCGGAATGATGATGGTGATCGTCTGTATCGTTTCCCATATGATGAAAATGCGAAAAAGGCACTTGATGCTGCTAAGAAGAAAGCTGACAAAGGTGTGCGACAGATGGGTAAGTTTGAACGTTCAAACAAATCCAAAGGAAATAAGAACCAAGGCATGTCACGTGACAGTGAAAACTCTTTAAAAGTATATGATTTTCCACATCAACAACGTATTCCTAAAAACCAATGAGGTAATAATGACTGATTCAGATATTGCGATTGCTACAAAAACGAAGGTAAGAGTTAAAGAACCTTCTATGTTCAACGTGATTTATTTAAACGACGATGCAACAACAATGCAGTTCGTTATCGATACGCTTATGCGTCATTTTGATTATGATGATGAACGTGCGATTACTAAGATGGCTGAAATCCACGAAGAAGATTCCGCGGTTGTCGCCACGCTACCATACGAGATTGCCGAACAGAAAGGCGTCGAAGTAACACTTGAAGCCCGTGCGCTTGGTTTTCCACTTCAAGTCAAAGTAGAGCCATCGTGATGGATAGTTATATGGATGAAGCCTGTAAGAATGCAGCAAAGGCTTATCTAAAAACGTGTTCATCTGGCGGTATGCCAGACAAAGAAGTTGAGGTGGTTCAGAAGCACGTTGATGCAATGGGTGACTTACATTACTTTGCGATGAATATTGCAGAAGCCTTGAAAGAAAATGGATACAAGGTGGTGAAAGCATGAAATGTATAAATTTATGGGCGGGTCCGGGCGCAGGTAAGTCCACTACTGCTTCGGGTCTTTTCTTCGAAATGAAGACAAGGGATATGGAAGTTGAACTTGTCACCGAATATGCTAAGAAACTTGTGTGGCAAAAGCGACATAACACTCTTAAAGATCAGTTATATGTGACTGCCAAACAGAACAGTCGTATGATGGTATTGCAGGATCAAGTGAACTGGTGTATTACTGACTCGCCATTGTTATTGGGGCTGTATTATATGCCGAATTATCATCCACTGACATTTCCGACATTTGCATTAGAACTTTTTAATTCGTATGACAATCTAAACATTTGGATTAATCGAACTAAAAAATATAATCCAAACGGTCGTAATCAGAACGAACAAGAAGCACGTCAGGCTGACGATGATATCAAACAACTTCTTATTGACAATAATCTTCCGTTTGTTGAAGTTGATGGCGATGCAATGGCACCGAAGCGTATATTGGAAACTGTTTTAGCACAAGGAAAATACACATGATTTACTGTTTATACTTTACTCTTATTTCATCAGCATTGGTGATGGTCACATCGATTGTTAGTTGTCTTATTTTAGGAATAATTCCAATGTCGATGATGTCGGTGCATATCTTATTGATGATGCTATTGATGGGTGCGCTTTCATATCATATCAGGGATTTAGCTGATGAGGAAATGAATAAATGAAAGTAGTATACGGTGAAGATGTAAGCGAAATGTTTGGCGACAAGTATATCGTGCTTGAACTTGACACGTTTATGGTAGAAGGCGAAGAACTCCCGGCGTGGTCAGTAATCAGTGCAGAAAATATTAGTCTTGGTGATTTACCACAAATGGACCATTGGAAAGAGTTTCACGCCAAGATGATTAATGGCTACAAAACACAGCAATGGAACTTTGTATTGGATTGTGTATCTAATCTTCGTGGTAAATGGGGAGGAGAGATAGATTCATTTTATGACCATATGGAACAACGTGTGAAAGAGTTGCAGTTAAGTGTTCCTGACCATTGGACGCCTGTTATCCATCGCAATGGATAAAGAAGAGTTCTGGGAAGCGTTAAAAAGTAATCAAGATTGCGAGGACTGTCGGTTCGCAAAGATATACCGAACGCTTGATGATAACAATCCAGATCATTTTCAAGTGTTTTGTCACGAGAAAAGCCAAATATTTCAAAATCACTATGTTCCTGAGAAATGTAAGATGTGGAAGATAAGAAGATATGAGCTATTGGAATGAATAAGGATGCATTTTGGGAAGCGTTAAGTCTGCCATCGCCGTGGTTATAGCAACTGCAAGCATTTTAATACATCATATGTATATATTACATCAGTGATAACTCGTGTATCTGCACAGAACTAATGGATAAAGACTCCGCTACGACATGTAAGTACGGACACCCATGGTTACGCCAATGGGAACGGGATGGAAAATGACGAAAATACCTAAATATATGTATGTACGAGAAACTTATTATTTGGGTAATCATTACGTTAGTGCCCCTTATTCCGACCTATGTAACCCACAAGGTGTTGCAAAGTAATAGCTCGTTCAAAAACACTAGCCAAGGCATTAAACTAGGTGGCTCAATCGCCGCCTATTTTATTTTATTGGGCGTAGCTTTCACATCATACAATAATATGTATAGTGATCCATTAGAGCCTATTCGGCACGATCTTGAAGGTAACTGGATTTGCAATGGTACAATAATAAACTCCCTTAATGAAGATAAAGTAAACACAACCATTGAAAGCGCACTATCCATTAATATGAATAGCGGCGGAAAGCTGTCATTAACTGGACAAGTCATAGATTCAAATAAGTTTTGGCAAGCCGAAGAAGTTATTGTAACGCCAAAGAAACTAATCTTTATCTTTCAAACACCTACCCAAGCAACAGGCATCACGTGGTTATCATTTAGCTATCAGGACGATACTATCAAAGCATTGTTCGGCACTTGGGTAATCACGGGACAGATTGGACGAGGCTCCCTTAGTTGTTTCCGTGCCGTCAACCCACAATAATAACCCCTTGACATAATCAATCTATTCTGTTATCTTTTATCAATGAATAAAAAAGAACACCAGTTTTGGAATATTTTAACCAATCCGATACCAGAACCTCGTTGTTCTAACTGTAGACACCGAGAGTATTTTAATGATACATGCTATCGTCTACGTGAAACTGGCGAAGAAGAATGCGCTATATTTCTTATTAATGTGGTCCAAACTTATCCTTTTTGGGAATGGGATGGAACTTTTGATGAATAAGAATGAGTTTATCAAGGCTTTATCTGAACCGTATGATAAAAGTTGTCTGAACTGTAAGTTTGCCAGACGGTCTGGCACAATGCCAGAGGATGGATATAATAACAAGTGTGGGAAGTGTCACGAACACGATCCAGAAATGATAAATAAACCTGACCTGTATCCAGAAGACAACTGGGAATGGAACGGCGACAAATGAATAAAGATAAAGAACAGTTTTGGGAATCAATGGTATCGCCTGAAATCGGGTGCGGCACATGTAAGCACTTAGAACCAGATGGTGCCGAAAGTTGTGGGAGGGTGCTACTACAGGACGAGGATGAATGCATTGTTGTATCCCGCATGGTGAGTGACAGTCACCCGAAGAGTATATACCCACATTGGGAATGGGATGGAGTTAACACAGAGGACAATGACCGATGATATGTAAAGAAGATTTTATATTTGGATTAACGGCTTCAAGTAATGACATTGAATTCGAGAAACGGCGTCGTGAATATGCCAAAAAATATAAAAGGGCGAAGAGAAATGCGCTGAAAGAGTTTAAAGACACACCTACCAAAGCGCTTCTCAATATGCGATATGGTTATTTTAGGAATGAGTATAGTGATGATGATGAATATCATAGTCGGGAAGGTGTATCCGATGCGGTGTATGAGATTCTAAGCACCCGAGAGCACATTCCGAACAAACTTGAAGGCAAACGTGCCCGTCAAGCAAAGGCGAAAATGGGTAGACATAAAGGAAGACGTGATAAATGAATAAGACTGAGTTTATCAATGCGTTAAGTGAGCCTACTAAAAAAGGTTGCTTTAATTGCAAGTTCAAATACGAGAATTGGTGTGTGACGTGTCACGAACACGATCCAGAAATTATGGCAACCCTTAGTTATCAAGAAGATAACTGGGAATGGAACGGCGACAAATGAATAAAGAAAAGTTTTGGGAAGCATTGCAAGCACCGATACGCCGTGATTATTGGAATACCGAAGAGTTCGGACTTGAACTTGAAAAATGGTTTGGGTATTCTAATCTACGGGAAGCCGAACATCATCATACTTTTAACAGTATTATAAAACGGTTTCCTAACCTTCCGTCATACATTGATCGTATTAATATTGAAAATGAACAGCGGGCTGAACAACGGCGGCGTGATTATGACACGTGGACTAGAAAGAATGTAACACTTGTTGAAGTAGATATGCTTGCTGGTGGAAAAGATAGCCATCCTGATATCAAAACAGATAGTACACAATATCTTGCGCTGATTGGTGGAGGGTTTGTTGCTGGAACGTTTAGTAAGGTTAACGAGAAGGGTAGACTAAACTTTTGGGGTGGCTATAACCAACAGTATGATAAACCGGGATATAACAGCAGCGACTGGCAAAAACTATGGGAAATCGTAACCAAATGAATAAAGATAAAGAACTGTTTTGGAAGCGACTATCATTTGAAAAGAGTTGTAATAACTGCTTTTATTCACGTGCGTGTATATCACGATTTATGCCAAAACCCGTAACTTGTTCACCTACCCGATTAAATGAATGGGTATGGAATAAAAAGACTTACACGAAAATGAAATGACTGAAAAGGATTTATCTTATGTCTAAAAAAGACTTGACTTAACTTATTGTCCATGTTACTTTAATGAACAATAAGGAAAAGGAATACACACATGGTAAACGGTTTTGAAGTAGGTCAGAAAGTTACTTGGTCAAGCGCAGCTGGTCAGTTGGTTGGAACCATCAAAAGTTTCAACAAGGCCAAGAATGCAGCACATAATATGATTGATTGGGTGACGATTAGTTGCCCTACCCCGATGAACCCAAATCGTACTGCGCACTTCGCAGCAACAAAAAGCTATTTTGCACAGCTTAAAGTTCAAGCAATATGATCTGGTTAATTTTAGGTCTGACGACTTGGACAGTTGCATCTGTCGTTTTCTTCTTTTGGTCTTGGGAGACTAAAGGTAAATGCGGCGGACCCGATCCGTGGTACGTTTGGGTCTTTATGTTGCCGTCATTTGCACTGGCGACTATTATTGGACTGGGTTTTTCGTTAATAGAGATGGTAAAGAAAGGAAAATAAAATGACTGAAACACTACCGACGCTATACATTCTGATGCGGAATGACATGGAAAGCATGAACGCTGGCAAAGCAATGGCGCAAGCTAGTCACGCAAGTAACGCTTTCGTAAAACATGCTAACGAAGCGTTGCCTGACTTCAATCTTGGTCAATTGTTTCCGCAATGGAAATTGGAAACCGAACAAGGTTTCGGCACTGTTCTGGTTCTAGCTGTTAACGAAAAGCAGATGCGCCAAGCTGTAGAAACTTCTGAAGTTATGGGTTTGGTTTCTGGTGTTGTTCACGATCCAACCTACCCTCTACGGGATGGTGACACGACACACTTCCTGCCAGTTGATACGTGTGCTTATGTTTTCGCAGATCGTGCTAACCCGATGGTTAAAGCAGTTCTGGGCAACTTTCCACTTCACCCTTAAAACACCATAAGGAATAAATACCATGTTATACCAACGAGATATTTTCAAAGGCACGACAATCCAACTAACGACCAAACCCTTCAAAAACTGGGAAGGCGGTGGGCACAGTCCATCAAACCTTTACGCCTGTAACTGAAGTTGTTGAGTTAGACGATTACAACTTACGGCAGGTGATTAAAGTTACACCGATTGTGATGCGAACTGGTAATTTTCCTGACCCGAAATGTCCATACACATCTTACGTAGTGGAGTATTAAAAAAATGATAGATGATTTAGTGGTACAGTACAGGGAATCAAATGGTGGAGAAAGCAACGGACAACACATTACTAGTAGTATCCATGATGGTCGCATTGATCAAATGGTGGAGAAAGCAACGGACAACACATTACTAGTAGTATCCATGATGGTCGCATTGATGACAATGACAATCCTCGGGATATTATCAACAGCGACAACCCAGACGAAATCCGTAGCGATGGACCCGCCAGAGGGACGATACGAGAGACTGGTGGAAGTACGGGAACAGATGGTTCCGAACTCAGTGGCGACACTGGAAATGTTAAACGAGAAACAATCACAGATGGAGAACAAGTAAATGGAAACCCTAGCACTAGCGGCACCACTAATGACGGTGGCGATACTACAAGCACAGGAAGCACTACCGACGACGACACTGGAACAGATGAAGGTGAAGATGGAGACACAACTGGAAACGGTGACGGTGGGGGCGACGATCCATCTTCTGGCGATGGTGATGGTTCTGGCACCAGCAATGGCAGTCTAACTGTAACAGTAACCACACGCACATATAGTGAAACAGAAACAGGCGATCCAGTGCTGGTTGATACTAGCACTGACGCCGTTTCGTCACGTTCTAATGACCTTGAAAACAATCGTGAAGTTGTTACAACCGATACAACTACCACTAACACATACGAAACCACTGTAACTACAACACAATACGAAGTTGAAGTAACTACTATTACTGATGCAGATGGTAACGTGGTAAGCATGACTGAATCTGACCCGACAGTTACTAGCCAAGATTCTACCGTTGACCAAACGAGTGATGCAAGTGTTAACAGTGAAACATCATACGAAGAACCTACATACGAGACAACGCAGCAAGTCGAAACCGTAACGGTTGTAAGTGATCCTGTTACCGAAACCACGTATGAAGACGTAACTTCACGTACCAACGATTTAGAAAACAATGAAGAAGATGTAACCGTTACTAGAAATTATACGGACGAAACTTCTGTTGATAAACACGTGAAGTAGAACACGTTGATACTTTCACAACCTTTGAGAATGCGGCGGTAACGGTTGAATATGTTCAAGACGTTAACGTGGTTGTCGGTGATCCTGTGGTTGATGTTCAATCAGAAACATATACTGAGCGTGAGATTGATTACGACAATGACCGTGAAAAACTTTCAACATATGAAGATACCACTACAACCACAACGATAACAACCACTACGACCACAACCACTACGCCTGTGTATACTGTGACGTATTCAGATGGAACAACGGAAACAGAATATGGCAATCCTGCCGCTGATGTGGTGAGTAGTGATAACGTGACGGTTGATACAAATGTTGAAGCAATCAATACAGATTACGAATATCCAGAGATTGTTACCACAAATGATACTGTAACGTCAACTGATGTTACTGACCCTGCTGTTACGACCACGTATGAAGATGTGACTGTTACTGTTCAAAATGAAGATGGAACGACAACTGAAGTCACCACACGTGAGTTCACTGACACAACATCGGTTACAACGACTGTAACAAATACAACGACACCAACAACCACGTTGACCTATTCCGATGGAACAACTGAAACGGTGGTTGGTGATCCGATTATTACTACCGAAACAACAACAGATGAAACATTCATTGAACGTGATGAAATCATTGACCAAGACACAACACCATTCGCTGATGAAGATGCCTTTACTGGTGTAGAAGATCAAGCTACGCAGTTTTACCTTGATGATATTCTTGAAAATGATTATGATCTTGATGGTGATGTATTGGATTTGGTATCGTTTGATCAGCCATCTAACGGCACATTGACATACGATGCTAACGAACAACTGTTTACATTTACGCCTGACGAGAATTGGAATGGCGAGACATCATTTGGATATACAATCACTGACGGTGACGATGAAGTAAGTTCAACAGTGAACCTAACGACTGAAGATGATTTAACTGATGAAGGTGAAGAAAACTACGAAGACCCTAATGGCGGTGGATCGGGACACGGTTCAGGTTCAGGAAGTGGATCAGGGTCTGGTTCAGGACATGGAAAGGATTCTGGCTCTGGAAAAGATAAAGATACTGGTTCAGGTTCGGGTCATGGAAAGGATTCTGGTTCTGGAAAAGGCAAGGATAAAGATGGCAAAGATAACGACGATTCAGGACACGGAAAAGGTGGCTCAAAATCTGGAAGCGGTTCTGGGAAAGGAAGCGGCGAAGGCAAAGATTCGGGAATGGAAAAGAACGATGGGTCTGCTGAAGGCGATGCGAAGGATTCGCAAAAGAACGATGAAGAAGCCGACTTCGTATTTGGATTAGAACGTGATGGTGATGTTCAAAACGATTGGGTGAATGCTGAAGCATCTGATGAAAGCAACGGCAATGGATGGACAGATCATACACCTACAGAAGATGATGATACAATGAACTGGGGCGATGGCGAAAGTAAAGTTGACCTGCCAGATGATTTACACGACTACGATAATAACCATAATTACTAAACAAAGACTTATTTGATACTAAGAAAAATGATGATTAATCATCACACCAACGTATAACACCGTATTGCACTTCGGCAATGGCTTCATCTGGTGTGATATCAAACCATTCACCTGATACCCTAGTGTGACGGTTTGCTTTGTGTATTTCTGATTCTATAAGGCGAACTTGTTTCTCTGGCACTTCCGCATAATAATGTATTTTTAGTTTAGTGGGATTACCTGTCTGTAGTGCAGCTAACCTTGTATCAACATCATTGCTGAACCCTATTTTTTGTGGTCCATCCACGCCACCTATTACATATATAAACATTACGAATAGACTGCCCGTTGATAGTTAACTATTAGTTCTTGGAGGATACTATCTTCGAACTCTCCGTAAAATAGATTGTTATTATGCTCTAGGATAGGTTTCATATCATGATACATTGTGTGTAGATCATCCATAGATAATGAGTTGACATACTTTACAACTTCTGCGATCATATCAAGTCTGCGGCGTGGGTTAAGTTCAAGGTCATAACTTTCATCCCACCATTTGTCAAATGACTGGAAGCCATATCGTTTCAAATAAGCTAATGAACCGGGTGTTGATGTTAATACGAATGGACGTTGTAGTGCGATGGGTTTGAATATCTTTTCCGTTAAGTGATTGAATTTCTCATAAAAAACTGTTTCGTTTACTACATGAAGGAATGATTTAGATTGCGTGACCCAATCAATCTCAAAACTTGTATTTGGGATAGGATTATCTAAGTGATCATACCGATATGGGAAGCTTGCTTTACGCACAGATGCCTTTTGATGTTCGTTTAAAAAGCAGTATTGGTTATCCAATATTTCGTCAATGGTTTTGTTGCTGAATGGACATATATCTGAGCAGCTTACTTGATTGGTATGTGGGTCGGGCAGGATGCTTGATAGATACAAACGATAATCTCGCATACCTTCTATGATACGACTTGAACTGTTATACTTATATTCAAAGGTGTCGAATGGTTTATAATGTCTATAGTTTCTATACCACCGTAATGCTAAATATCCTTGAAAGAAAAAATAAACTGTTTCGAACGACCCGCACCCTTCAAATGTTTGCTTATAGTCATTGTTGTAATCACTAATAAGGATTAGTTTCTTCTTGGAACCTCTCGCAGTTCTCAGTTGTGGTATTTTATCATATGAAAAGTTTGGTTCATTGGCGGCGAATATATTTATAAAGGATGACTTTACACTATTCGCCGAATGACTCACCTGAATGTCTAAATAACAATCGGTAACCGTGCCGGGGTCTTCAAAATATACATTTTTATATATGCCAAACCCATTTTTATATAGAAATTCAGCTATGGAAATGCTATAATTAAGAACATCATACAAAGGACACTCCAATATGAAAATATCGTTTATAGGGCTTGGTAAACTTGGTTTGCCGTGCGCTGAAGAAATTGCTAAAAAAGGTCATACTGTTACCGGTTATGATATCCAAGGGTTCAAGTCAGATTTGGTTACTAGTGTGGAATCAATCAAAGATTTAATACACCACGACTACAGTAACCGCCCTGATATTTTATTTATCGCAGTTCCAACACCCCACGAAGAATCTTATGATGGTCGATACCCAACTGCGCATTTGCCACCAAAAGATTTTGACTACACCATTGTTAAAGATGTGATGAAAGAAGTTAATCGTTATAGTAATCGCCAGACACTGGTGGTCCTTGTATCGACCGTGCTACCCGGCACAGTTCGCCGTGAGCTTATTGATGTGATTCCACGTAATCGCTTTGTATACAATCCATACCTAATCGCTATGGGAACAGTTGGATGGGATATGGTCAATCCAGAAATGGTAATGATTGGTACTAAAGATGGCGATGAAACAACTGAAGCACGAGAGTTGATTGATTTCTATGAAACCGTTATGGATAATGACCCACGTTATGTTGTCGGAACATGGGATGAAATGGAATGCGTGAAGATTTTCTACAATACATTCATTTCTACAAAAATCGGTCTTGTGAATATGATTCAAGACGTTGCTGAAAAGCAAGGCAATATCAATGTTGATGTAGTTACAGATGCCATTGCGCATTCAACACACCGTATTATGTCACCTATGTATATGAAGGCTGGCATGGGCGATGGGGGTGCTTGTGTTAAATCTGACTTTAAAATTAATGTAAATGACGCACATATTGAAATCAGCGAGTTATATAACACATTTAACGACACTGAATATTATATCGTAGATTCAATGAATTGGGCAGGAACAAAGAAAGACCAAAAGAAAATTGCCGATGTTACTATGCGAGAATATAGCGGCCCATTGTATACTTTTACTACCGAATCTGGAAAGAAAATATCAGTTACAAAAGATCATTTAATTCCAGTAGAACGAAAAAGAAAACGAATTATTATAAAGGCAGAAGACATCAAAGAAACAGATAAATTATTTATTTTATAGGTGATAACGGTACTTGTTATGTATTTTTGTATAAATAAAGTATAGGAGATACATAATGATAGTAGAAGAATTTAGACGAAAATATTCATGGATAGATAAGAAAAAAAACAAGACTGTTTATTGTAGTACAAAGATGATCCGATTGAAATGCGACAAATGCGATCTAATACACGAACGAGATTTATCACATTACACCAAGATGACAAAGGTTGATCTGTTTGACAAGGATTATTGTAATAAATGTTGGCGGTCGATATTAAACAACCGTCCGGAGAAAATAAAAAAGATGTCAGACGCATTAAAAAAGGTGTGGAGTGACCCAAAAAAACGACAGGAAATGTCAATAATGATGAAAAATATTTGTGCTAAAACTGGAAGAATGATTGGAGATAATAACCCAATGAAAAATCCAGAAACACAAAAAAAGGTAGGAAAAACCCGTTCAGAACGAATGACAAAAGAAGAAAGAAAGAAATATTCATTAGGATCAAAAAAAGCATGGGAGGACGGAAAATATATAGGCGCTAATACAACAGGAAAATGTGTTTGGCATGATTACGTCCATTCGAATGGTGAATTGTACAAAGTTCAAGGAACATGGGAATTAGCATTTATTAAATGGTTAGATAGAAACAATATGACATTTAGTTGTCATATAGGACGTATCCCTTATGTGGATGCAAATGGTAAAGAACGAAATTATTATCCTGATTTTTATGTGAATGAATGGAAGTGCTATATAGATGTTAAATCTGATTACTGGCACAGCAAAGAACCAACCAAGTTTGATCTACTAAAAGAACAACACCCAAATAATCCAATTAAATTATTATTTAAACGAGATTTAGAAAACTTAGGAATTAAAATATGACAACTGAACGAATTACAAATATTGAAATAACTGAATACAATGGTGATGTTTACAATTTAGAAGTGGAACCCAATCATGAAAATAAAGATGATCAATTTTATATGTGTGCTGACACTGGAATCGTAATTCATAATTGTCACCCACGTGACAACATTGCTTTACGTTGGATGGCAAAAGACCTAAATCTTGGCTACGATTTGTTTGATGCGGTAATGAATGCCCGTGAACAACAAGCCAAGAATATGGCAGACAAACTAGTTAGTTACAATCTACCTGTTGTGATTATGGGCAAAAGTTATAAGCCCGGTGTGGATTACGAAGATGGGTCAAGTTCTATTCTTGTTGGATCATATATTGATGATGTGCAATATGATGTAATCCTTGACGAACCTGCTGTATATCTAATGGCACATCCGCAAGATACGTTTAACGAAGGCGCAGAAGATTCTGTGGTTGTTGACCCTTGGCGTCAAGTACGTTCACAACATAAGACATATTGGTATGGAAATACTAGATGAATAAGGATGAGTTTTGGCGAGCATTGACAATCCCGCCAAATGATCAACGAACATGTTCGAACTGTATTAAGAAGAATGGTCTTGAATGCTTTATTCAAGATTTGGACATGGCGCATTGGCCAGAAAACAAGTATTGTTCACGTGGATTGCATCTTGACAATAGCGTTGATAAATGGGAATGGAATGGCGAATGAAACTAATAGCTGGTGGATGTAGCCTGATACAAGGCGCAGAGTTACAAAATACTGATAATACGTGGACTGGAAATATTGCCGAACGCCGTGGATTTGAGTATATCAACGAAGGCTATCCCGGCGCAGGTAACAGATATATCGCCAAACGCATTATTGATAGGGTATCAACGATAGACGACAATGTTGCGGTAATAGTTCAATGGTCATATCTTTCACGCTATGATTACATTTGTTCATTTGATACTAAAGAGCAGAATAGTCCTTGGTATACCCTAACACCCGCACACCTAAACTTGTCTGATAAAACGGTAGCATCGTGCTTTGGCGATGAGTATGTTCAACGCATCAAAAACTTCGGCACCGACAAGTGGGCAGAAGTTGAATATCGTATGCTTGATAGTATGAATGAACTTGACAACACACTTACACAAATCCTATTGCTACAGGAATATTTGAATAATAGAAACATCCCGTATATGTTTTCTTGTGCTGAACGATGGAACGATTTCAAACATTGGAATACATTAAAGAATAATGGTCCATCTATTTGTAGAAGTCTATACGACAGCATTGACTGGAATAAGTTTAAATGGTTTCCGCACGATTATGGCGACACAGGATTTGTATATTGGGCTAATGCACACAACTTTGAAAAGGGGCAATACGGACACCCTCTTGAAGAAGCACATGTTGCCGCTGCTGACATTATGGAACCACATTTTATGGAGATTCTAAATGAGTAAGGAAAAGTTCTGGAAGTTATTGGCTGGTCCAACTGAAAAGTCTTGTATGAACTGTCAGTTTAAAGGCGATTATGTTACTGTTAAATGCAGTATTGATGAAAGCCCGTTTTGGGGAAATGGCAAATGGCTATGCTATAACAGAGATGTATTGGACCACACTACATATGAACTTATTCATTATAAACAACAATGGGAATGGGATGGTGAAAGAGAATGATTATAGAAGATTATGAAAACCCGTTTGACGCATTATTAGATTTTGAGGATATGCTGTCGGAATATACTGGCGCACCTTATGTGGTGTTAACAGATTGTTGCACACACGCATTGGAACTGTGCTTACGGCACGAATATACAATGTGGGATGTCACATTGCCAGCCCGAACATATCTAAGTATTCCGATGATGTTAAAAAAGATTAACAAGAACTATTTCTTTAAGGATATTGATTGGGAAGAAGATGGCGAATACGATGTCATTCCAAGTGTATACGATTCGGCAAGATTATTTGAAGAAGGAATGTTCCGTCCACGTGAAAAGCAATGCCTTAGTTTTGGGCACGGAAAACCATTGCAAATCGGCGCAGGTGGTGCTATACTATTAGATAACGCTGACGACTACGCTACCTTAAAACGTATGGCATATGATGGTCGTAACATTCATACCTATGATAAATGGGCTGACCAAAATGTATTTGATATTGGTTATCATTATCATATGCGTCCTGAATGGGCAATAAAAGGTATGCGGATGTTGGATGATGGTGATATCAAATCCCCGCCGCCATTCAACTATCCTGATTTGCGAGATATAACTATCAATGGATGACAGTAAACAAGAGTTTTGGAATGCGCTAACCCAGCCAACAAAAAGAACGTGTGATAACTGTTTCTTTAACGAAGCTACGGTTAGCACCACATCGTGTTCATTGCGGGCTGGATTAATGTGCGATGTTCATAATGATTATATTTACTCATCGGTTGCAAACACAAGTAGCAGACCTTTTAACACGTATAAAGCAAAAAGATTATGGGAATGGGATAGAAAAAATGCATAAAATAGAAAAGATGACACCGTTTTGGGACGATGAATATAAGTTTTTAGATTATCAACGAGAAGCATTCAATGACCCTGAGTTGTTGAATCAATGGAAGAAAGACGGTTATACCCACAAATACTATGTAGGCAAGATGGCTGATTTCCGCAAGGAACAACCGTCTTGGAATAACCTAGTCAAAGAACATTTCCGTCATTGGAATGATGTTGGAACAAGTTATTATGTGATGGAAACAGGCGTTATTCTACCAGAACACGCAGACCTGTACGCACGATATAAACAGGCTTACGAGTTATGGCACAACGAGAATATTAATCGTGCAGTGATCTTCTTAGAGGATCGAAAGCCGGGACACATCTTTGAGATTGATGGCGAATGTCTTAACTGGAAAGCTGGTGATTATGTCGTTTGGCAGAACGATAATAAGCATTCTGCCGCAAACATCGGGATTGAACCCCGATATACATTACAGGTGACAGGATGGACCAAAGCGACTTAAAATGAATAAAGAAAAGTTTTGGAAAGCATTGCGTGAACCAACACACCATAACTGCCGTAACTGTAAACATCTTGATCATTTTGCGAATATGGGTATGGGAAATTACTCTGTTGTGTGTGACACCAAATCTGAAAATGGTCGTATGCTAGACCCTGATTGTGCTAGCATTTCACACCCAATCAGTGGAGCCACCCGAGCATTATATAAAGATAATTGGGAATGGAATGGAAAAGATGAATAAAGATAAAGAACTGTTTTGGGAAGAACTCTGCGCCGACCCACCAGAACCAAAACCATATATAGTATCATATTACGATGATGGACATCACGTAGAGGTAGAATATTCGGATGGAAGTATTAGTGCGTGGGGCAAAGATATAGAAGAAGAACTGATGCGATTGTTGGTAACCGAGATTGAAGATGATAGTAAATAGCAATAACGAATGGGATAAGTTACATGATGTGGTGGTTGGTGTATCCAACTTTGCCCGTTTCCCTACCGAAGACCCTTTATTCAGTATGCAATCCATCACTACTAAATGGAAAGAAACATCGTTGCCACAAGGAAACTTTGATAAGAAAGTTAAAACTAAGGCGACCGAGAACCTTATGGATATCGTTCTTCGTCTTGAGCAATATGGAATCAAAACACGAGTCCCAGCGAAACTTGACTACCGTGAAACACATAACAACTACTATTGGGAAACCGACGGTATGTATGGCTATTGTCCACGTGACGTTCTACTAGTAGTCGGCAACCGTGTCATTGAAACACCAATGGCGTATAGAAGCCGTTGGTATGAGTTCCAAGGATACGAACACATTAAACGAGATGCAATAAAGGATGGGGCAGTATGGTTCAGTGCACCTAAACCAGCATTATTCGATGATGATTTCAAACTTGACCACGACAATAACAAGATGATACTTACCGAAGACTATCCTATCTTCGACGCAGCAAACGTATGCAGGGTGAATGATGATCTACTATACCTTGTAAGTGAGACAGGTAACTATCGTGGCGGCGAATGGTTACAGCAAATGCTACCTGATAAGACCGTTCATATTCTTGATAACCTATATAGTTATGCTCATATCGATAGCACTATTTGTCCGCTTAAAGAAGGATTGGTTATGCTTAATGCCAATCGTGTAAATGAAAGCAACTGCCCGAAGGTCTTTAAGGATTGGGAAAAGATTTACATTACCGAAGAAGAAGTTGTGGCACAATATTTCAAAGACTACCCGTATGCGTCTAAGTGGATTGCATTGAACTTATTGGTTATTGAGCCGGGTTTGGTGTTGATGGAATCAGGACAACCATACATTAAAAAACGACTTGAAGCGCACGGCATTGAGGTTATTGACACGCCAATGGATATGGCACGAACACTTGGTGGAGGGATTCATTGTTGCACACTTGACTTACATCGTAGCTAAATACAGTAGCGGTATAAGGAATAATAATAATAATGAACACTACCGAATTTACGGCAATTGCTGTAGACTTTACATCTATTACTGATGTTGCAAAGTTAAGTGAACTTGCTGCTATCAAAACGCATATGGTATTGTCCGTTATCAAACAGGATTTTACTACCGTGCTGAGTGTTGGCAATAGCCTTGTTGCCTATGGTCTTGCTGACCTTGGGTATAAGGTATATATAATTGATGACCGATTATTTCTACATAAAAATATTGTGTATATTACAGAACCTACCCAGAAATACGATTTGGTATTGGCTATGGATCAAGCCACCACGTATTGCGATAGTAACGATAAACAACAAGCCAAGGTTAAACTATTTGCCAGCTACACTAAAAAATATTTTGTGACCACAGTGATGGATTATAAAAATACCACTAATAGGATTTTTGAAGAACCATTTTATATCAAAACTGGTAATGACGAACGAGTGGTATTGCATCATCGCAAATGGGATAATAATGATCGACAGGCGTGGACACATTACACTTACATTACTGACGAAAATCATGTAACCACAATGCATGGACCATATAATAGACGAACGATGTATTTCAAACAGCTTGCCAAGTTCTTATTTGACAACGGTGTAAAAAAATATAATGTCCATAAAGAACCCTTATATAAGGGTGTATATAGTAAAACATTTCAACATATTGTTACGGCGGAGTTTTAATAGGATAAATATATATTGATGAAGGTACGCATAAGTCAAGTCAAAAATCACGCACAAAAGTTCAAGTGCTGGCTAGATGCCGGAACCCACTATTATTATGGTCGTTCATACGTTGACCACACCAATCTTACCCCCGAAATGATTAAAACCGAATCCGATATCGAAGTTTATCTCAAACAACAAGAAGCAGATTTCGTAAAAACCCACACAGTAGGATGCCTACCCGAATGGGTTATTGATTTCAAAAGCCCTAAAGATATTATGTACTTCTCATTAAAATGGGTTGACAACCGATAGATTTCTACGTATACTCTGTAAAGATAAGGAGATACAAATGATTACCACCCCTATAACTCTAGCATTATTGTTAATGATTGTGACCAGCATGATTCGTGTTTTGATGAATGGGGAAAATGGCAGCAATATTGATAAGATTATGGCGATGGCGATGACCCTCGCGCCGCTAATGGTAGTCACTGGCATGGTGTTTATATCCTATGTCGTCTTCAACTTCATTTCCGCACTGATCGGCTAATGAACAAACAACAATTTTTCAAGGCCCTCTCAGAACCCACTGTAAAAGCCAAACGAATGAATAAAGAAGAATTCTGGCAAGCATTGAGTCAACCTATATTTCACAGGCACACTTGCGCCTCTTGTAAATACGCCGAGCATGGTAATCCTAAAGGATGGGGGGCGGACCATGACCAGACGTACGATTACAAACCCTGTATGGTGTGCCAAACCACGCCCCCGAACGATCTAATGCATAAAGACAATGCATGGGAATGGGATGGTAAAACTATGCCTGATGATGAGTATTAATATGAATAGCGAAAAAGAAGAGTTCTGGAATACATTGACCGATCCTGTATTTAAGGCTTATGGATGTGGAACCTGCAAATATAAAGAAAATGTCACGAAGAAGGGGGAGTGTCGGCACCCCGATAATATACGGTATGATGTTTGCAATTCATGGATTCATCCATCCATGACTAACAATAATCTATGGGCGTGGGATGGTGAAACCTATCACGATTATGAGTATGAATAAAGAAAAAGAAGAGTTCTGGAATACATTGACTGAGCCTGTATTTAATGAATATGGATGCAATACATGTAAATATGAGAGTGGGATTGGATGCTCCCATCCCGACATTGCCGGGACAAGCCTACTGTCCAGATGCACATCCTACAAGCATCCCTCTACCACCTCTTATAACCAATGGGAATGGGATGGCAAAACCTATAATGAATAATCGTTAAGAAATGTTTTCTTCAAACTCTTTTAGTCGTTTCCATATACTTCGTAGTTCTGTTATCTGTGTCCAGTTTTCTATGGGCAAACTAAACGCCTGATACACCTTCTGAAATGCATTGGACACTTGAACCAGCGTTCCCAATAAGATGGCACCGGTGAACAGGCTAGGCCCCATAACGAGGTAAGGTGCAATGACCATAAACTGCCCTAGTATATTTGTCCATAGATCAAAGTAACCATAATGATTAAATAGTCTTTGATAGTTTACCTTAATGCCACTGAATAGATCAATCAATGTTTCTTCGTAGCCGTATCGTAGTTTGTCATCCTCTGCATACACCAACTCTTTACGGAACCGTGCTTCTACCCTTTGGTTATTGTATTCAAGACCGGGAAGGAACCATCCAACAAACCATGAAACAATAATGCCACCAAAACTAACAGCAATGGCAAGCCATACAAGACTACCGGGAATACTGGCAAATGGCTCAATACTCACCCCTCCGGAAAGTGTCCAAAGGATTGGAATAAAAGCAATGACCATCATAAATGCCCGAACAACTTGTAGCCCGAGCGTTTCAACGATCCGGGCGAAGCGATACGTATCTTCTTGAATACGCTGACTGGCACCTTCTATCTCCCTCATAACCAGCCGCCATCGTGGGATGTAACTGAATGTTATTGCCTCACGCCATCGCATAGCATACATTCTGGTGAACCAGTTTGTCACCGTAACGACAGCGACATATGGCATCGCAAGATAAAAGAATGTCATCAGGCTATCCCAAAACTCTTGAATATCATGCTCAGTTGCCTTTTGTAAAATATTATAGAATGAACCATACCATTCATTTATTTGAACTGTAAGATACACTTGGAAAGATAATGAGACGAAGAGTAGTAATAAACCACCCCAAGCCCATAGACGCCATTGCGGTGAGCAGAAAAACGATTTTATCATACCGTATTTATAAAAGTTTTGACCCCTGTGAGGAAAAGTGATACAATAAGATGTAGCAATCCGGTTACGCTCATAAATTATGGTTACTACCGTTTTGTTCTACTTGCCTATATATATGTAGGTTCGTAAAAAGTTTAATAACTCCGCATCAGGATGAGGCATAGCACCATTATGTATCATATGTGCAAATATTAGTTTTCCTAGTTGCTGCTGTAATTTTACAAATTCAGGGTCAGCTTTTTTCCCCTTTCGTTTACTTCCGCCACCCGCCGTGCTGTTATATCCATCACCATGGAATGTATTGTATTCATTGATGAAGTGAGGTTCCATTGTGTTCAAAGTATGATCTTCGTCGAGGCTTTGGTAGATGGTTTCAACAATGAAGTTTTCAGGACCATGCTTCACAATAGCTGCTTGGAACAGTGATTTCCCCCCACGATTTGCGGCTACTTTGTGTGATGACCATCTATGCTGCGGTGAATATGATGTAAATCCTATATAAGATTTGTTGTTGATTTGATTGGTGATTTTATATATAGTATAAATATTTGACATTGCTGATGCTCCTTTAAAGCGTTAGAGTAAGTGGATATTTCAGTATCGTGACTTACATCTTTATTTAGCTATGTTCCCGCCGCAATGCTGCATAGCAACATCAACATGGTGATTTGATAGACTTACCTACTAAATAATGTTATAATAAGAACAATGAAAACACATTAACACTTTAACAACACGTAGGAGAGACAAAATGTTTGGTTTAAAGAAGAAGCATCCGCAACAGCGGGATTACGATACGTATCTTCGCACAGAATTTCGTGAAGAATACAAGCACCACCAGAAGCCATCACCGGCATATCTGTATGGTATGCGTTTTTTCTGGTAGGGGATATAACTATGAATTTATTTAATGGAATCATTTCGCTATTTAAGCGCAAAGAAATGACAGATACGAGTTATATCTTGACTTACTCTAACGCTTTAAAGGAGCCAAGGACATTTATGATCTTGAGCATCGTGAGAATGCTTGGAAAAGAGGCAAGAGACTATGAATATATTTAAAAGAATTGGTGGATACTTCATTAGTGAGGAATTCATTCAAGCCCGTACACGTACAGCATTGTCACGTGCGGGTATTACAAGAGAACGACTAGAACAACTCAAACAGGAGAGAATTAAGAATGTTTAAATTAGAAGATATGCAAAAAGCTTTCACACCCGAAGGTTTCGTAACAGCAATGGAAAAGATGCAGAGCAACTATTTCAGTGCGATTGAACAAGGTCTTGAAGCACAGCGCAAAGCTGCAAAAGAAGGTCTTATTGCATTCAAGAAGGTATCTGCACAAAGCAAATAAGTCTTGACAACACCACATCAAAAGCCCTATACTAGTATATAAACTGGTATGGGCTTTTTTTATGGAGAATACTAAATGAAACTACCTATAAACTATACGAGAATCGGTGCACGCGAGCGTCGTGAAGTCCGTGAAGAATACATTCGCATTCAAGACGGAAAATGTTGGTGGTGTGAGAACGCACTTACCGATAATCCTACCACTGAGATTATGGATACAGATGTTAATCGTCGGTTATTCCCGCCGAACTTCTTTAAGCATCCTGTTCACTTACAGCATGATCATGATACTGGTATGACCGAAGGTGCGGTTCATGCCAGATGCAATGCAGTAATGTGGCAATACCACGGGAAATGAACGACAGGGAAAAGTTTTGGCAGGATTTATCAAAGCCGCCGTTGAATAGACGAGGTTGCCGCAACTGTATTCATTTCGCTTCATCGGGTTTACTAAGCGATTGTATGAATCCAGTGGGCATGACAATATGTAGTGGGGGGCGTGACGAGTATTGGGAGTGGAATGGCGAACATTGTTATGGACGATAAAGAAAAGTTTTGGCAGGATTTATGCAAACGCACAGATTTATTGTAAAAAACAGATGGGTCAACGCATAACTACAACATGCGAACCATGTATGTGGGAATGGGATGGAATAAGGGAATGAACATGAAAAAAATAGAAGGTGACAAGTTCTTTTGGGCAACATTAAAAGGGGAATTTGATGAGATATAAAATAACGACAACATTACGTGACGGTATTCGTGACAATGCTGGCGTGGCTGTAACCAATGCCCTACACGGTATGGGATTCGATATGCTAAAAAGCACCCGCATCGGTAAGGTATTTTACATTGAAACAGATGATGATATTAACGAGATTGTTAAACACATTGTCAATCCAGTTATGGAGGATTTTACCATTGAAAAACAAGACTAAGAAAGAAAAGTTTTGGGAAGCATTGCATATGCCACAAAATAAGAACTGTAGTACCTGCATATATGACGGCGATCCTACCTATAACAAAGATCATATGTATTCTGAACCAGATGGACCCTGCTTTCATCCTACTCGCACCGAAGATGAGGGGTGTTCTTTAGGTAGACCCGCCTCGAATAACTCTTTCCCGTTTTGGAAATGGGATGGGGTATCGACATAATAAAACCTTAACAAATGTGTAACAAAACCTTAAATTGCAAGTATATAAATATTTGTGATATAATAAGGAATAATCATTTAAAGGAAATCAACAAATGAAACTAAATCTACTAGCCGTCGCCGCAACGGCATTTTTGCTTGTGGCAACAACTGCTGAAGCACGTGACCAAATTCGCATCGTAGGCAGTTCTACCGTTTACCCATTTTCAACTACCGTTGCTGAATCATTCGGCAATACAACCTCCTTCAAAACACCAGTCGTCGAATCTACGGGATCAGGCGGCGGCTTGAAACTATTTTGCAGTGGTGTTGGAACACAATTCCCAGACATTACGAACGCATCAAGACAAATCAAACCTTCTGAAATCAAACTATGCGCAAAGAACGGCGTGACTGATGTAACCGAGGTTTTAGTTGGCTTTGATGGTATTGCTATCGCTAACGCAAAGGGAGCAACACATCTTGACTTAACCGTTCGTGATTTATTCTTGGCTTTAGCTAAGTTTATTCCTGATGCAAATGGCGAGTTAATCGCTAATCCAAATGAAACATGGAATGACATTGGTATTAACTTACCAGAAATTAAGATTGAAATATTAGGACCGCCACCAACGTCAGGTACACGAGATGCGTTCCTTGAATTGGTTATGGAAAAAGGCGCAAAGACATTCCCTTCATTGAAAGAACTTCGCAAGACAGATAAGAAAAAGTTCAAAGCAGTAGCACATGGTCTACGTGAAGATGGTGCTTATGTAGAAGCTGGCGAGAACGACAACTTGATTGTTCAAAAGCTATCGGCTAATAAGAATGCTGTTGGTATCTTTGGATTTAGCTTTCTAGAGAATAACAGTGATAAGGTTCAAGGTTCACACATCAATGGTGTGTTGCCAACATTTGAAAACATCTCTGATGGTTCTTATCCAGTGTCTAGGTCATTGTTCTTTTATGTGAAAGAACAGCACGTTGGCAGTATAGCTGGTATTGAAGAATATGTTAGTGAGTTTATCAGTGAAAAGGCAACGGGTGAATACGGATATCTTTCTGATAAGGGTCTTATCCCGGCACCAGAAGGAACTGTTCGAAAACGAAAAGTTAAATAATCATATACGATATAAGGAAATAGGGGCTTGACAGTCCCTATTTTTTTGCGTATACTCCATAATAATAAATGAAATGGAGATTTAGAATGTTTGTAATTAAAGATATAATGAGCGGGAAATACTTGATTACAAGTAACGCTAATACGGCTGATCCAAAAAATATTGAATTAGCAAAAAGATACGAAAATGAAAAAGGTGCTGAAAAGGCTAGAAAATATCACCAAGATCGTGCCGATAAAAATGTGGCGAGTGGAAAGAAGTTGTATGAGCTATATGTTCGTGACGGCGACCAATCCAACGCCGATTGCGTTAAAAATTGGAAAGATCGGGAACAGGAATGGAAAGTGGTTGAAGTCCAATCCATTACAGTAGAAGTGAGGACTGTGTAATATGCTAGGAATAGCTTGTGTAGCAGGACTATTGATTTTCAATACGACAGCATTTAATCCAGATACAATATTTGCCATTAAACTTGATAAGGGAGACATAAGAGTTAGTTGTGTATGGCACAAAAAAACTTCTTGACATTCATACCGATTCTGCTATTATGTATAAGTAATCAATAGGGAGAACCCAAATGAAAGTTACCGTTTTTATCACCGCCGCACAGAACGCAAAGTTCTTTGACAATGCATTGAACACCAGCGAAGGTTTCGCTGAGTTGTCCCGAGTTGTTCGCAATGTTGTGACCAATGAAGACGGTGCACTTATCGCCGAAGCAACTGTCAACGGTCGCAATGTTCCAGTGATTTCAAACTACGGCGACACCGAGTTCTACGACCTTAACGCAGAAGCGATGTAATGAAAATACGCTTACTCAGTGACGTTCATCTCGAATTTGACAATACTCCAATGGAGTTTTGTGACGCACTTTACAACCCAAACTGGAATGGGGCAGATGTGCTTGTTCTGGCGGGGGATATCACTACTAAAAGCCGTGTGCAATGGATTGTGGAAATGTCTAAACATTTTCCGCACGTTGTCTATGTATACGGCAATCATGAGTTTTATAAGAGTAACTTTGATAGCGTGAAACGTCATACTGTCGAAAGTCTACCAAGTAATGTGCATGTCCTTGATGATAGTTCAGTGATGCTGGATGGTGTAAATTTCCACGGCTGCACATTGTGGTCTGATTTTAATAAAGGCGATCCACTTACGTATCACGCTGCACAATCGTCGATGAATGATTACAGGCAAATCCGTGACGAGAAGTATTCGATTATTAAACCACAGGGTATTCACACCAGACATAACGTGTCAAAGATGTTCCTTGCTGATAACGTTAAGGAAGGCGACGTGGTTGTAACGCATCACGCACCAACGTATAAGAGTATTCACGCAAGATTCCGAGGCGATAAGTTGTCTGGATGTTATGCCAGTGATTTGTCTGACCTTATATTGGACACGAAACCGGCATTATTCTGCCACGGTCACGTTCACGATTCATTTGATTATATGGTCGGCGACACACGTGTGGTATGTAATCCGAGAGGTTACAAAGGGAGCGAACTTAATCCTAACTTTGACGAGGATTTGACAGTAGAGATATGAACGGCGAACTACGATATTTATCAGACTCAAATATATTCCGGTTGGATTACTATGAGTATGTCGCATCGGATCGTGAAGAAAGAATACAGCACGTTCGTGAAGATTTGGAGTTCATTTTTCGCTACGCATCGACCGCAGACATAGAAATGTTTGGGGTTGACAAAGCCGAAGTATATAATCGTCGTGTAACGATTTCTAATATGGACGGGTTTGAAAAAATACTGGTTGCATATCTAACAGAATGTGCTGATGTTCAAATCGATGATATTGATTTCGTAATAGATGACGAAAAATCCCGAATGTTCTTTGACCTATCGGCTGACTATAAAAAAGTGGAGTATTGGAAATGAAAACTATTGTTGTAACCATTACAATGGCTGCAATCGTTTTAACGGGTTGTGTGCGTGAGTTATCAAGTTACGAGCGACAACTTCAGTGGGAAGAAAACCAACCAAAATCGTGGGCTGGCAAGACTGGTCAAAAGGGTAGGGACTTTCAGATGTGGCAATTCCGTAAACGTTGCGAAACGGCATACAGTTATGAATGCCTTGAACTTGATATTCATGGTGACCGCAGCGTACGTGAGGCACCGCCACCACCAGCACGAACAGGCAACAAGCGCATCTACAGCATTTGTGATGGTGGCGTATGTGTCACTGAAAAGATTTGTTATGATTTGGTTAATGGAACAGAGGAATGTGTCCGTGAGTAAAAAATCAAAAGCGTGGGAATCTTCGTATGATCCCGATAAACAAAACAAGCGTGATGTTCCCAGCTGGTGGTTGGGGGTGGATCAGCGAACGATAGTTAATGACTGGGAGCCTAACATCATAACGGCAGATTATGACGAGTTTATAGAAATCCTTGAATACTGTAAGAAGAATAAGATTGGTATTAAAAACTGGCAATATGCGAGGATTGGCGGCAGACAAGGTGACAAGTTTATAGAACTCCTTGAAAAATGTAAGAAGAATAAGATTGGTATTAGAAAATGGCAATATCCGATGCTTGATGGCGGCAGACAAGGTTTTATCATTCGATTGAAAAAACAACGTGACCTTTTTGCTGTAAATCTTACACTAAGACAATCATAATAATGTTGACTAACCCTTCCTAATGTAGTATAATAGTTCATTGAGTTAAACCAACCTTTATAGGAGAAATAGTATGGATGCTTTTGAAAAAGAACTACACGACGCTGCCGACGAGGCTATCTTCGGACTTCAACTAGACCACGATGCTGCTGTTCGGTTTGTTAGAAACAATGTTGACAACACCGAAGACTATCAAGCAGAAGCCGCAGTGAACCGTTTATTGACTGGCACATCACCACTATGAAAGAGTTAACACATCTTGGGGGGATCACTGTATCCCCCCAACAAGCCCACGTATTCTATTATGTTAGACCAGACTTTGAAAAAGGTCCGTGGGTAGCGGGCGGTGCCATTAGGCAACTACTACAATGCAGAACAGTTAAGTCGGATTTTGATGTATATTGTTCTAGTCAAGAGCAATCAAAAATCATTGCGGATCGACTAACCGACGCTGGGTTCAGCGTAGCCTTTGATTCCGAGAACGCAGTCACATACCGTGCGGATGATATTGATGTCCAACTTATCAAGAAGCAGTGGTTTCAAAATCCACTTGATGTAGTTAATGACTTTGATTTCGCACAAGCCCAACTTATTTCAGATGGCTATTCGGCGTGGGGCAATCCTGATTGGAACGAAGACGACATTGACATTGTGAGCTACCGTCCGAAATCGATTCTGAAACGCCTTGTGAAATATTATGCATACGGCTACAAGATTAAACAGGAAACACTTACAAAGCTTTCCGCAGATTCTGATTTACAATATGATTTTCGCAATGATCCGGGGTATTAATTATGGCATTTAATATTAATGTATCACTACCAGATTCAGATTCAGATAACGATTCGAGTAGCTTTGTGCCAATCGATTCAATGTGGAAAAAGGAATCGATGTGGGCATCACTATCCGAGCAACCTACTATGGTCACCTTGGATGTCAAAGGTGTAGAACATCTTTATGTATTAACAAAAACACGTATGTTCACGCATCGCACATTTGTGGCATTGGTATCTGATTACCGTTGGTTTATCCGTCCTACACCATTGATGAAGGAAGCATTGTTTGATGACGCTGCCAACAATCATTTGGTCGGCAGTAAGTATACTGAATCTTGTGAAAGTGTTTATCATAGTTGGTGGTCGCAAACCAAGCGTGAGTTTGCATTCAACTGCAAAAAATGGATTGATTCATATCCCGATAATACTGAAGCAGATATTTTGGCTTTTCTTGATCCATCAAACTCACAGTTCACACAGAAAAGTGATAAGTTGCGGTCAGATGGTATAGCATCAAGTTGGACATTACTTAATAGTATATCAAAAAAGAAGAAAGCAAACTATGCAGCTATTAGTGAAATTGAAATAGAGTTCTAATGGATCAAAAAAAATGCCCTAGATGTGAAATCGAACAGGAAATAGCCACCGAATTCTTCTTTATTAAAGCCACTGGATATTACCAATCTTGGTGTAAGTCCTGTATGCGAGAAGTGTCGGCTATTAAATATAAAGAGCGTAAGCAAAAAGAAAAAGAAGAAAAAACAGACCCAAAAAAAATATTTGCGGATATTCTAGAAAGAAAACGATTGACAACAGACGACGATAATGTATAATGATGATAATGTAACTGAACCAGAATCTGACGAGGAAGAAATGAAAAAAGACGAACGCATCGAAAACATTTGCGGCATTTTACTGATTGTCGTGCCACTTGTATTTATGTTGCTATCATGAAGATCGCAGCAGCATTGCTAGTAGTAGCAACCCTTGCGGGATGTTCTTCTACCCATCGTATGGATATTTATGACCTTCGTTATATGAAGATTGATTGTGCAAATAAAGAAGCGCAAATCAAGTTTCTTGAAACGCAAATGTCAACCGAATGGGATCGTTTATCTGCAACCTACCATACACGTGGAATGCTTAGTGGATTGATGGGGGCTATCAACGGCACCTATACACAACAGAAGGCACTCGCTGATCGTGAATATGATAAGATTGCTAAAAATTTGATTTGGGATTTAAGAACCCAATGCCCGTAACTTTTAAAGGAAACACACCATGAGTGATAAAAATGTAGACTACCTTAGTGAACTATTACCGCTAATTAATTATGCGTATCACCCTATGCCGAAGTTTGAATTCACTTTTCAATTTCCAGTAGGCGACAGCACGGTTTCATTCGCTATTCCTGCCGATGATTTGGGCATGGATGATGATACGTTTCAAGCAACCGACGATCAGTTAAAGATTGCGGCGACTATTGCTATCGCTAAGTTTGAACATTTTGTTGAACGTGAAAGCGGACGCCTAACCAATCAGTTATTTAAAGAGACTGAACTATGACATCAAAGAGGCGAGTTGAAGTCACAAATTTGGACCAATTTTACGGATGATATTCCCAATGGCGAAAATCTTAAAGTATAGTATTCTTGCAAGTGTCTTGTTTGCTACACCTGTAGCTGCCGAGTGCGTCTTAAAAGAAACCACTAATGCAAAGCAACTAGGCACTATTGAAAGCGTTCGTAACATTACAAAGAACGTTGTTCCGTGGCGTGAAAACAAGCAGAAGTGTATGGTTTCATTCGAGGCACAAGTCGATGGCAACTGGCATCAGGGTCTTGGGTCTTATGTATTCCATAAAGATGAAGGCAAAGCGTGTGCAGTGGCATATGAAACTGGTAAAAAGTTAATGCTTGAAGAGTTATATCCACAACAAATCCGTAGCAAGGCTGAACTTGTTTGTGATGATTCAAATAAAGAAAAGGATTTAACTGGTTTAGAAGGCTTATCTAAAATCAGTGGCAATAGATTTGTATACCAAGGAAAAACGTGCGACCGCTATTTTGAAACCGTAGTAGAAGGTCGTGACCTATATCAATGGACTGTCATTATGTGTCAACTACGCCCAAACCGTTGGGTTGAAATGGATCGTTACTAAAATGTCACTATCATCAGCATATCGTGCTAAATTCATTGTATCCATTTATGAAGAAGACGGGGTATCTAGGGTATCCGTTGACAAGAATAGACAAGGCAGGACAGGTAATCTTGATCCAGTTGCATATCCACCCGACGAGTTGAAAATGCTTTGGAAGATGTTTATCGGATTAAAGAATGATCCAAAATACAAAGATGCATATGATAGTTAAAGTTCATGTATGAGTTAAGTGAATGAACGGAATCAAATCAGGTGCAATGAACGTCATTTCTGGCGGCACTGGCAAAGGTAAATCAGTTATAGATACAATGATGCATTCTGACGTTATTATTTCTATACGGCATGGCTTTGGTGATGATGCTTGGGAAGGGCGACGGGTATGTATTGAGAAGAATCGATATACTGGCGAATGCGGTGTATTACCATCAGAAACTTGTGATCCTGCTGAACTTGATATGTTATTGAAACTGTATTTTTATCTAAAAGACGATCCGAAATACAAAAATGCATATGACAAGTTAAAATTTATTTATGAACTAAGTGAATAAAAGACTTGACATAACGATACCAATGTGTGTATAATGATTACAGTTAAACTTTAACAATAAAGAGGATATCACTATGAATACTAAACTTCTATCGGCAGTTGCCGGTGTAATGTTCTTGGCTGGATGTGCGGCAGACCCCGGTTCGCCAGAAGCCCGTTATCAAGCCTATCTTGACGCACAAGAAGCGAAACAAGAAGCCATTCAAGAACAGGTAGACAATATTCCAGACTGGTTTATTGATCCACCACAGAGCAATATCGCTGTATATACAGTGGGTTCGGGTGCATCCAAAAGTCTGGATATGTCCCTTACCAAAGCAACCCTATCGGCAAAACGTCAGCTTGCAGACCGCATGGCTGGTGAGTTGAGCGAAGTTATTCGTGAGTTTGCCACCGAGATTGGGTCCAGCGATGATCCAACGGTCTTTGAAGAAATGGAACGGGCGACCAAAAACGTTGTTCGTAACACTGCGGTATACGGTTATCGTATTGCCAACAAAGAAATCGTAGCTAAATCGGGTGGGGTGTATCAAACATATATCCTATTGGAATACGGTGACGAAGAAATCAATAAAGTATTGAAACGTGTTATTCAACAGCAACAGCTTGCTGAACGTGATAAGCGTAAAGCTTCTTTGTATAAAGAGCTTGAAAAACAAGTAGCACAATAACGAACATTGATATATTAGAAAAGGGCGGTTCCTACGGGTGCCGTCCTTTTTGTATAAATAACATATCAGTGAGGATTTAGAATGCGCATATCAGAAATAGCTGTCGGCGAAGCACCTATTAGTGACTATCAGACAATAAGCGATGAACCATCCAGTCAGCGGGGTGACCCAACGGCTATCAGTAAAGACCCAGAAGCATTTGCAAAGCGGTCATCAAGTTTCACTGATAAACGTGATCGTGTTCTTACAACGAATCCAAAAGCAGTTCAGCAGTTAAAGAAAAAGTGGGAAAAGATTGGCGAAGATGTATATGTTTATGTGGTTAATAGCAAAGAAGCAAGGGATCACACAGAGGTCGGCGTAGTAACTCGTGAATGGCTTGAGACACAAATGCCAGCCATTGCCCCACACATTCCACAACACGAAGACGGTATTACTATTTTATACACAAACAACAAGGGTGCCGAGAAGGTTCCTATGACGCCTTGGATTATGGCACATCGTCTTGCACACGCAATGGCACGTGGCAAATGGCAAGGTGGTAGGGACATCAATGAATATAGTGAAGCCGAGCGTTCCATTAACGATACCGTTGCCGATATTTTAAAGACAAGTTATGGGTATACGCCGCCATCTACTGATAAATATGGAAATGACAGAACATCGACGGTAAGATATGAAAAGATACGTAAAAAGTTTTTTGAAGAGATTGGCACCTTTCGTTCGGCAAGAAATAAAAAACTTCGTGCTGATTTCGAGTTTTTGAATGAAGTCATTGCACAATACATTATCACTGGAAAAATAACATTTAATCCGATTCCGCAGAAAATCATTTTAACGAAGGCTTGGGGTAATGACGCAGATGGGATTTATCTTCGCAATGATGAAGATATGTCAAATCAAATGATTCAAACATTATCACGTGACCTTGAATATTATGTAGAAAATATGTTTAGCCAATCTATTGGCCGCATATTTGTGATGTAATGCGTATATTCGAGTTTGACCAAAAAGAGATTCCATCCTTGAAGTTCTATAGTGGCGTCACAGATTCACACTCTGGACAGACAAACGGTGTGTTGTGGGCATATGACCCGACAAAATACCAACGAGGCTTCGATGCAAAACAAGTCGAAGGACCGGGCATCTATGGTTACATCGAATGGGTAAGTTATCAGGGCGAAACCCAGATTCAAATGATTGAGGTATTGCCAGAGTTCCGTCGCAAGAGCATTGGATCACAAATGGTCAAGGCACTTAATGGCAGCACATCCGACAATGTTGTGTGGAGTGGCACCACCGATGATGGTGAGAATCTACGTAAGTCTATAGAAAAACTTTAACCGCCGTTTTTATAAATATTCTTATGAAACCTGTACAGGAATGCGAACGTTTACTTGACCAACTATCACTCGCTATTGATAATGGTTTGCCCGAAACTTATATAAATACCTTGACAGTTAAGATCAGTATGGTAGTATCACATTATGAGAGCAAACACATTATGAGAGCAAACGAATTCACCGAGGCGAAAATGAGCCAGTCAAAGTTTCAGCATCTATTGACACCAGCAGTAACGCATCTTGACGATGTTATGCGTAAAGGCGGTTTTGAAATCCGTATTGTCGGCGGTGCAGTCCGTGACTTGGTATTAGGTAAAGACCCCAAAGACATTGATATGGCGACAGACGCCACCCCTGATCAAATGATTGAAGTGTTTGACCGTGCGGGTATCTCGTGGGTGCCTACAGGCTTAGAACACGGCACGTTGACCGTTGTATTGGACGGTGAGCCTATTGAAATCACAACCTTGCGTATCGATTCAGAAACTGATGGTCGCCACGCTGATGTAGAGTTTACCACAGATTGGAAAGTTGATGCTGAACGCCGTGACTTGACGTTCAACGCTATGTCAATGGACTTGGATGGTAACCTGTTTGACTACTTCGGTGGTGTTGAAGACTTGAAGGCTGGTAAGGCTAAGTTTGTTGGCGATGCTGGTCAGCGTATGGAAGAAGACTTCCTGCGTATCCTGCGCTTCTTCCGTTTTCAAGGCCGTATGCCTACCCCGCAATGGGATAAAGAAACATTGTCCAAAGTCGCCGAAAAGGCAGAAGGATTGACTGGTATCTCCGGTGAGCGTGTATGGATGGAATTGACTAAAATCCTGTCAGGTAATCACGCCGAAGAAATCTTGAAGATGATGGATAATACTGGTGTGGCAGATGCTATCGGATTGCCGATGAATAACTTGAATGAATTTACTCGTGTAAAGCAAATCACTAACAATTACAACCTACTGGCAGCATCGTTGGTTGACGATATGAATCAATTGAAGACACTACGAAAGCGTTGGAAGTTTAGCAATAACGAAAATGATATGATTGAATTCATTGTTGCTAACCGTGACATCAATATCACAGTAGAAAATGCAAAGCGTTTGATGTCTAAACCAAAGGCACAACCAAGCAAGATTCGTGCAGTATTGCACTACCAAGGCAAAAGTAAATTGGCGAATTCATTGAAGCGTTGGAAAGCACCAGAATTTCCCGTCACTGGAAAAGACCTGTTGGCAACTGGTATGACATCCGGCAAAGAAATGGGTGCGGCGTTGGCAGCAATGCGTAAGCGTTGGGAAGACAGTGACTTTACGTTGAGTAAAGATCAGTTAATCCAACAAAAAAACCCAGCATAAAAGCTGGGTTTTCGTTAATCTAATCCTTTAAACTATATTAAATCATCATTGCTTCTGCTTCTGATTTTAGTTCTGTCTCGTTAGTAGCTTTGGAACGAGAAGCGATAGTTTCATTATCGCCGGGAAGAAGATCAACTTTCGATTTGATATATTCTTTCAAACGGTCAGTAGTGATGTACCCATTGTTAGCTTTGATTGCTTCAATGGCATATGGCTCAAGTTCTGCTTCTGTGTGATACATAATAACTCCTTTGTGTTTAAGTTAGTATATTACCATACCTAGTATATATGTCAAGCTATTATTCAAACAATGATGAAAACCTGTCATCTTTTGAGTTGTACATAAGAATCTCAGTAGCTTTCTTTGCTTCGTGACCGCCTTCGACCACCTTGCGACGACCGGCAGTATATGTGACTGGGAACCTATGAACTCTAGCTGCCCTATTATCAAAGAACCCGTCGCCAGAATCCCGATTACACAACCATACGTTATAATTATTCTCTACAACGCCAATGAGTTTTTCGGTTTCACTATCGGCGAATGCCGCATTATAATCGGCGAACGAATTACGATATGGTGGATCATAGAATGTAAAATCAGATATTGGAACATTAGACCAATCCCCACACGTGATCACGATATTCTTATTAGATAATAGTGTGTGCCAACATTCCATAACTTCTCTATCATATACCGCAGTTGTTTGGGTTAGTAACCCACTCGGTGTGCCATAGCGATTATTGGTGTTTTTGTTAATTTGCCATATACCATTAAACCCGGTCTTCATAAGAAAATACAAAGTTGCCGCTTCTTCTGGCATTGACCACTTCTGATAATCATATGCGTGTTCCTGTCGAATATCATAGTAGTATTTTTTACGATCTTCTTTGGATAACGGAAGGTATTTCGCTTCGTATGCGTTAATGGTATTCGTAAACTCGCCGTAGTTATTCTTAATCGCAATGTAAATGTTTATCAATGATTGGTTAATGTCATTGATATAACAAGTTTTTGGATCATAGCGTTTAATGACGTGTAAAAACATAGCTCCGCCACCAAAGAAGGGTTCGGAGTATGTTTTTACACCATTCGGAAAGAATGGCTGGTAATGCTTGAGCATTTTGTTCTTGCCGCCAGCCCATATGTATAATGGTTTCACTGTTTTAATGCCTTTTCGATAATACTATTAACGTATTCTTGTGTGAACCCTTCTTCGTGACCGAAGAAAGAACTGCCTTTTGTATACAGTTCATTCCACACACGGGTGTCTTTAAACACAGCTTCGTCAATAGCCAACGCTACGTTGAATGTGCGATACATGGTTGACTTTGGTAGAGTACCTGTGCCGCTACAAAAAGTAACATACATAACGTCTGGATTTATATGCTGTGCAACCGCCCGATTTTTAAACCAACGCTCACATGCATTTCCTACTGGACCTTGTTTCTTTGCTTCGGCAACCAATACTAGTTGGTCATCCTTATCGAACCACATCCCGCCATCGGGTGACATACCAACGCATCCATCTTTGCCAAAGATGCCATTGCCAGTGATTGAAGATTTGCATGTATATCCTTCAATGGTCATGGACTTTGTATTCTTTAACATTTCGTCCAGTCTTTTAGAATCCGTGTCGTATGCTGTAGTTCCCGCTTGAATACCGCCACGGAAGTCCTTATTGTAAGTGCTTAATACTTTTGTCATTTATTTATCCTTTCCAAAAATGATTGACATTATTGATTTAATAGATTACACTTCATTTAACAATGATTGACATCATTGATTTAATAGATTACACTTCATTTAACAATTAGGCACATAGGAACCTCGTAAATGTTAGAAGATATCGATCTTGATCTTAAAGAAGTAGAAAAGTTTCTACAAGATGGCGGCGATATGGAAGATTTAATTATCTCTGTATTTATTGAATATGGATATGACCCAGAGACAGCCTTTGAAATGGCTAAATCTTATTTTTTATAGAACTTCGTAACATCTGTAACTAAATTAGCCACATCGGGGTCTGCTAACACGACCGCCAAAAAATCTATTGGTGCCCGAGCGCCAGTGAATGCATATAGTTCTTGTTGGTTATCAGAAACAAGGTCTTTTCCGATGTGATAATTTTTCGCTGCTATAGACACAAGTTTTTCTAGCATTCGACTGTCTTGTGTGTGTAATAATGCGCCAAAGCCCCAAGACGATCCTGATTGATTTCTTCCTCTATATATCGCACCCATATCATTGGATTGTCCAACTTTACTTGCGGTTCCTTCGAACGAGAATTTAATTGGATTTTGTATATCTATAATTGGGAAACCGCCACTCGATTCAGATAATCCATATATTAGGTGTCCAGAACCACCGATATAAACACACGGTACATGATACGTTTTTTCGAATCTACTATGAGATACCCCATAGTGTTCTGTTATACAACTGTTATAATCATCTTGATTAAAATATGGATGATCGCATGGACCTTTTTTATCCAACACATTGTAAATTAAGGATTGCGGTAGAAAATTCTTTGTTATTAATTGTTTAGTCATTAAAATGTCTCTTTCTGTGTGATTGAATTTATAAACTATTATACCATGCGCACAGGTGGTGATTTCAATATAAAAGATTATATAAACATATTGACTATTATTACGAGTATTTGATATAATACATATTTATGGGTTGACAATCTACTGATTTGTGGGTATAGTTACATCATAATGAAAAGGAAGAGAAAATGCAGATTTATATGGACACCAGCGACAACATTAGCGCCAGCGAAATGGCAGCATTTATGTCCGAAATCAACTCTATTTTGGTCAACCAAAACCCCAAGCGTGAAGAAGCCGCCCGTATTATTGAAATGAACGGTCAGGCAGCAGAAGCTAATAAATGATTTGGTCACTTGTGCTAATATCTGTTTTAACCGGTAATCCTGTCGTAGACTTGAAACCACTTGGTAAGTTTTCTGTATATGGGCATTGTGACCGTATGATGCAGAAAATGAATGCGAAACGTGATATATCCGTCAGTTATTTTGACTGCCGCTTGCAGTTACCAAATGGAATCCGTGAAAATAAAGAAAAAATCGAGGCAAGATAAATACAATATGATCGACTAGAATACTACTATTTGCGAGGTACAACAGCCCATTCAAAGATGCTGTTGACCTCTTTTTTTGTGCGGAGATGAAAAATGGATAGTTTAGAATATATCGAAATGACAGGCTGTGAGCGTATTTTACATCGTGTATCAGCAACAAGCGTTAACACACCGTGGGCAGCAGATGCCGACAAAAACTTAGAGATTGTCAAACAGTTTTTGGCACATCGTTATCAAGAATTAAAGGATAAAACTTAACATTGGCTAAAGAAGAATTGCTAGAATTAGAGGGTGAAATCATTGACGTTTTACCACAAAGTATGTTTAAAATCAAAGTGGATAATTCGGAACACATAGTTCTGGCATATCTTAGCGGAAAGATGCGCAAGTTCAAAATCAAGTTGGTATTGGGCGATAAGGTTAAAATCGAAGTGTCACCATATGACGTTTCAAAAGGTCGAGTAACTTATAGGCATAAATGATGGACAAAGACAAAGATAAAGAACAGTTTTGGGACGATTTAAAAGCACCGTTTGCACCAGAAAACTGCGGGTGTGTTAGTTGCGCCCGTCCAAGTGCAGGTATGATGATGTCGCCCAACTTTCTGTATGCATGTGAAATCTGCGGCAATAAACGGTGCCCGCATCACACGCATCATGCACGTGCATGTACTAACAGTAATGAACCGGGACAAAAAGGAAGTATTTACAAATGATTACAATAACCGAAAATGCTAAAAAGCAGTTTACGACAATGATGGAAGACAATGGATTTGAAGCATTCATTTTCGGTGCATCTGGTGGTGGATGTGCTGGTTTTAACTATCTTTTAAAAGAAACTAAGTTAGACGATGCCAATGAAGGTGATGAAGTAATCGACTTCGATGGTGTTAAAATCGTTCTTGATAAGGCTAGCGTATTCGCTGTCGCTGGTACAGAGATTGACTATAAGATTGATGTGATGGGTTCACGCTTTGCGTTTTCAAATCCTATCGCAACATCATCTTGTGGATGTGCAACGTCATTTAGTATCTGACGCTGGTTCCATTAATCCTAGCTGCATATCGATATGCATTACAACTTCATCTCGCATAATCATTAGCTTGAAATCTTCGTATGGTAACTTGTATTGCAATACGTCGAACAAGTCATCTACGCTTTCGATATTTGCACCATCGGCTTCAATAATAACATCGCCTATTTTAACGCCAGCCGTTTCAGCAGCTGAACTAGGTTCAACCATATTGACAAACACCCTACCCAGCGCAGGATTATAGTCAAGTCCTGTGCCTATCCTTGGTCTATCGATACGTCCATTCTCAATCAACTTCTTAATGACATACAGCGCCAACTTGCTATCCACACTCATGCTCAACCCGTCGCTACCGCCGTCTTTCGATAGGATTAATGTATTGATAGCGATAACATTACCTGCCATATCCATTAATGGTCCACCGCTATTTCCTTGGTTAATAGACACGTCGCTTTGAACTACTGTCTGCCAACCGCTTGATATACGACGATGAATATGACTAACTACGCCTTTTGACACTGTATACATTAATCCACGTGGATGACCCATCGCCCATACTTCTTGTCCAGCACGTAGTTTATCACTATCGCCCCATTTCATTGGTATGGTTTTTGGCATACCCTTTTCAACACGCAATACTGCAATATCAGATAGTGCATCAGTGCCAATCAATTTTGCTATATGTCGTTTTGTGGAATTTTCAAAACTTATTGTAATGACTTTAGCTTTATCAATCACGTGGTTATTTGTGATGATATATTGCCCGTCAATGACGAATCCTGTGCCTACACTGACCGGTTCTCGGTTTGGTTTGTTTTTATTTAGGTATTTGTCCAACGCTGAACCGGGTATTACGCCTTCTCTCTTGGATTCAACCAAGACGATTGAACTTCTTACATTTTCAACCGTATCCAAAAATTCCTCGTTGCTATGTGCAAATGACTGGAATGGTAGCAATAAAATTGCCATTATGATTAATATACGCATATTATATTTATCACGGAAAAAGATAAATACTAGAAACAGGAGTCTCACATGGCTAAACAAACTATTGGTATCGGCGCAGCAGCAAATGACGGAACGGGCGATGATCTTCGTGTTGCGTTTGATAAAGTAAACGACAACTTTTCGGAAATCTATACCGAGTTAGGCGGCACAACGCTTAGTAACCTCAACTTTATAGGTAATACTATTTCTTCAGAAGATTCAAATGGAGCTATTATTCTTGATCCAAACGGAACGGGCAATGTGACTATTGCCAGCGGTAGTTTGGTTGGTAATGTGACTGGTGCCCTAACTGGTAATGCGGATACGGCAACAACAGCGGCAACAGTAACAACTGCCGCTCAACCAACAATCACATCCGTGGGAACATTATCCTCACTTAATATCGGCGCAGACAGATATAATATTTCAACCACATACACCCCAGCATCATCAGTGGGAAGTCCCGGCGACACAACAGGCGACGTTGCAGTAGACAATAGTTTCTTCTATTATTGCACGGGTGTATATGATGGTTCGACCGTGATTTGGGTTCGTTCTACGCTGTCCGCTTTCTAAGTAAAACTGATAAATACCCTAAAGGGGATATAAATGGGAATTCCAGTATGGGTAACACCAGCAGGTGATTTAGGAAAAATTCAGGAAGCTGAGTTTTATGACTTTCAGGTTATTGTAGAAGACCCTGAAGCCCCTAGCGACGAATTGCAACCAAGATTTAACTTACAATCAGGAACAATGCCAACTGGTCTACGTATTACACGAGAAGGTCTGATGGAAGGGCGTCCAAGTTGTGAAATCTTTATTGCAGGTGTTCCTACAAACGTTGGTCAAAATGTAACATCTAGATTTGTCCTACGTGCGACAAGTTATGATGGTATCGTGAGTGACCGCACATTTGAATTGACTGTTGTGGGACAAGATGACCCCCTTATTCTTACAGCTGACGGAGAACTTGGTATATACCGTGATGGGCAATATGTAAATGAACAGATTGTTGCCACCGATGCTGATCCCGACGATACACTTACTTTTAGAATTTTAGATGGTGAATTACCACCGGGCGTAACGATTAGTAATGATGGTTATATTACTGGATACATCGAACCTACGCCATTGCTTACGGGAACACCGGGGTTTGATGCCAACGCATTTGATGTGAATAGCTTTGATTTCCGCACGATTGCGCAAAATAAAAACTTTCAATTCACAGTTGCAGTGACAGATGGTAAATCAACAGTTGCTGGAAATTATACAATATACGTGTATGCTGGCAATACATTTACCGCCGACAACGCTGATCTTACCGCAGATATGGCAGGATTTCCGTTTACTACTGACCAAAATTCGCTTCGTCCACCAGTATTATTAACGGCTGAAGCAGATATTGGAATAGTCACACACGACAACTATTTCGCATACCAATTCACTGGAATGGATTTCGATGGCGATCCAATCGAATATAGTCTAGGTGTAGGTGGTGGCGAAGGTTACGATAACGATTTAGGATTCGACGGCGAAATAAACGGATTTGATGTTGGCGATCTTGAACTGCCGCCGGGTCTTGTTTTGGATTCAACAACAGGTTGGTTATATGGCTATATACCAAATCTAGCAGCAACGCAAACCGAATATACATTCACCGTGCGTGTTCTTAAAGCAAATGATTCAACATATAAAAGCGATTTTAAATTCTTCACGATGACAATTGTTGGCGATATTCGTTCGATAGTTAACTGGATTACGCCCGAAGATATAGGCACCATTGCCGTGGGTGAAATCAGCACTATTTCTATAGAAGCTACCAATACCTTAAATAAAAATTTACAGTATCGCTTGAAATCAAGATCAAATAGTAAGTTGCCACAAGGATTAAACCTTAACTTGGATGGACTTATTGTCGGACGACCAGCATTTAAAACGTTTATGATAGATGGCGGAACAACATCATTTGATTCCGAGAGCTTCGTTATTAATGAAACCACGTTTGAACGCACATATACATTTACAGTAGAAGCTTTTGATTCCGATGGCGATGTATCTGCTTTTAAAACGTTTACCATAGTTATTGATCCCGGCGATTTTATTCCGTATGAAAATCTGTGGGCAAAAGCATATCCAAAGGTAGAGCAACGTGACATATGGTCTTCTCTTATTAACTCACCCGATGACTTTCCACCAGATTTGATCTATCGCCAGAATGATTATTATTATGGAAAACAGCAGGATATAAGAATCATTCTTAGTACGGGATTAAACCCTAGTCTTCCTGCTGAAATGATATCGGCAATCGCTAAAAACCATTACAATAAACGTGTTGCATTTGGAGAAATTAAAAAGGCACGAGCAGTTCGTGACGGCGTGGTTCAGTATGAAGTTGTATATCTTGATGTATTGGATACCGAAGCAAACTCATTAAAACAATCAACAGGATTGAGTATTGATTTTTATGAAAACCATAACGATATATGGAGTAATCCTGCGTTAGTATCTGACACAAACCTTACAGGAGACTACGATGGCATTGACGCTGGTGATAGTGATCAACACGTATTCTATCCAAACTCCTTTGAGAATATGAACCAACAACTATTGGATAACGTAGGGCAACTTGCACTGACTAGTCTTCCACTATGGATGCGTTCTAAACAAGAAAATGGAAGCATACTTGGATTCACTCCTGCCGTTGTTATTGCATACGTTACACCGGGTTCGGCAGATGAAATCATTTTCAATATTAAACGTCGCACCGATATTGACTTGAAAGATATTGAATTTATTATTGACAGATATATCTGGGATAATGATATGACTGTGAACTTTGATATCGCTAATGATGAGTGGGGAACAGAAACAGAGACTACGTTTGATCTAAGTGTCAATGCTGCGGATGAAACCTTCTTCGATGGCGGGTCTACACGATTTATAACCGATTCATTCTTGTATAAATCCAGTCGTGATGATGGCGATTCTTTCTTGAAATTCCCATTGACAAATATTGATAGTAAAATACTAGGTTAAATGGATGCTAACCATTTCGTAGCGACAGGATTATGCACTGGCGTTTCAGTCCATTGTTTGATAGGCTTCCACATAGTATCGGTAAGCTCTTGACTACGTTCTGGTGTCATCAACGATGAATTATTAACACTGTAAAAATCCTCATTGCCGAACAACGTCTGGAAGGTTGCTTTGTTTTTCTGGGTGCTAGTCCACGCATCAGTTACAATATCTACCGGAACACGACGATTGCGCTGGTCATTTCGATCCAATGCTACCTGAAGGTCAGTATTAACAAAAATCATCTTTGTTTCATAGCCCAACGCTTCTAGACGATCTTTAATCTGCGTCGATTTAGTGATATCGGCAGCTGTGCTATCAATAATCAACCCAAGGCGACCTTCAATGTAGTTACCAAGGCGATTTGCAGTGATGTCTTGTGCTTGCTTACGAACAGCATCCCGTTTTTCTGTTTCTTCAGGAGGCATACGTAAACTTAGATTGTTCTTACGCATAAGATATTCAAATACATCATCGCTATTAACTGTTTTAAATCCCATTCCCTGTGTGGTTTGGCGGGCAATCATACCTTTTCCTGAACCACCACCGCCAGCAAGGAATATAGCCTTGAAGATGCTCGGATCGTGTGGTCCTTCGGTTATAATAGTTTCAATGATTTGATTAATTCGCATAAGTGTTTCCTTATTTGAAGTATTTATCAACATAAATAGAATGTAAGCCACGATGCGACAACATCCGCTTACTCTAATACTGAAAAGGAGTATCAGCAAATGTATTTACCCGAAGAAGAAAAGAAAAAAGAAAAACTTGCTGCGTATAAGCGAGAATATCGTAAAGCCAATAAAGAAAAACTGGCGGCGCAGGATAAGATACGCTATGAAAACAATAAAGAGGAAATAGCAATACGAGGTAAGCAATACCGAGAAAATAATAGAGAAAAGATTTTAGAACAAAAACACCATGTTGATCATATAATCCCATTACAGGGCGAAACAGTTTGTGGATTGCATGTGCCGTGGAATTTACAAATGATAATATTGCCAAAGGCAATAAATTGCTAAATACATGTATAAATACTACAAATGGAGATATATAAAAAATGGCAAGTAACATAAATCCGAACAATATAGACGGAACTTTCCCAGTTGCCGGACAAGATAATTCATCACAGGGGTTTAGAGATAACGCAACCAATACTAAGAACAACTTTACTGAAGCAAAAACTGAGATTGAAGACCTTCAAAGTAAGGTAATGCTAAAATCGGCATTGGATGGCACAACGATTGATAACGCTGGTGGCGGTGCGCTTCTTAAAGACTTTGAAATCCGTGACTTCTCGGAGACACGTCTTGCTAAAGGTTCAACAAGCGGAACGGTTACATTCAACTACACTGAGGGTGGATATCAAACGGTATCATCGAGTGGTTCATTATCATTTGCATTTTCAAACTTTCCTGCATCTGGTAAACTTGGACGTATGCGTGTTGAAGTTTCTATCTCTAGCATTGCCCATACGGTTACATTACCGGCTACTGTTACTGTAGGCACCGCATACATTCAGGGATATGCATCGAATATTATTACGTTTGATGCAACTGGAACATATATTCTAGAATTTACAACCCATGACAGTGGAGCAGTCATTGCTATCCAAGACTTAACCCGATCTTCGGGTGATCAGGTTGCTCAACGCACACCAGTAAACGTTGGTGTAGCAGGCGACGTTGCAGGCAAGATTGCCGCAGATGCATCATACGTATATGTATGCACTGGAACATATGATGGTTCGACAGTTATTTGGAAACGTGCTGCGATTAGTGCATACTAAGGACTGAAAAATGTCCAAGGTTCTAGAAGAAGCATACACCTATAGTTATCTACGAGAGACTGAACGTGGTATTGCATTCTATGGAAGTAGTAAGGCACAAGTTCCGTATCTTATAGTTTTCAACGATGACTGGTACAATTCCAGCACCGTAGAATCGGGCACATTTACCGCTGTTATTTTCAAACCAAAGAAAACCCTTGAACTTTTATTTTCAAACCAAAGAAAACCCTTGAACTTTTAAAGGTATATCAGCGCCGTGGTAACGATTATGATAGGTCAACCCTCATTAACGTGATTAAGCTTGAAGACGATCCGTATGCATTGCATTCGATTGATGAAACGGGTTTCTACAAAACAAAAGAGTTAACAAGTCGTGTAGAACTTTTTAAGTATCTCACTGTTGACCTTAGTATGCCATCCGAGACTTTTGAGCGTTATCTGGGTGATGCACCGACTGACTTTGATGACAATGACTACGTTGCATATCACGATGCCAGAGTATTCTTTCCTGATAATATCAGAGAATCCGTAAAGAAAAATATGTTATCATTGCTTGATGTCTTTGAAAACCTATTAGATGCAAAAAAACTAAACTTTCTTATTGATGATAGTGACATTCGTTTTAGCAAACTTCCCGGCAAAACAATCGGGACATATAATAAGTCTTCCCGTAATATTATCATCCAATATTCTGCTAAGAAAACACAGGAAGTAATCTATACAATCATTCACGAATATGGGCATAAATTCTGGTATGAGTATATGACCGATAAACATCATACCCATATCAAAAATATGTTTGAAAAGATTAAAGGCGTTGAAAAATATAGCAATATTCACCAAAGCACACGTGATGAGTATATGGCAGGTATTATTCCACAACTTAAAGTAGGTCAAGAAGTGCATTATCTTGGCAGGAAACGAACATATAAGAGCAACTCCCCGTTTACTATTACAGCCGTATCTTCTGAACAGCTAGTTCTTAATGCTTTACACGGCGGCACATTAACGGGAACACCAGCGTTTATTCTTGGTGGAAAATGGAAAATAGAAGGTGTTGATATGAGTCCACCGAAAACCACTGACTACATCAATAAATCAGATTGGTTTCCGACTAGTTATTCTCAGAAAGATCACGAAGAATGGTTCTGTGAAATATTTTCATTCTATGTAAATAACTCATTGGATGGTAAACCAAAAGAATGGATGGAAGGTCTTTTGACCCTTGGAGCAAAAAATGCGTGATATATTGAATAAAATAAAACTACTTGAAAATATTCTTATTGAATACTACGACTACAATAATGAAGTATTGATGAAACGAATGAACCGAGATAACTCATTCGGTATGTATAAAGATAAGATTGGCGAAGAAGGTGAAAACTGGACCGATTGGCTTGCTGAACAAGACCCAACGCAGAATAAAAAATACGTAAACTGGATGATTACCAGATACCTTAAAGGTGGTATTCAACGCCTCGAAGATATCCCATCAAAAATCACACCAGCATTAACAATCTATGCTAAACTAGCTGTAAAGAAAAAGCTAAATCCAGAACACCGTGATATCAATCGATTTAAAAACTTAGATCAATTCGTTGACGCAGTTGCTTCCTATACCGAAACAGTAGCGTCGGACGTTCTTTCCAGTAAGAAGGAAAAGAAGGTTAGTATTGAACAGGAAATGTATGCCAGCGGTGATGCTGAACTTGTATTCAACGACAAAGAATATAAGATAATTATTCCACATTCGCATAAGGCAAGTTGCTATTTCGGTAAAAATACAAAATGGTGCACGACTGCGGCTGACAATGATAGTTATCACAACCAGTATAGCGCACAGGGACCAATGTATATCATTTTACATAAACCAACGAATTCAAGATGGCAATTCCATTTTGAATCAAAGCAATATATGGATGAACAGGATCATCAAATTCAGTTGGGAACCTTCTTCGAAGAACATCCAACAATCTTTGATGTATTTCAAGAACGTGATCTATTGCCACCAAGTTTTACTATTATTCGAGATATACGTAAAGAGGGCGGTGTTACGAAAGACAACCTTAATGTTCTTTACGATGCGCTACGTGATGAAGGTGTCGCACCGCATAATTTTCAACAGATGGATAAATCAAGCACTGATACTCGTCAAGATATTATGATTGAAGATTTCAGTGATGTTGCTGATTTTGCAAATGATAAACTTAATAGCGATCACCCGGTTCACACATTGATCAATATTATCGAAGACCCAGATATGCTGGGTGAACTAACTGATTTTGAACCAACCGATATTCCCGATGATTATTATGCCAAAATGATTGAATTATTGGAACCATATTATCAGGACAAAATCTTTCAGGCGGCGGGTAATACAGACGACCCACAACGTGCATTTTGGAGACTTGAAAGAGAAGGACATCGATACTATAATCTTATGATTGATTCTTTTGAAAAAGCATTCAAAATCGGCGAGGGAAGCCAAGATGAGATTATTAAAAATCTAAAAGAACGTGCTGTTAAATATATACAATATACTGCTTTTAATCCATCCTCACTTCAAGTGAGGATTGTTAACTATGACAGTGAAATCCAACTTATTGTATCCGTTGACACGTTATTGGATGCACTTGAAGCAAGTGGGTCTGATTACGATGATGAGTTTGAAGGAAGGATTTACGACATCATTATGTTGGGTTGGGGATATCAAGAAGAAGGTTACGATTATAGAGAAATGTTTGGTTCATATTCCAGTGAGCAACTTATCAATGATGAAGATGGGCAGGATAAATATCTTGAAACATTAACTAATCAAGCAAGTGTTGATATGGCAAAAGCCCTTGATTATTTTGAGCGTGAGTTTAAAATGACCGAATCCAAAAAAACGGACAAACTCCTTCAAGACATCACACGTTTATCCAAGATTTAAGTTGACTTGACTCCGCCAGTGTAGTATACTGGGTATTCAAAGCGTGGAATTTGGGAGTTAATATGGACAAACAAAAAGAACTCGACCATTATACTACCAAATTCGCAATGCATTCCGAAAGGGTGCGCCGTCTTGAAAAACTGCGTGAAACCGACCGTAGTTCATCCGCCAAGAAACGATTGGTTGATGAGAAAAAACTTAAACTTCACGCCAAAGAACGTATTGAACAACTAACGAAAGAACAAAATGGAACAAGTTATATTATACTTTGAGCCAAACCCCGGCGTGTGTGTAAATCATACCCCTATGTTCAAACACTATGTTATGAACTGGCTAAGTGACCATCCCGTTGAGTTTGGCGGCTACATCGCAATGAATGCACTTGCCAAAAAACATGACTCTAAGGAGCCTGTGTATCAGGTCATCTGTAATGACGCATATTATTTTGATGATCTATTGGAATACGTCAAGTATGAACCACTAGAAGGCTATACTATCCACGTATATGCCAAAGAAGTAAATGAAAATCTAAGGAAAATAAATGAACATTGATTTAAACAAATACAAAGACTTCGTAGATGAAGTCACTAGCGACGAAAGCAGCGATGCTGCCAAAATGATTAACACCATTCTCCGCCTACAAGCAGAATCTGGTGTAAAAATGTCAAACCTTCTTACGGCTGGTATTGGTATGTCAAGCGAAGGAGGTGAGTTCAACGAAATCATCAAGAAATGTATCTTCCAAGGCAAACCTATGGATGAAGATACCATATATCACATGAAGCGAGAGCTAGGTGATGTCATTTGGTATTGGATGCAAGCGTGTATCGCATTGGGCGAAGACCCTAACGACATCATTAATATGAATGTAGAAAAACTTCAAGCACGGTATCCCGGCGGCGAGTTTAACCCATATTACAGTGAAAATCGCAAAGAGGGTGATATATAGGCATAAATACAGTATGTCACATCCACTAGTAAACAAACTAACCGATTTGAGCGACGAAGAACTTACTATGAAGCTTGGTGAGTTACATAGCAAATATGCGTATGCTTCACGTGCAAATCCCTATTTAGCATCACAAATCTATGCCCTTATTGACGACTACAATGCAGAAATGTTGCAGCGTCAAGCCGAACACGATAAAGAAATCGAAGAAGCATTGGGCACTGATTTCTTTTCGGATAATGTTAACATTAAATGACCAACATCATATGGAAGACTGATTTTCTAACAACATTGGCGTTAGAAGATGAACTCATACCTAATGGATACTCTTTAAAGATTGAACTTATTCCCAACACAAAACACGTTGAGGAACAGGCTATCGCATTAGAACGATTACGTGTATTTTGCGAAACTATTGTAAGCGGGAGTATTCTTAGTAGTTTTGAAAACAAAAACTTAGAAAAGCTGATGGAAACCTACGTAACAAACGTGATGTTTCTACCAGATGATCCATACGATCAGTTGTTTACGATCATACTTCATAGTAAACTATCGGCTATTCTTGAACAACGATGCTTTATTACGAATATGTCACTGTCCAGCACTATGGGAAACCTTGAATACGTATTCGATTCAGAAACATTCGAATATCCTGATATTCTTACTGAAGATATTTTACCGGGCAAGTGTGCTTGGTGGGGTAGACCCGACATATCCACGATGGATATAATCATTGAAAAAGACGATGAACTATCAATCCATGACCAAGAGTTTAACTGGGAACATATTGGATTGACGTGGGACGGTGATAAAGAAAAAGAAGGCAAGATTATCGACGTAAAGAAGTTTAGACCAAAGATTGTAGAAGGAAAACCAAATGATACCGATGATTAAAATGCATAACGGTATGGGTATTAATAGTGTTTTTTGGGTAGATGAAAAAGACTACGATAAACACGTCCGCAATAGTTGTATTAATGCTACCTTATTTTATAGACAGCAAGAAGCCAAATATGCTATACTTAGAAGAGAACTAGAAAAAGAGTTAGTAGAACATAATGTTGACAGATTGTAACGGTTTTGTATATTTTGACGAAGAAGATTTACTAAACGAGCTATACAAGAATCCAGACTTAGACTTATCATTGTTTCAAACGGTTGATACGGTTATGTATCATTCATACCGTACGGCAGCAGAGGCACATTTTGAAGAGCCGTTATTGCAGCTTGGATCGTTAGAAGGCACCGAAAGTCACGATGATATAAATCGTCGTTGGCGAATGCCAGAAGAATATAAAGATATGGATATCGCCGAATGGGTATTGGGTCAATGTAAAACCGATGCCGAACTGCAACGATGTGCAGAAGAACTATTACTATTTCAAGAACGTGATATGTTTGGGTTATTACAATACCTAAAATATTTCGTAGATACGATGCGAAAAAATAAAATAGTATGGGGGGTTGGTCGTGGGTCAAGTGTAGCCAGTTACGTGTTATACTTAATCGGAACCCACAAAATCGACAGCCTCTTTTACGAACTAGATATTAAGGAGTTTTTAAGATAATGGGAAAAGAGTATAGAACAGCACAAGGCAAGGCATTAGATATGCAAAGCTTTGTATTAAAAAACGAGAAAGTCCGAGCAGTTGGTAATGTCAGTGTGAATGCACGGGGCGATGAAATCGATTCGTCGGGTAATATTACTCGCACTCGTGATGAGATTATGAAACAACATTACAAGAATACCGATAAATCGCAGACACCAAATCAGTTGACACCTGATGAAGATGTTGCTGCGCCAGCAGAAGAAGTAAAGGAAACGCCAAATGCCAGTGAATAACACTATTGTACGTGGAACAATCACCCCGATTAAAAAGAATATCCTAATCTATGATATGAACTTTGGCGAACGCACTACTAAAGCTGGTCTTATTTTGATGGGCGATGATGGTAAGCAGCGTGGTATTCGTCCACGTTGGGGCAAGGTTTTAGCCGTTGGTCCAGAACAAGATTCTGTTGAGCCGGGACAATGGGTATTAGTAGCGCACGGGCGATGGTCACGTGGTATTCAGTATGAAGTTGATGGCAATATGCAAGAAGTTCGTATGGCAGACCCAGATGATATTCTTGGTGTGCAAGACGATGTGCCCGATGATGCTTACGTTGCAAGCACCGATACGGCTACTGCGTATTAAAACTTAGGGCGGCGACCGTTATAGTTTTGTTGGATTTGTGCGAAGTCTTCATCGAAGTCCATAAGTTCAGTTTGGGTCCACTTTAATAGTTGTGACATATACTTTTTAAGTGTATCGGCAACACCTTCGTGAACGATACTTTCTTTCTTCATTTTGGGCTGTGTAATAGCACCGATCTTTCCCTTTTTGACTTTCTTTTCAAGCTTAGTATGTTTTTCTTTTAGTTTCAAAACTACTGGAATAAGGTCTTTGTCAAGAAGTTGAATAAGTTCACCCATAAACTTCTCGGTATCTAACACTTCTTCTTCGGTCGTCGATGCTTCTACATCCTTGCCCATTTGAACAGTAAGGGATACTGTTTCAATAACACGGGTCAAAGCAGCATCTTCGGCGGCAAATAATAAGTCAAAGATAGGACGCATTTCTTCTTCTTTAACAAGTTCACGGCGTTTGGTGAACTCTTTGGTGGCACGATCCAGAACAAGATAACGCTTCGATAGTTTAGTTAGCTTTTCAGAAGTTGTGCCTTTTACCATTGCAGTAACTTTGGTGATATCACCAATGACTTTATCTGCTTTTGATTTACCCTCTTCTTTATAATCTATACTGGGGTCACGGGTGCCCGCTTCTTCGATATCATTGAAGCCTTCAAGCAGTGTTCTAAAGTCGTTAACTCTCATTTGGTAAATCTCCTGTTATGGTATTTATCTTATATAAGATAAATCTCCTGTTATGGTATTTATCTTATTGACAATAGTTTTAATATATCGTATAATAATGTACACACTTAATAGAGGTAATAAATGCTCTGGACGGAAAAATACAGACCGAAAACCGTAGACGACTATGTGTTTCACGGTGACGAACAAAAAGCACAAGTAAACGAATGGATTAAGAAAGGGGATATTCCACATATCCTATTCCACGGTCCACCGGGTACTGGCAAAACCACATTGGCAAAAGTTCTTATCAACGAACTAGATATTGATGAGTATGACGTAATGATGCTCAATGGTTCAAAAGAAGGTCGTAAAATCGATGAGTTCAATGCCAAACTTGATGGCTTTACACAAACGATGCCATTCGGTAACTTCAAGATTGTATTGATTGATGAGGCTGATTACCTAAACCTACATTCAGTCCAACCATCCCTACGAACCCCGATGGTTGAAAATACAAGTTGTCGTTTCATTCTGACGTGTAACTACGTGCACAAGATTATGCCAGCGATTCAAGATCGTTGTCAGGTTTTTAAGATTGAAAAACAAGATCATACCGAGTTTACCGCACGTGTTGCCGAAGTGTTAATCAATGAAGAAGTAGACTTTGACATTGACTTACTTGACAACTACGTAAAGGCAACGTATCCAAGTTTGCGTAAAGCATTGAACTTGGTCCAACAAAATACGATTGATGGCAAGTTGAAGATTCCGACAGTTAGCGAAACAACGGTAGACATCAAGTTGGCGTTTGTTGAGTTGGTTAAGGATTCACGTTATCGTGAGGCAGTTAAGCTATTGTCGGATAACATTCGCCAAGACGAGATTGAAGATATGTTCGTATGGTTTTATAACAACGTTAACCTGTTTGCTGAAACCGATGAACAATACTTTCGTGCAAACAAGATTATTCGTGATGCTATCGTGGCTATTCCGAGTATCGCACACCCAGACATTCACGTTACCGCTACGGCTGGTGACTTATTAGGAATCAAATAAAGGAAATAAAATGGCTAGAGTAAAAAACAGACACATCGTTGCATATTACGCATTAAAACCACGCAAAGGCGTTCCAACCCACATCAAAGGTTGGATGAATGATGATCGTAATATTCAGTGGGACGAAACAATGAAAATGACTGACGGTTTACGTAAACGTGACGAACTGGAAGCACAGGTTATTCTCGATGTTGACGAAAAACGGATCGTTAAAAACTGGAAAGCTAATGACGGTGAAAATGATTACGACAAGTTATACGACTACTATGCTCAAAACTACGAACACTATATCAATGATTATTTGCGGTTATCTGATAAACAACGCTTGACATAACCTTGCGTTATACTACAGTTAAATCATAACGGAGCAATACAATGAAAAAGCAGCCTTTACCACTTCGTGAAGTTTTAGCAGTAGCTGTCGCAGCAAGCGATGTTAACTCTTTTGAAAAGTTGGGATACGTTAAAGCAGCGTATCCAGTAAACCGCCGTATTTTTGATGGCACAGTTCAAACAGTAGCAGTGCCCGAAGGATATGACGGGGTGTATGATGGCGAACCATATGTATTCGCAAATAAAGACATCGTGAAAGAGTTTTTCGGACACAAATCAGTTACGTACTGGAATAGCGAAAAGCATCATATTCCAAAACTTAATGTAACCGAAGAAACGTATGCCAAGGCTGACGAGATTATCAAGCACTTTCAGAAACTGATGTTCAGTGCACTCGGTGGTCAGTTAAATGATTACACGCAGTTGATTTATGATATCATTGATTCTGGCGAAGTTACGCCACGAAATATGGGTATCGTCGCATCAATGCCTAGTTCATTTGAACGTGATGCTGTCAATAAGAAGCACCAAGAAGAAATCGACGAACTTGCACATACAAGTGAATATATCGGCGTGGTCGGTGACAAGATTGAGGTTGATATTAAAATCATCACCAGCAAGTTCATTGAGAAGTTTGGTTGCTATGTTTATAATGCTTCGACGGGCGAGAATGCTGTTACTTTCTGGTCGCAGAAGGCACCCGAAGTGTTCGGCGAAACATGTCGTATTAAGGGTAAAGTAAAGCGCACTAAGGTTAGCGATTACACCCGTGCCAAAGAAACAGAACTAAACTACGTCAAGGTGGTATAGTAGGTCATTTTAGCTTGACAAACACCGCTGCATTTGGTAGTACATAGTAATGAGAAACAAGGAAAAAAACAATATGAACAAAACGATTTTGTGCGACTGTGATGGAGTTGTCGCAGACTGGGTTGGCGGCTTTGAAGAGTGGCTGAAAGAAACTCATGATCGTGAACTTGAGCCAGAGTCAGAAGGTGTTTATAAAGTTGAATACCGTATTCCCGGCGTGACAAGCGTTGAAGGCGCTGCATTCGTTGAAGAGTTCAATCGTTCTGATTACATTGGTCGCCTAGCACCATTTCGTGACGCACAAGAGTATGTTGCGAAGTTGCATAGCGAAGGCTTTGTGTTCCACGTAATCACCGCCATTGAAGATACTCCTGAGATTTACGAGCGTCGGTTGAAGAATCTGACTGACCTGTATGGTTCAGCGATTAGTAAGCTGACATTGGTTGGTGATATACCAAACAAGATTCATCACTTGACCAAATACCGTGACACTGGACGTTTCTGGATTGAAGATTCAATCGGCAATGCAAAAGACGGTCACGAGTTGGGTCTAGAAACTATCTTGGTTAAGCACGGACACAGTGTAAACTTCACACACGACGACATTCACCCAATCGAAACGTGGGCAGAAATCTACGAAATCATTTCAGAGTAAGGAACATCACACGTAAGCAAAGAAACCTTCCGTGAATATCAAGAAGAGTATGGCGGAACCCCGTGCTTTGATAGGAATGGTAACTATGCAGGATTTATGCCCGAACCGTTTGATAACACCGAACATCAAAATAATGATTGACAACGCCGACAATCCTGCTATACTCCAAAAGTAAGTTGATTCAAACGGAGAGATTGAAAAATGACCATCAAGACATTTAATCGTGGTAACCTAAACGCAGTTCGCAGTGACGTTATGGCAGCACTTGCTGAAGTTGGCGAAAAGCACGGCGTAGCATTTGACCTTGGCAACATTCGCTTTGAAGATAAAGCATTCCGTGTCACAATGAACGCTAGTGTAACCGCAGTTCCCGACGAAAAAGAACAGTTTTGGGAAGCAATGTCCCAAAACGCCGATGAAGCCGAACTGATTCGTGAAACTGCTTTTACGAACGTTCTGCCAGCATCGCTTCGTGGCCGACAGTTTGAAATCGGTGGTCGTATCTTTACACTAGTCGGTGTTAAGAAATCCCGCTACAAGTATCCATTCTCAGGCGTCGGTCAACAAGGCGGTCGTTACAAGTTTACTGTTGATCAAGTCGTGAACGGCTTGATTGCTTAACCCAATAAACGGAGATATTAAAATGACTAAAGCACTCGTTGATGCACATTACGCAGCCAAGTTCGAAGCCGCCAAAGCGTCCAAAGAAGTTTATGACAAAACGGGCGATGCCTTTTATTGTGGTTTTGCTTGGGTATCAGTCAAACTTGATGGTCGCAACCGTAAGACTGCCGCAGCACTGGTTAAGATGGGTTTTCGCAAAAGCGTGTATCCCAAGCGGTATGATCTATGGAATCCCGGCGGACTTAATGTCCAAAATGTTGACATCAAAGAAGTTGGCGCAAAAGCATACGCTGCTAAGTTTGGCGAACTAACGGGACTTGATGTTTATGCTGATTCACGACTAGATTAAGAATACCCGAACCTTACCCTTTTAGAAAATGGTTTACACGAAGTCACATAAAAGATAACTTGCTATAGGTCAAAATCCACAAGTAAGGTCGGGCGTTGTTTGTATGGTGGGAAAGTTATCAATCGTGAAAAACCCCGGTTTGTTATGACCGGGGTTTTTGCTATCGGAATCAATCGTCGTTATAAATCCGCAATACTTCTCGTACTGCTTCACTTCGTTGTACGTCTGTTTTATCAAACGATGAATGTGAAATAACATCAGACGAACGCTGTTGCATAAGTCCAATAAACTCAACCAAGCCGTTTTTTCTAATAATATCGGTTTGTGCCAAGTCGCCCGTTAGGACAAGTTTACTGTTTTCTCCAATGCGTGTTAGTAGCATTTTCATCTGGTTTTCAGTGGTATTTTGAACTTCGTCAGCGATGATGTATGAATTTCGAAATGTTCGTCCTCGCATCATAGCCAATGGTGAAATCTCAATGACATTTTCATTAACGTATGTTTCAATGCTTTTGGCAGAGTAATATTCTTCCAATACATCAAAAATAGGTCGTGTCCAAGGTGCCATCTTTGCATTTAGGTCACCCGGCAAGAAGCCATGTTTTTCGTCGTCAACGCCAACTGCTGGTCGTGTCACAACGATCTTTTCTACTTTTCCTTCTTTGAACGCTTTAATCGCCGCCATCACAGCCAACAGGGTTTTACCTGTTCCAGCTGGTCCAGTAGCGAACACAATCAATTTATCTTCATTTAGAAGATTGTCAATGTATTCTTCTTGATTCAGTGAACGTGGAATCATTTGAACGGATTGTTTCTTTTGAACGAATTCATTGAATTGAATGGTGTTGTCTTTTGGTGCTTTTTGTGCGCGTTTTCTTCTTGACATATGTTTTCTTCTCCATTGTTATATGGTGACCCAGAAGGTAAACACTATGTGCTTTTATTGCGAAACCTCGTTTACCTTGGCTCACAATATTATTTACTTTAAAAAAATGTTTTAGAAGTAGGTATATTATAAATTTATATAAAAGATAAAAGGGCTATCTTTTCCATTCACAATACAATCTTTTTCCGTCTTGCTGAAAATCAACAACGTCATACCCAAATAATGCCGCAAAATGACGCAATAAATCTTCACTCCATTCAAACACTTGTATGCCTTTGAAATCATCGTTTCCGTGATCGTGTTGTCCGGGATTGCAACGCCAGAAGATTCGGGCGGAGGTACTACATAATGCGTCGTCTACACATTTTATCTGATTTCGAATATCGGAATATGTACCGAAGTTTATGCTGCCGAGACAAAAAGCCACATCGAAATATTCTTTTGGCTTGAAATCTTCAATAGCCACCACTTCATCAGCACCCACATCCGTGATATCTATGCCATACACATCTAGTTTTCCTTTAAATGGGTTGGTGCCGCAGCCAACATCCAATACACGTTCGTGTCCAATCTTGTCAAGCAATGCCCAACCTGAATGCTCATATTGATCCAATGTCCTATCACGCTGTAACCACGTTGTTGAAAAATATTTTTTAAGTAATGTATGCATATAAATATTTATATGATTTCATTATTACCAGAAAAAATCTTCTATACAGGTGCGCCGGGAAGCAAGTGGAGCGGTGTTGCCCAGAAGTTCGAGCAGAATCACGGATTTGATACATCGGACAGAACGCCATATAGGCAATACAGCCACGGCAAGTTCAGTGGTCATATAGGTGCATATTTCGGCACAGGTATGGAGTTTCCAGCCCTTGTAGATGATTGGATTTTAAAGAAGCCGTATTCGGACGAAGGTATTCCATTATTGAAGTCACACGAATGGGTATATAAACTACCAGAGATTCAGCGAGTATTCCCCGATGATTGGATTGTCTTTGTGTGGCGAGATTCAGAACAATGTTTTGATTGGTGGAAACAAGCGGGTGGATGGAATATTACATATCCGAACTACGATTGGTACGTTAACGACAAACTTATGTATGCACGTATCGAAGAACAGAATCAACTTATGCTGGATTTTGCGGCATTACATAATCTAGCGTGGCATCAACAATCTCCAAAAACCGATGATGTATGGGTGGCAGTGTATAAGCCGTGATTATAGCAGCAGCATTAATAGCGGGTATTCTTTATGGATTTATAGTTGGTATCGTTCCAGCAGCGGGTGCGACCACAGGATTGGTTGCATTGTATGCAGTAATGCCGTTCTTATTGGCTGACCCATATGCGGGCGTGGTATTCTTAATGGCGGTGGTAGCGGCCTCAACAACCGCCGATAGTTTCACCAGTATCTTATTGGGTATTCCCGGTGCCAATAGTTCAGCAGCCACGATGGTTGACGGATTTCCATTAGCACAACAGGGTCGGGCAAGTTATGCCATTTCTGCCGCCGTCACCACATCTACGGTCAACGGATTATTTTGGGGTTCTATCGTGTTCCTGTTACTTCCTATATACAGTCAAGTCATATTAATCTTTGGTATACCAGAACTATGGGCGTTCACTGTATTGGCATTGGCGACAGTGGGGTTTCTTTCAACAGACAAGCCACTATTGAGTATAATCGCCATTGGTGCTGGTATCTTCCTTGGATTAGTAGGGGTTGACCCAGCTACCAATGACCCCCGTTTCACAATGGGATGGTTCTATTTACAAGATGGTATCCAGTTGATTCCAGTGGTGGCAGGATTATTTGCGGTTCCCGAGTTGCTTGAAGGTTTTAAGAAACGCCGTGCCACCACAACGGTTGCAAAACGTGAAACTATTGAAGGAATGAAGGCAGTATGGGATAACAAATGGTTATCGATGCGTGGTGGATTTATAGGTGCGCTTGTTGGATTATTGCCGGGTCTTGGCGGATCGGTCAGTGATTGGTTATCGTATTCACAGGCTGTTGCAAGTAACCCAAATGAAGAGTTTGGTAACGGCAACATCAAAGGCGTGATTGGACCTGAAGGCTCTAATAATGCACAAAAAGCTACCAGTATGATTCCGACTGTATTGTTCGGTATTCCCGGTGCACCATTCGCAGCGGTTCTAATGGGATTGTTTGCGTATCTTGGCATAGAGTTGGGTTCACCTGACCTTATGAATGACACACAGTTTTTTCAAAGTATGAGTATCGGTTTTCTTGCCGCCACCCTAATCGTTGGTATCATTTCATTAATATTCGTTAATACCGTATGCAAAATCACGAGTATTCCATACATATACTATTTTCCGTTGTTATTGGTAATGATAGTATGGGCGTGTATGCAATACACGGGTGGATGGGAAGATTTTGCGGTGTTGGCATTCTTTAGTTTTTTTGGAGTGGGTATGAAAAGATATAAATATTCACGACCGGCGTTGTTGGTTGCATTTATTCTAGCAAGCAAAGTAGAAGCATTATCGATACAACTTACAACCCTATACGATTTCACTACCCTCATAGAAAGACCGCTGTTCTTGATTTTAATGGTTATAATCATTGCGGTGTTCGCATTTAGTTTCAAGAAAGGAAAAATCAAATATGCGTAAATTTTTAGTAGCCTTATTTTTGGTGTTGGCTACACCAGTATCCGCCGATATCACATTCGTTGTGCCACAGAAACCCGGTGGCGGAACAAGTGTTTGGGCACAGATTGTTGCTACTGAACTTGAAAAGAAACTTGGCGAAAAGATTGTTATTCGCCACATTCCCGGTGCAAGAGACATTCCCGGCTTTAATAAGTTTCATAATGAGTTGCAGCACGATGATAATATGGTGATGATTTCACACGGCGGTAATGCTGTTAGTTTTCTACAAGAAGAAGTAGATTATAACTATGCTGATTATGATAGCATTGGTTCAATGAACTTGAATATTTTAGTAGCCAAGAGAGCGGATGCATCTGGCAAGATTAGATTCGCCGCAGGTTCTGGTATGGTTCCAGAAGCATTGGCTATGTCTATTTTGTTATGCGATGATGGCAAAGCACAAACATATGCATATTATGCTAAGTGTTTCAGTGACAATGTGGTATGGGTTAAAGGAATGAGTGGCGGCGAACGCAGACTAGCATTCCGCAGAGGCGAACTAACCGCAACTCGTGAAAATCCAGCAGCATTCAAGAAGCACGTTAATCCGATGATTGAATCGGGTGAAGCATCATATTGGTTTGACCACGGTGTATTAGATACTGAATCGGGTAAACACACTACCGATCCAAACACTGGCAATACCAAAATAACTGCATTATCGTTAGATACACAATCAAGTGATTTTTATGCAGCATATAATCTAGTTACAAGCTTCCGTGATGGTTTACAGAAGGCATTGTGGGTGCGTAAGGGCAATCCTAATACTGAAAGATTGCGTCAGGCATTGACAGAAATGGCTAATGATCCAGAATCAGTAAAGATTATCCAATCTAAAGTTGGTGTATACGAATGGAAGATTGGCGAAGTGGGAAATGCACATCGTGACCGTATTATGAGCTTTGTAACAGAATCATCGTTGCGGGCATTGGTTAGATTTAATAGTGAAGTGCTTGGTTTAAGTAGTGTGTATAAGAAAGAACTTGTTGATTAATGATACACGTTAGCTCACCGATTGGGGGATTAGACACCGATATTTTTGGGATGGTGGACTTCATTGTATCACACTTGATCTTTATCGTGAAGGTGAAATGGAAGATTATTTTCCCGAAAGAAAGTATTGAAAAGCATAAATACTTAAAACGAGGGTGATCACCAAATGGATTTAAAAAATGTAGTTGACAATACCCGAAATCTTTATATGACAGATAGTATACTGTCATCATTACTTGATTTCGAACGTGTTCTAGATAGTGTGGATATATATGCATTCAAGCATTGGATTAAGGGCGAGCTAGTAGCTGGACCAGAAGTTGAGAAGTATTGGGTTACTTGTCAGTTTATGTATCCATACAAACTAATGCCCGATCCAGCCGCTTCAAGACGTTTGCTTGATTATAACTGCAAAGTGCATTTCCAAAAAACAGAGCTACAAACACCAGTTAAGGTAGAAACACCCGACGACTTTAAACCCGGTACACAACTACCAAAACAACGCAGTGTGCCTATATGGTTGGTAACTATTCGTATGCCTAAAGACTTGATTGGCGATATTCGTCAAGGATTTATTGAGATTGAAGGTCAGAATATTAATATGGAAGATATCGATCAGGCTATGGAAGAAGATTTGGACGAAGAAGGTGCAGCAGAAGGCGGTATCGAAGATGCAGCCGACGAAGAATTAGGATTAGAGTTTTAATGTATAGTTTTATCAATAAACCACTTAACGAAGGGTTAAAAGAACAGGAGCTACGTGATCTTATCCATGATGAAATTCACATTGATGAGTTTCAAGCCAAAATGGGCGATGATGATCAGATTATTGTAGTTAGCTTCAAGGTAAAATATCGAGCAGCAGCAGCTGATCTAGAAAGCTTTCTTGAAAAAGGATATGACATCGTATTGGATGCAGAAGCTGGTAAAGCCGAGTTCCAAGATGGTTGGTATTTGGTATTTGTAGAGTTTGAACGCAGACTTACATTCCCAGAGCAACTTATGCTTATCCTTAAAGAATTAAAAAATATCAGTAACGTGGATAAATGGAAATTTCGTTATGGCGCATCACGTAAGCGTAATGTTCCAGAATGGGAGTTAACAGTTAATAACTTGAAACGCATTGTTCCGATGAGTCCACAAAAATATCGTGAAATACACACACAAGAAGAAGAAGAAACACTTGCGTTAGAAAGTATGTTAACAAACAGTAATATTAAGCGAACACCGTATAAGGATTTGACGAAAGAACAATACGAAATGCGTATGTCCGCAGGGCTTGCTGTAAATGGATTTAAGATTTTAGATAGGGGTAGACGATGAGTTTTTTCAGTTGGTTAAAAAATATATTTAAGACCGAGCAGAAAAGCGAACTTGAAGTTAACCGCAGTAAGGCACAAAAGAAAAAAGAAAAGGCAGTCGCCGTTCGTGAAAAACAACGCCAAAAAGCAATAACCCAACAAGAAGCCGATGAAAAAGCAGAGAAACAGGCAACCGTAGACGCAACGAAAGCATCTGCCGATATCGCTAAAGAACGCAAACAAACAATATCTACAGAAGACTTTATTGTTAAACTACGTAGCGACTTAGAGCGTGACGAAGGTATTAAATATGAAATATATCTTGACCATCTTGGATATCCTACGTTCGGGATTGGTCACTTAGTTAAACCCAGTGATCCAGAATACGGAAAACCAGTTGGCACACCAGTATCAAAAGAACGTTGCTACGACGCATTCAGAGAAGATATCCAAATATCCATCAATGATTGTCGCCAACTATTCGCAGATTGGGATAACCTACCCGAAGAAGTTAGACTTATCACTGCAAATATGGCGTTTAATATGGGTAGAAATCGTTTGGGTAAGTTCCAACGAACCATTGCTTTCATTGATAACGCAAAATGGATTAAAGCAGCAGATGAAATGGTTAACTCACGTTGGTATCGACAAGTAACCAATCGTGCAGAACGACTCGTAAAACGTATGCGAACCGTTTAACTAAGATAAATAATATACATATTAACTAAGATAAATAATATACATATATAACTAGGAGTTATCAAAATGGAAACATCAGTAATCGATCTAAGTCCAGTTCTAACCATCCTACTACAATGCCTCGGCGGTGTTGTTCTAGCAGTTGGTAGTTGGGCATTATACAAAGTTCAGCAGAAGTTTGGACTAGAAAACGAAGACAAAATTCGTGAAGTAGTTATGGGCGCTATTGAGCGTGGCGTTACTTACGGCAAGCACAAAGCCGAAGAAGAACTTAAAGATGCCGATTGGGCTAAAGTTGAAACAAAGAATGCATTGGTCGCTCACGCAGCATCATACGTTCTTACTAAGGTTCCTGACGCTGTTAAGAAGTTCAAGTTGTCTGAAGATCAGGTAAAAGAGTTGGTTCTTACTAAACTCGACGTGCCAGCTAAGAAGTAATGAACTTTTTAGCGAGCCTTGCTGGAAAACTATTTGACAGCCTTGTTGGTGGTGTTATCAAAGCTTGGGAATCAAGCAAGCGTGATGCTACTAATATTGAAAAAGGCGCAGATAAAGTAATAAAGGAGCAACTTAAAGATGAAGTTGAACGAGCTAAAGAAGCTGGCGATATTGAGGACGATGTTCGTCGTCAGTCTGATGATGATCTCCTTGACAGCTTGCGTAACCGTAAAGGTTGACGGAATTGTTTCGAATGGTTGCGTGTGGACAGACCCAATCAACCTATCCGAAGCAACTATTACAGCCTTAGAACCGGGTCTTCGTAAAGGCGACCGCAACATAAGGTTAGACCTTGAAGCGATAGACGCACATAACAAAAAATATGATGCGAACTGTCCATCAGAAAAATAACTAAAAGGGGGTGGACAAGCCTCCTTTTTTATTGTATAATACTCCAATGAATAAAAAGCTATTTTGGCCAGCTATGGCACGTGAAGAAACCCCCGACGATGTTAGGCGTGGGTGCATGACTTGTGTGCATAATGCCTATTACCCAGCAGCTTGCAACCACCCAGATGTAACCCATGCGGGTATGAGTGTCTTGAGAATGATCGTATATTCTGGAAATGGCACAATGAAACAGATGGGTAAATAGAATATGGACTATTATCAAGTTCTCGGGGTAGAAAAAAACGCTTCGGACAATACAATCAAACAAGCATACAAGACACTGGCTAAAAAGCATCATCCAGACTTGGGCGGTGATGAAAATCAGTTCAAACAAATCAGCGAAGCGTATGACACATTAAAGAACCCTGAGACACGACAGGCATATGATGCACGTTCACAGTTTGGTGGACGCCAACAAAACCGATTTGAAGAGTTCAGAAGTGGTAGAGGAATGGAAGATATTCTACGCCAAATGGAAGAACAAATGGCAGCAAGAGGCGGCGGGTTTCGTCCACGTCAAACAAAAAACCATAATCTGAACATTACACTAAATGTAACACTTGACGAACTTATAATGAATGAAACCGATGTATCTGTTGAAAAGCATTTAAGCATCAGAATGAGTAATGGTGAACGTGAACTTGTAAAAGTCAACATTCCGCCTTATATTCAACATGGCGAAACACTTCATATCGCTGGTCTTGGAGATAATGCCAATCCATCATTGACAAGGGGTGACTTGTATGTTACTATAATGCTTAGTCCTCATAAAACCTTTGAAAAGAAAGGGTTGGACTTGGTTTCTACTATGGTTATCGATAGTCTTGACGCCATTCTTGGGTGTGAAGAAATAATACAGACATTATCAGGAAAGAACTTGAAAGTGAAAATCCCAGCAGGGACAGACAATGGACAAGTTCTGAATCTAAGAGATGAAGGTCTTCGTTTCCGAGAAAAGAAGGGAAGTATCTTTATCCAAGTGAGCGTTAAGACACCAAAAAATCTAACCCCTAAACAACTTGATTTTATCAAGAAAGCAAAATCGGAGTAAACAATGTTAGAAGAAAATCCAGATATCAACAAGATCATTGATGCATCACAAGACTATGCAGCAAAACTAAAGCATCAATATGTTACACTTGAACACCTTTTGTTCGGGTTGATCAAAGACCGAGAGTTTTCAACCATTCTTGCAGAAGTCAAGGTTGACGTTGAAGGACTTCGTGATGAGTTAGTAACTTATATGCGGGATCGTCCAGAACTTATCAGTCGGCATACAGGCACACCAAAGCGAACACATGCCCTTGAGCGTGTATTTAACCGTGCCTATACACAAGTGTTGTTCAGTGGTCGAAGCCGTATGGATAGCATTGACCTATATTTGAGCATCCTTGCCGAAACCAACTCACACGCCGCATATTATCTTCTTAAATATCTTCCTTCTAAAGACGATATCATGGAAATGTATCAGCCCAAGGACAAAAAGGGCGCAACAAATAAATCTAAAAAAATGAACGAAACCCAAGCGCAAGAGTTGCTTGAAGAATACTGTAGCAATCTTAACGAGATGGCAGATAACGGAAAGATTGATCCCGTTATTGGACGTGATGCCGAACTTGATGATATTGCACAAGTTCTTGCAAGACGCACAAAGTCAAACGTGCTAATGGTCGGTGATCCCGGCGTTGGTAAGACTGCGATTGCAGAAGGATTGGCATTGAAAATCAACGAAGGCAAAGTGCCTGACTATCTTGTAGGATGGGCGGTGTGGAACCTTGATGTTGGGTCATTGCTTGCAGGTTGTAAGTTCCGTGGTGAGTTTGAAGAGAAAATCAAAGAAACCATTGAAGCACTTGAAGCACGTGGCAAGTCAATCTTGTTTATCGACGAAGCGCACACGATGCGTGGTGCTGGCAATGCTGGCACTGGCGGCGGTCCAGATTTCGCCAATATGCTGAAGCCAGCACTTGGTCGTGGCGGAATCAAGGTTATTGCATCAACAACATGGGATGAATATACCACATCATTCGAAAAAGACCGTGCTATGATGCGGCGTTTCTATCGTTTGACCGTTGATGAACCAACGCCAGAAGTTGCCAAGGATATTGTTGCGGCGATTTCGGTATATATTCGTGAACATCATGGCGCAAAGGCTATCAAAAAGGATGCCATCGAAGCGGCGGTTGATTATTCCGTTCGTTATCAAGCCGATAAGAAACTTCCCGACAAAGCGATTGATTTGATTGATGCGGCTTGTGCAAAGCAACGGTTGCTTGGTAATAAGAACTTCGTAATCAAGAAAGTTGATGTATTGACGGAGTTAGCCCGTGCAACGGGTGTTCCAATGAATACAATGGACGATAAAGAAAAGTCCGAGAACTTGCAAAATATTGAAATCAATATCAAAACCAATGTGTTCGGTCAAGATGATTCAGTTGATAAAGTTCTTGATAAAATCTTCGTGGCAAAGGCTGGATTGAAATCACACGACAAGCCGATTGGTTCCTTTATGTTTATGGGTCCAACGGGTGTGGGTAAAACCGAGTTGGCGAAACAGCTGTCACGTGAACTTGCAATGAAACTGTTGCGATATGATATGAGTGAATATCAAGAGAAACACGCCATTGCACGTTTCGTTGGTGCCCCTGCGGGTTACGTAGGTCACGACGATACACCGGGTCTTTTGATTAAAGACATCAAAGAAAATCCTAACGCTATCATTCTTTTTGACGAAGTTGAAAAGGCGCACCCTGATGTTCTAAACATCTTGTTGCAAATGATGGACGAAGGTTATGTCACCAGTGCCAAAGGTCAACGAGCAGATGCACGTAACTGTGTTATCATTTTGACATCAAACTTGGGTGCTGCGGCAAACGAGAAAAACAACATCGGCTTCGGATTATCCGGTGCAGCGTTGCAGAAATCAGGTGAAGAAGATAAAGAGTATGAAGCATACTTTGCACCAGAATTCCGTAACCGTGTCGATGCTGTATGTAAATTCGGCAAGTTATCTAAAATGGCGATGAAAAAGATTGTCAATAAGTTCATGAATGATGTTAATGAACTTCTTAGTGAACGTGATATGAAAATTCGTACCACGGATGAACTTGTAGAATACCTTGTAGATAGTGGCTTTGATCCAAAGACGGGTGCACGTCCATTGGCACGTATCATCGATCAAGAAATCAAAGTCCCGCTTGCCAAGAAGATGCTGTTCGAAAAACTTGACAAAGGTAGCATTATTGTGGTAAACTATAAGGATAAAGAGGTCACATTTGACTTCACAAATCCCCTTCCAATTGAAAATTTAGAAAAAGAGGCCATTAATGACCAAGGTATTATCGAAATCGATTAAGAAAACATTGGACGATATCAATACTGTTAAAATCGTAGATTCACACAAGTATAGTGTGTCAGAACACGGAAAAATGTGGTTTAGTAAATTCAATACCCGTATTTCATTTCGTATTGATTCAGAATATGTTATCGACGGGCGGCGTAGATACGGAACATATGACCATCTTGTGCATGAAGTCAAAACAATTGCTAGAGATATCTACACAACAGATGGTTGTAGATTCCGAGATGATTATATCAGTATCAGCCTATTTGTAATACAGGGCGACGATAAACTTGAGTTACTGCTGGAAACGGTCAAGACATGGGCTGATAACTACGCAAAGAAAAACCGTGGATACAAGCCGATTACTATCAATGATATTTCTCATACGATGGTAGAAGATCAACATCAAAGTGTGGTTATTCGCAAAGACACACTACCACATGGTGGCTATCGCTATAAGATGTATCTTTCTACCGACAGGGCAATGGACCGAGCAGACGATTTGGTGCGTCTTATTAAAACGGACGGGTATTTAACTAGCGACTATACCATGGATAGATTATCATCCTCATCAGGGTATTTTTTTTATAATTCACAGCCATTCGTGTGGGCAAAAACCAAAAAAGATATGTTTGCAATGTCACTCGCAATGGGTGACGTAATTAAAAAAGTGGAGGAATATAGGTTAGAAAATGAAGACAACATTAGTTAATAAATTTCGTGAGCTTGGTATTATTCAATACGAAACAAAAGTTCATGCCACCGTTAATGCCAAAGGTATCGGATACGAGAAGGTTAGAATCAATAAAGAACTAGTCCTTCAACGAGTAGAAGACGCCGGGTGTTCCGGTATTAGCCCCCGTGATCCACATATTACCTATACTATTACGTATGGAGATATTCACAGGATTGACGGAATGAATATAGAACGATTAGCACAATCGTATGATTTAAATATTGATGGCACACCACGTGCTGTCGGACTCAAACCGGGAAGGAAACCCAAAACAGATGTCTGAAGATAATAAAAATGAAAAGAAGTCACTAAACGATAACGGTATGTATCTTTTTATGACCGAAGTTACACAAGCGTCACTTAAACCAGTCATCGAATGGATTATTGAAGAAAATCTTCAAGCCAAGAAAAAGAAATATATCACACTTATTGTCAATTCACCCGGCGGCGACGTAAATGCTTGTTTTGCATTGATTGATACAATGAAGGGTTCTTCTATCCCTGTCCGCACAGTCGGCATTGGCATGATCGCAAGTTGTGGCTTACTTATGTTCATGGCTGGTGAAAAAGGTCACCGTACTCTTACACCGAATACGTCTATCTTGTCACATCAATATAGCGGGGGATCACGTGGTAAGGAACACGAACTATTTTCAGTAACAAAAGAGTTTAATCTTACAAGCAGACGATTATTAGATCATTACACTAAGTGCACTGGTTTATCAGAAAAGAAAGTTCGCAAGAAGTTGTTACCAGAATCCGATGTATGGCTTGATGCCGAAGAAGCATTGGCGCTTGGTATTTGCGACAAAATAAAGGAAACATATTAATGGTTAAAAAGAGTAAAAAAGACAGTGTAACCGCTGGCAATAAGGAAACCTTCGAAGAAACAAAGAAGCGTATTGAAACGTTGGGGCGTATCGAGCAGATCAAAGACAAAGAACTTGATATTCTTAAAGAAGGAAATGATGGTGAACTAAAGGATTATGAGCCAGACTTTATGCTTGTATTCCGTGAAAAGGATGGCACGTGGTATTATGGCTCATCACGTATCCTTGATAACGATAACCACCAAATGAATGGTATGAAGGTTTACGAGGTCAAAGACTTTGACCGTACATTGGAAGACCTACGTGCCCGTCAAAAGTTTGACATTAGTTTACCGAATATGATTATTTGGAAAGACTATGATAACCAAGACGAGTTGGTTGGTTGGGCTGATCCGTACGCATAATGATTTCAGCAATCTTAGCCATTGATGAAAACGGGGCTATCGGTAACAAAGGTGCGTTACCGTGGCCCCGTAGTGATCACGATATGAAATGGTTTCGCAACCTAACTAAAAATAACAATGTCGTTATGGGGCGAAAGACGTGGGATAGTTTGCCGAGCAAACCCCTGCCGAACCGTTTAAGTCTGATCGTTTCTAAAACTCTAACACAGCGTGATATTGGACGCAATGAAGCCTATGCGATGGTATTGGGGGATGATTGGAAAAATTTTGTTATTAATCTACATCTACGCAACCAACTATCCATCCCGCCTGTTACATGTGACACGTTTATCATAGGCGGGGCTGAAATATATAGACAAACGTTTGATATATGTGATAAAATATACCTAACGACATTTAAAGGTGTATTTGAAGCCGATACATATATTACCCATGATCTTGGTCTTCATATTGGTAACTTTGAATGCATTCAGCGAATCGAACATCCAGAATGTAAAATGGAAGCGTGGGAACGTATACCAGATTATGAGTAGAGAAAGTTTTGACGATACTTGGCTAACAGAAATGCCAGAGAATATAGGCGATTTTGAACTGTTTGATATGTTGGAATACCATATCAAAGATCGCCTAAAACATACCAGTAAAGTATCATTGGGCGATAATTGGTTCAAGATGGGTAATGAAGTGGTATCCTATTGGTATGAAAAAAATGGTGAAATATTATTAGCAGCAGAATTTGATGTGAAGCCACAATCATATGTTGTCAATTCGGTAGGAAAAAAATACAAGGGATCAATGCCCTATGCATCTGACCTATACAACCGTGTGTTGAAAGATACTCACAAATCTATTAGAATTATGAGTGATGTTCAATTATCCAATGAGGGGTTTAGTATCTGGGAGAGATTGATAGATCAGGGACATTCAATATCCGTGTATAATAAAAACGAACCGGGTAGGTCATTTAAGATTTTAAATAAAAATGATCTAAAAAAATATCATCAAGCGGATACAGATTTCCGTAAATATCAATTTATTATTTCGGAAAGCTCATATATAAACGAAACTGCTGCGGTATTCGGCACCCGGCGTATGCGTGAATTAACTGGAAGAATATGAATGTGATTGGTATCCATATGTGTTCAAATGTAGCAAATGCAAACAGACTTATATGTACGGATGGTCATAATGTCACTGTTTGAAATCTGTCCATTATGTTGGCGTGTACTAGGAATAGTGAACATAGACGAGCATCACTTGATTCCTAAAACTTTCAAGGGTAAAGCAAAAGAACCATTACATAAAATATGTCACAGAAAGATACACGCAACCTTTACTGAACGAGAGTTACTAAAACATTATCATACTTGGGAAAGACTTAGGGAACATGAGCAAATCCAGACTTTCGTGAAGTGGGTCCAAAAGAAAGACCCCAGCTACTATGACGGAAGCAAAGATTCAAACCGGAGAAGAAGATGACATGAAAATATTACCACGCTATAGAACAGATCAATGGACAAGAGGGGAAGATTTCCCCAACGAGCCGTTTGTGTTTGATGTGCGTAATTGGGACATCGCTCATACTATGTACCGAATGTTGATGACACCTAAGTTACAACAGGATCGCAATGTAGTCGCAGTATCCTTGCGTGGTATTCCAACCGCTAACGAACTTCGCTGGTGTGAAAGAGCCGCCAGAAAAGGTAACTTCAGAATAATATGGCTTAGTACAAAAATGAAAGAAACATCAGATGCAGAACTACCTAACAACACTTAAACACATCATGGACAACGGCGTAGATCGTGGCGATAGAACGGGCACAGGCACACGCTCTGTATTCGCTCACCAGATGCGATTTGATTTGTCAGAAGGCTTTCCAGCCGTTACAACCAAGAAGCTGGCGTTCAAAGCTGTAAAGAGTGAACTGCTATGGTTCCTAGAAGGGTCTGGTGATGAAAGACGATTAGCTGAAATCAATGGCACTGAACGCACAATCTGGACTGCTAACGCTGAAGCTGACTATTGGAAACCCAAAGCAAAGTTCGAAGGCGACCTCCAAAAAGTATATGGCTACCAATGGCGAAAATGGTCAAAATATGATTCTTGGCGAGATTCTGTAACTCTAATAGAACAGGGCACTAAAATTGGTGACGATCAACCATTTTCCTTGGATTTTGATTTAGAACAAGTAGATTACACAGGTGGTGATGATTTTGTAGGAAAGATTTTTGATACAAATCAATCAGGGCAAATAAAAATTCTTAAAAAACTTGATGTGAGAAATGGCAATTCGTATTACCGAGTTCAATTTTTAGAAGGTATCAACACCATCATAGACTGCTCTCGTCCTAACATTCGTTCAAAAACTGTAAAGAACCCATATGCCATGACTGCGGCTGAAGGTGCTGGGTGTTATGGAGTAGTCGATAAACGATCAAAATATTTAACATCAGCATATAATATGTGGCTCAATATGATGGAGCGGTGTCATGGTGAAAATACTGAGAAGACACTATTTTATAAACAACAAGGTATTTATGTGGATTCTAAGTGGAGATGTTTTAGTAATTTTTACAGAGATATTCATGGTTTGGTTGGATTTGACAAATGGGTTATTAACCATTCAAAATATGAATTAGATAAAGATTATTTTGGTAATAAATTTTATGGAATAGAATCAACTATATTTCTACCTATGTGGTATAATCAATATATTTTACCTAAACATAATAATGATTTGATTATTGCGACCAATAAGAAATCTAATGAAGAATTCAAATTCACAACACCATCCTTGTTCTATAAACAAAAAGATATTAAAGATACTGATATGGTAAATAGAGCATTCCGTGAACAAAACGGCAATTCTATAAATTGGTCATTTAGCAAAAAATCACCGCCAATCGGATATAAATGGAGACAGCAATTTTTTGTAGATCAAATCGCTGATGTCATTGAAAGCATTAAGAATGACCCTGACAGCCGTAGACATATCGTTACAGCGTATAATCCGGGAGAACTTCAAGATATGGCTCTACCACCGTGTCATATGATCTTTCAATTCTATGTGGCTAATGGCAAACTATCATGCCATATGAACCAGCGTTCTTGTGACCTTTTTTTAGGCGTTCCATTCAATATCGCCAGTTATGCTTTACTTACACATATGATTGCTCAAGTATGCGGGCTTGATGTAGGTGAACTAATCCTGACATTAGGCGATGCTCACATTTATAGCAATCACTTCGATCAAGTCAATGAACAGCTATCACGAGAACCACAGGATTTACCAACGCTATGGTTGAACCCTGATATTAAAGATATTGATAGTTTCACAATGGATGATATCAAGCTTGAGAACTACAATCCACAGGACACTATAAAAGCAAAGATGGCAGTGTGACCACCAAAGAAAAACAAGATTTTTGGAACGCATTAAGTGAACCGCAACCGATATCCGATGTATTTCTGGAACTTGACCAACTGATATGTGATAAGAATATCAATCCCCATTATCATATGGATATGTGTAATTCAATGGTAGATTATATCAGGAATAAACACAATATCACGGTGACGATTGAAGAAACGTATGAACCAGAGCGGGATAAAAAACTTATCAGAATCAATTACAATGGATATTGGTATGAACGACGATATTAGTAAAGAAGATTTCATAGGAGTGTTATCCACCGATATTGGACAGTTTAAGCGCCATAAAATAATAAAAGAAATATGGGTGATTATACAGAGATATCCGAATGTACTGGAAAATCCACACACACGCACAACACTAGAAAAAAATCTGGTTGATTATTATGGAATGAAAAATGTTACGTGCTATAGAGATTTTGAGGCACAAGGATACGTATTGACATTTCAATGGGATTCACATCATATACCTTATTCTAAATTATGGATAAGCGAATATATAAATGATTATGAAATAAGTGATATACAATGAACTATAATAACAAACAATTTACAACAGCATTGATGGAATGCGAAGTAGATTTATTGCGTAAGCTATTAGTCATAGGTGTGGCGGGTATGCCCCCTGCTTCGTTGCATGAATGGGCACTTGAGTATCTGTCCGAAGAGGAATTCGAAGATTTTTATTTAACATTCTTTGCCAGCAAATGATAAATACTATATTAAGGAGAGTTATCAGATGGCTAAAATGAATGAAGAAATGGTTGTGATTAAAGTATCAGAACTAATTAAAGACGATGCTAACGCATCAGCAATTCTGACAGACGATATGCTAGAAGGCGTAGAAGCTGTAGTTCAAGAACTAGTAGGCGAAGGCAAACTAGTAGAAATCATTAAGGAAGTTTAATGCCCGCAACATCACTAACCCTAATCCCGTCAATTTCACAGGGAACACCAAATGAAAACTTGAACTATGATGGTTCAAGTGCGTCGTTCCAAACCGATAAGGTTAAAGGCGATGGATATTATGGGTATGATGGAATCCATACCGTGGCTTACTTTCCGAACCTATTTATTGGCACTATTAAAATGCAAGGTTCATTGGCAACAACGCCAACATCGACTGATTGGTTTGATATAGATGGCACAACAATGACCAATGCGGTTGCTGGTTCAGTCGCCGTTACATACAACTTCACTGGAAACTTTGTTTATCTTAGAGCGGCTGTTTCTGGATTTTCTGAAGGAAGTATAACGAAAGTACAACTGAACTATTAATGATAAATTTCGTTTATGACTTTAAAAACGAACAAACCTATCTCCCAAATCTTGTAAAAGATACCACCCTTGTACCTAAATCAACCGAGTGGTATGATCTAGCACTAAAAACCCCATTCTCACAAGAAAACCGTCTAGTAAAATATATGCGATTGGATAATGCTCCGCATCGTGAAATGCTATCGACCGAATTGCCATTAGACCAAATCGGGCATTATATGGTAAATCTAAATTTCTTCGATATCGACATAGACTACTTTGAATTGATGGAAAAAAGATCAAGGAAGATGTTACGCAACAAACGCCTCGTATTTGTATTCTATTATAGTGAAGGCGATTGGCTTGATGACGGCATTGCCGACCATATAAATGATCTTTGTATTAGGCATAATATAAGCCGTGAGTATGTAAAATTTGTTTGTGCCAACGCATTAGCACCGACATATGGGAACTCATTTGTGTACTTTCCCGACGACGAGTTATATTATCGTTATCTACATATACATAAAAAAGATTATGTAACCGAAGTCAATATGCAGCCACGCAGTAAGAAGTTTACATTCTTGAATAGAATAGACAAACCGTGGCGCAAAGCGTTTGCTGCATCATTATGGCAACACGGTCTGCAAAATGACAGTTATTTTAGTTACCAAGATAAACAATATACAACCAGCCACGATCCTTTTGATATTCGTGACGATGATCCTATGGAATGGTGTGATTACTGGAATGACGTGGACAGACTGGTTGCACAGTTTGATTTATACACGCCGTTATCGTGCGATGATATGACCGATGATGAACACAACAATCATAGCATCATTCATAAACCTTTCTTCGATGACGCATATTGGAATTTTGTTACCGAGACACACTATACCGACGATACTATTTTTCTGACAGAAAAGACATTTAAATGTATATTAAACCTACAGCCGTTTGTGATTATTGGTAATCCCGGCAGTTTAATGGTTTTACATGATTTAGGATACAAGACATTCGACGACTATATATTCGAAGATTATGATAGTGTAGAAAATGGTGAAAAGCGGATGCATAGTTGTTTTACCGAGTGTTATAAACTGGCTACATATGATGATAATGCACATCGTAAGGTTATGCGTGAATTGAAGCCGTTACTTGAATACAATCAACGAGTTTTTCTTGCATCGAAATTGGGGCGTATAAATACCTTAGTTAAAGAATTACAGGTATAAATTTATGGAAAAACTAAGTTTTGCGATTACGCTGGCGTCCACTGGTACGCCGTATGCACTAGTACACATTAACGATAGATTGATAGATGATTCGATTATCCACGAAGAGAAGATTATCACATTTGAAGTAGAATGCGGCGAAGAAAACAAATTAAATATTGAGTTGGGTAATAAGAAAGAATCCGATGTTGTTCTTGATGACGAGGGTAATGTAATCAAAGATCAACTATTGCATATTAAAAAAATAGAAATAGATGAGATTGATATCACCAATCTTTGTCGGTTTAAATCCAAATATATTCCGTCAGATAGATGGTATGCTGAAAATCATCCCGATACACCCGTATTACGCAATCATATGGACCTTGGATGGAATGGCGTATGGTTTATCGAGTTTAATACACCATTTTATATATTTTTGCTAGAAAATATGTAATACGCTAATAGTGATAAATACATTAAATAGGATTTTCATTATGTTTTTAACAGATATTAGCGCACCCGAACACGAAACACTAATTAAAGAATGCAACGAACTACTCGAAGGCATTAAACTAGGCGGTCCCGACATTAAGGATCAGCCACGTTCATCGTCACCACCAGATGAAATGAGATTTTCACGCCGCGGCAGAGCTATCTATCCCGGCAAAACTGGAATCGTGCAAAGTGCTAGCGAATATATCCAACGTGCCAGCGAAATCCTTGATAAAATGAACAATCCTTCTATCAAGCAAGGGCATTTCGAAGCAGAAGTGTATGACAAGGTTATCACACAGTTACGTGCTATTCGTGACAAACTAGCAACATATAAGGCACAAGCATAATGAGTTATCTAACCGAAGTAACAATGTCGGATTTACAAGGATTGGATCAAGCACTTGATCGTCTTTGGTCTAAACTAGGCATCGATGTAGTATTCACAAAACACTTCGCTGACCGTTTTAACCGTCCTGAACATAAATCAAAGCCAGTAACACAAAAAGAAGTATATGATTTATTCGTAAAAATTCAAAGCAAACACGGCAACAAGATAAAGCATCTTGGTACTGATATGGAAGCAGTTATGACTGATCTATCAAATGATTTGAATGTTCCTTTCGTTATCCTTGACAATCCACGACACGACCGCAACCCTGATGCACCTCGTTTTCAGTTGGTTACCAAAACGATGATGAAGAAGAAAGCATTCAAGCCAACTGGTATCATTAAAAAACAGTTCAAAGTTGAAAATAAGAATCTATCTGAAAAGAAAAAAGAAGATAAAAAAGGCGGTAACGACGAAATCAACCTATCTAACTTTGACCCGAGCATCTATCCATTTATCAAAAAAGCATTATATCGCTTTCCTACCGCACATAATGAGATTGAGGCATTGGCTAAACTTGTTCAAGCCTTAGATTCAAAAGTAGGTGATGGTGCCAAGGAGATGGGCGATATTGAAACCGATTTAGGCAGTAATGATGATATCACTATGTCAAACCAACGTATTCTTACAGATATTTTGGATAGACTCGAATCGCTGGAACAAACCGTACACACAGAGCAACCTATTACGACAGAAGGATATGGTTTTGTACACGAAGTTGCAATGAATACCATTACTAAAGGTAAGTTCAATGATTCACTGGTATTGACACTAAATGCCGCCGAATTTGCGGAGAGTGTTGAAGAAGAAAATATGGAACTCATCGGCAAGGTAGCCAGCTTAAATATTGAGTTTTGGTTATGTGAAGAAATTGAAGAAGTCCAAATATTTCAACGTGGCGACGATGACAGTCGCACACAAAAAGGTATGCTTAGTTATTGGAAGACAGACGCAGGTTATACTATGGCGGATATGTCAATCCACGAGAGTATCCAAGGATACAACGTTGGTTTCCGTTTGTATACGTGGTTGATGAAAAGCCTTGGTTGGACGATTATATCCGATGAAACGCAATCTGAAGGTGCCATCAAACTATGGAAAAAGATTGTTGCACATCCTAACGTGGTTGCGTGGGGTGAGATTAGTGGCTACAGTGACGGACCAATGCCACTGCATTATGACGCAGAAGACGATGAGATTGAAGGACCATTGGACACACACCAACCACACTACAATGATTCATTCAGCAAAGAAAAGGAAGACCAATCCGAAAAGTTAAGAAAGGCTTGGACGGACGGTAAGTTATCCGATGACCGGTATCACAAAGCGATGGCAAAACTTGGCACAGAGTATGCAGATGATATTGAAGGCGAGGCACTTTCGGGTGATTTGCTTATCTATGCTATGTGGGGTGATAAAAAAACAAACGAATCATTTAGTTTAAAGAAAGCGATTGCTTTAAAAGAATTAAAAATCATTAAACCGACAGATACCCGTTGGGATATTCCACGTAACAAAATGCCACAAGTAAGCAGCGATGATATGCCAGAGCTAGTTAAATGGCTCGAAGATCGTGGCGTTTCATTCCGTAACAAAAGCGTCGATACCAAATCATTGAAACCCACACAAGGTGAGTTTGATGACGAAAAGATTGAAAAAAGTATTAAGCGTGGTATTTCAACAAAGCCATTATTGGTAAGTGCTGACAACTATATTGCTGACGGACATCATCGTTGGTTAGCAGCATACAACGTCGGTCAACCTATTAACATCACACAGACAAGCATCGACATCGAAGAATTGATGGGCTATCTACGCAAGTTTCCGAAGACATTCTACAAAGAACTTGAAGAAGGCGTAGGACGTATTACTGATTACAACACTACCGACGATGTTGGTAAGGATGAGACACGAGTGCAGGGAAAAAAGTTCGGATTTGACGTTGACAGTGATGGCTACCCGCCATTGTTAAGTGGTGGGAATCGTCGTCGCAAGTTATCGTCAAAAGAGAACACCGAAGCAGCATACAACCTTGGTATTGCAGAAGGATACGATTTCCTGAATGATGAAACCAAGATAAACGAAAGCCCAGTGTCTAAGTATTGGATTCATCCAGCCAGCAAGAAGATTATTGAGCTAGCCAGCGAAGGTGAACATCATACACAGGATGCTTTATTAAAACCACAAAAATATGGTGTGAGCTTTAAAGAGCTTGGCGATAATTACACGCCTACCAGTAAGTATTATGATATTCCCGTTGCTATGATTATGTATGCAAATGGTTGGGTGCGTTTCAGTTCTGAAAGTGGTAACGGATACTTCACTAGCGACGATAATATGAAGCTAGCAAAAGCATTAGCACTTATTACTGACAATAACATTCATATCAAAGTTGCTACTATGGAAAATGAAGCAACAGGGAAGAATGTTAACCTTGATACAAACGCTGCAATGCGTGAATTCAAGAGAACAGGTAAAAAACCAGTGTCCAAGATGGCAGCATTCCGTGAAAGTCAGTTGAAAGATGATGAAACTTTGGAACTACCTGACATCGACGTTGGCGACGAACTTATGGTTGGGAAGTTCAAGAACCGCAAGGCTACTGTCAAAGGCTTTAAGAAAGACAAACACCAGCAGCCGATAGCGAAAACCGATAAAGGCGACCAGCAAATATTCAAAGGTCGTGTAAAGAAATTAATGCCCGAGACACAGTTGAATGAAATTGAAAGTCCAGTCAAAACTGTTATTCTATATAAGTTGTTTAAAACTGATGCCAGCGGAAAGATTTATCCACTGTATATCGATGCTAAAACACCTGTTCCAGTAGGTAAATGGTTACCAGCAAAAATCGGCGAAATGACACCTACCGGCGGTAAAGTGAAATCTTCACTTGGACCATTGGCTATGCGCCCCGGTTGGCACGGTGGTAATCTACCTATAGCAACACACATTGGCGGAAAGAGTGGCGGCGCTTCGCAAACAAAACCAGATTATCGTCTTGAAAACCAAGTATGGGCAGAAGTATTATTTGCGAATGATGTAGATTGGCAGGATGAGGCTAACAAAAGAGCAGATCGTAATAAAAAGGGCGATATTGTTCCAAGAACTGCCCACATCACCGATCAGGTTCCGCAGGGCGGTCATTACAGATACAAAACCAATGCCAATATGACAGGGGAATGGCTAATCGGTGGTGAAATGAAAGTTGTCAAGGTTTTATCCCACGAAGAAGTTTTAGCCATTAACTCCGCTGCCGGTGTTGCAGATTTGCCACGATTTGACGAATTGCCTATGGAAAAACAAAATCAGATTACTGCACGTATTGAAGCCAAAAGAGCAAAGACCGCTAAATGATTAAACTAGAGATTGATTTATATGCGGATATTCAACGTGATAGTATTCCATATCGGATATATGTTAACGACGAACTAATGACAGAACGAGACTATGTGTGGGATAATAAAGAACAATATATAACTGAAGTGGTGCCGTTATTTCTTGGCGAAGGTGTGCATACTATTAACGTCGAGAATTTATATCCAAAGAATGGTTCACTAAAGATAAATACGATAAGGGTTGATGGTAAAACCACTACCTTATTCAACGGACGGGAGTTTAAGCTATGAAGATCAAGGATATTATGGAAATGACAAGTAGTGGAAGTGTAGCTTCCGTTGCAATGCCATTGGGTAAAACTAATCGTCGTGGTGACCAAGGCGTTTATCGCAAAAAAACCGACGAAGCATATCCTGATAACTTTAGTGGGATACCATCCGACAACGAGCCAAGCGAACGTGAAAAAAATGAAGTACATAGCGAACTAGTATATCTTGCAAAACAAGGTGTTAGAGAGTTTATGAAAATGGGTCGCCTTTCAACTGAGCTTGATCCAAGAAATGCACAAGAGTTTAAAGCAGCCGTTGAACATATCGTTGATAATAACGTATACGCTGAAATGAACTCCCGTTACGAAGGTTGGTATGAATGGGAAGAAATGGAACATGTTGTTGAAAAGATTCTTGTAAAGGCAATGAAAAATGGATAATAGTTTTAGAAGTCTTGTAGAAAATATTCAACGATTAGATGAAAATGCACCCGCCGATCAAGTCAAGGGTAAAGAAAAAGCTAAGAAGTCAAAGAACGGCGAACATCCTTTCAAGGATCGTTTGGTCGGAGAAGGATGGAATGATGAAGTTGAAGCTGGCGGGCATGACGAGTTTATGTTTGATGGTGAACTTGTAACAGTTGTTGGCGGTCCAAAAATGTTTGGTGACGAAAAAGGACTACAAATATATTCAAAGAGAGATAACGACACACGTTGGGTTAATATCAAAGTGTTGAAGAAAAGTGTTGAAGAAGATTATGGATTCCTATCGCAGTATGTAGCAGAAGACGAGTTAGAAGAAGATATTGTTACACAAATGAAACGTGAAATGGGCGACTATATGAAGACAGCAGAATCTGACGAAGATGCCAAACCAAAGCAATTCAATCGTGGTATCAAAGGTCAATCACGTGATGTTCAAAAGAAAGGCACTAAGAAAGTGACCGATCCCGATGGACCACTATTTGATGATGTTGATGAAGGTTTATCCGCAAGTCAAAACCGTGATCGCCTTATGAAAATAATGAAAAAGAATGCACCGAACGCATTTAAAAAGCCTAAAGAAGAGCCTAAAAAGAAAACAGAATCTAAAGGGCGACCATCCCCATCTATGCGTAAAAAATCAAGAGATTTTGGCAATGATAGACCGTCACCTAAAACTAATCACATTAAAATGACAATGCCAGACCAAAACGGGGCGTATATCGGGAAAGATAAATGGGTTTCGCCAGAAGAAGTTGACGAATACCTTAATAAAGGATGGAAGAGATACGATAGTGTCCAAACATCAAAATGGGAAAAAACCACAGAAAATGATGATCCATGCTGGGATTCACATAAGCAAATAGGAATGAAGAAAAAGAACGGCAAAAAAGTTCCTAACTGTGTTCCAGAGTCCGAAGAAGAAGCTGATGCCCAACTAGATAGCCCACAAGATGTAATGGGTGGCAAAACACCAACAGCAAAAGAGATTGCTGAAAAGCATGGCGTTGATATTACTTCAATCGTTAAGCAGTTGGTTAAAGGTCGTAAGATTGAAAAAGAACACACAGATGATGCAAAAGTAGCAGACGAGATTGCCCGTGACCACCTAGCTGAACTACCAGATTATTATGATCGTTTAGATAAGATGGAAGAAGGCGAGGGAATCGATGAAGCAAAACAGGCAGTTGCTGGTGGAAAAGTGCAAAAGTATATAACAGGATTCGGACTTACACTAAAAGGTGAGAAATATGATGAAGTTGATTTTGAACTTCAAAATATTGATAACAATTCTGGAATGGTTACACTCAAAGTTCTTCCTCGCAACGGACATCCATCAAATGATTTACACGGCGAACAAATAAAAGTTCCTTTCAAATTAATGAGAAGAGGTCCATTTATGGCAACCGATGTTACCAAGAATACGATGGGCGAAGGTATTATGGATAAAGCCAAAGATATGATGGGGTGGGATGAAACTGATGCTGAAGCACGGGATAGCAAAAACACTGACAGTGCATATAAGAAGCGCCGTGGTCAAAAAGCAAAACACCGTGAACTGAAACCAGACGAAAAAATGGGTGCATTAATGGACAGCGATGATCACGAAATATCAATGGCACATTCGCAACTATCCGCCATTATTGAACACGCACAGGAACTTGAAAAACTCATTATGAAGCTAGACGACGATGATAACCTACAATCATGGGTTCAATCCAAGTTGACAACAGCAAATGATTACTTGTCGAAAGTATATCATCATATGGAACACAAAACCGAGCATCCTTCCGAGGACGACAAATAAGTTGACTTTAACCTACGTTTAATATATAGTGGATAGATTATGAGATTAAATGAAATAGCAAACCCAAACTTAGCGCCGGGAATGGCATACTGGATTTCACCACGTGGTGAGATATTGGATATTGCTGGTCAAATGCATATTCAGACAGTTATTGAACGTCCTGAGAAGTTCGGGCTAACCAAGGAATATATTGATAAACTTTACGCCGACTTTGATGAGCCTATGGGCACTGAGGGCAAAGCACGTGAACAAATCATTTTGGCACTTGTCAAAAGGGGGTGGATTAGAACTCGATTATATCGCAAACAGTATTTCTGGGCAATGAATATCAATCGTATGACTAACGTTACGTATGATAATATAATTAAATGGGCAAAGTATCATACCGAACGTACCGATATCGGCAAACAGGCTGGTAACTTCGCTGATGTTAAACTTTCTAAGGGCGATGAAGCAGAAACAAAAGATATCGGTCAACTTATCAAGATTGCAGATGGTCAGCTAAAAGAAGCATTTATCATTGAAGACGATGGCGGTGAACTTATTACGTTAAGTGTGGTTGAATCAGTTCATGACATGATTGGCGAATCGTCACTTGGTCGTATTTTCCAGCATCTTGATAACCCAAATCGTCCCGTAGCGTTTATTACTGCGTTCCGTGGCGGACAGGAAAATCGTCACGAAAATCTACGCCGTAACCGCCAACTTGCTGGACAAGTAAAGAAAGCCGGGTATGGATATACGTTTATCGACGGCGGCTGGATTGAAAATCAAGGCACACCCGAAGAACAAAAAGTTGAAGAAGATACCGTATTCATCGTCGGAAACGAGAATGATAGTGGTAATCTTAAAGGTCTTGTTAAGAAACTTATGGTACAGTATGATCAAGATGGTGTTCTATTCAAACCCGCTGGTGGCAATGAAGTTCATTTGTTATTGAATAGCGGCGAGAACATCAACCTTGGAAAGTTCACGATGGGTACTGCCGAAGAAGGATATTCACGTATCCGTGGGCGGGAATTCCATTTTGAAAGCACAAGGGAACCACGTAAGAACTGGATTTCCAACATTGCAGCAGCAAAAGGTGTAAAATGAAAATATTACCATCAAGTGTTAACATTAACCTTGACAGCCGTGGTGCGGCGATGGCTTATGAAAATCGTAGTCGTAGTGCAATGGCACGTGAATATGAATTGGCAAGCATAGAAAAACGCCAATCATATGATGAAACCTACGGTCCAACAGACGTAAGTTCCATCAATGTGACTCGTGGTTTAAAAATTAATATCTTAGTTTAATTGTTAGGTATATTCTCTACCATTGCTAGTACCCGCTCATACGCTTGAATACGTGTGGGTGCAGGGAATATTTCACCTTGTGCTGCTTCAAGCATATCAATCAACTGCTTTGTCGGAAGGCTTTGATAGAATAGCTCTTTTTCACGGCGTTCTTCCGCACGTGCTTCACGGCGTTCCTGTTGTTTTTCATACTCAGACTTTTGTTCTTTTTCTTCTTCAGTCTGCGTAACTTCCTCGACAACTTGTGTTACTTTGGGTAATTGTCCGTTGTCCGTGGACAAAGGACGCCCCGTAATTGTTAGATCATCCATTTTTATCTCCTAAAAAATAGTGGGGGAATTTCACCCCCACCCATTATCCCTTATCTAAAAAGACTAAGGATTGCTTGTTCAGATTGAACAGCAAGACTCAACGAGTTGTTAGCTAGTGCTTGGCGTGTCTGAAGAGCTAGCAAGTTAGCTGATTCTTCGTTTAGGTCTGCGTTGACCAAGTTACCAGCGCCTTCTTTGAGGCTGTTAATCATATTAGCTGTGAACTCTTCACGTGACTGAATCAACGCTGCATTTGTACCAAGCGTCTTAGCTGATGTACGAACAGTTGACAATGCTGCATCAATCTTTGCGATATCAACATCAATGGCGGTCGTACCAGTTGCTATGGTGGCGTTTTCCCAATCACCAGCGTCGGTTACTGCAAGACCAACTTGATCAGAAGCAATACCCGCAACCGTCAATGTTGTTGTGGTTTCGTTTAGCTTCACGGTCAAGCTATCTGGCGTAGCTTTCAGTAGTCCAACACCATTGAATGTAGCGTCTGCACTGGTGTTGTTGATCTGGTCAAGAATACCATCATATTGTGCTGAGAATGTAGTACGTTCTGCCACGCTTGAAGATGCTTTAGCAGATTCAGCAACAGCTTTTGCTTGCTTTAGCAGACCTTCAATGGACTCTAGAGCATCAGTAGCTGTTTGTACAGTAACGATGTTGTTTGCTAGGTTTTCTTTTACCGTCAATAGATCGGATGCCGACTGCTTAAACCACGTGCAATAAAGAATGATGATGGATTATCAATAACATTGTTGACTTTCTTTCCTGACGAAAGGCGTCCTTGTGTCATTTCTAAGAGGTTAGTTGTATTTTGTAGTGAGTTTAGGTTACTGCGAATACTCGCAGATAGAGTTACTTCGTTTGACATTTATATTCTCCTTCTGGATATATGTCTATGTGGCGCTTTCCATTCTTGGAGAGCGTAATGAAACATTCTTGCTTCATTTATATTTATCATTATACGTGATAAGTATATATTTGTCTATATCTTTTTTTAAAAGAAATATATTGATACAGGGGTGCATATGCTGCTATAATGGGTAATCATTTAAGGAGATAATATGACTGCTAATAACCGAGTGTTCTCGTCGGAAGAAACAACTAAACTAGACCATCTTATGCGTGAAGGTGTACAAACCCTGCAAGAAGTAGAAGATTTAACAGAAGGTCTAAACGATACCGTTAAGGCTATCGCTGAAGAACTACAAATCAAACCAGCCGTTTTAAAGAAAGCGATTAAAACCGCACAAAAAGATGATTTCCAAAACAAATCGGAAGATCACGACTTGCTCGAAACTATATTGGCTTCAGTAAAACGCATTTAATGATTAAAAATATATGGGCGTTTTGGGTAGAAACGTGGCACGACAATAAGCCATTGTTTTGGTGTGAAGCCGTTGCCACAATAGTAAGCGTTATTGCCAGTTTCTTACTGGCGTTTCTAACCCCAACACCACCATTGCTAATCATCTTTATCTGCTATCTTGTGGGTAGTGTGCTATTAATGGCAGCAATGTATATGAGAAAAAGCTCGTGGATGTTTGTTCTTATGGGATGGTATTCCTTAATGAACATCGTGGGCTTATTGAATGCAGCATTTTAGGAGTGAATATTGAGTTACGTTGACGCAATCTACGATAAACGAAATAACGTTGTTAAGGTAGTTGAAAGACTGAATGGTAAACGAATAGTAACCGAACATCCGTGTAAATGGACGTTTTATTATGACGATCCAGCTGGAAAGTATAATACTATTTTTCGTAATCCTGTTTCCAAATTCGAATCTGATAGTAAAAAGGAATTTCATCGTGAGTTGAAAAGTCGTAGTCAGACACGTGTATGGGAAAGTGATATAAATATTGTTAATAAGACACTTGAACGTCACTATATTGGGCAGATGTCGCCCAAGCTAAACGTGTGCTTCTTCGATATTGAGGTTGACTTTTCGCCTACGCTTGGTTTTGCGCCACCCGATGACCCGTTCAATAAAGTAACGGCTATCTCATTATATTGTTCGTGGATGGATGAAATGGTTACGTTAGCTATTCCACCAAATACACTGACGCTTGAAGAAGCCGAGGCAATGATGGATTTCCCCAACACATACCTATTCAGTAACGAAGGGGATATGATTGAAACGTTCCTTGACTTAATCCAAGAAGCCGATGTGCTTACGGGTTGGAACAGTGAAGGCTACGATATTCCGTATATGGTTAACCGAACGGCACGGGTTCTTAGTAAGAATGACACACGCCGTTTCTGTTTACTTGACCAACTCCCAAAAGAACGTGAATACGAAAAATATGGCAAGATGCAAAAGACGTATGATTTACGTGGACGTATTCACTTGGATAGCCTATCATTGTATCAGCAATATACCTATCACGAAATGCATTCGTATTCGTTGGATACCATTTCTGAATATGAACTAGGTGCCCGTAAAATCCAATACGCAGGATCGCTAGATAAGTTATACAATGACGACTTTTATAAGTTCATTGAATACAACCGTCAGGATACTTTGCTATTAAAGCAACTTGATGATAAGCTACAGTTTATTGATCTATGCAATGAAATCGCACACGATAATACAGTGCTTATTGCGGCAGCTATGGGTGCCGTTGGTGTTACTGACCAAGCCCTTATCAACTATGCGCATTCACTTGATATGGTTGTGCCTAATAAGGTTCATTATGGCGACGACGAAGATCACCGTGCGGCTGGTGCTTATGTGGCGCATCCGAAGAAAGGCACACATAAATGGGTAGGTGCTATCGATATTAACTCACTATATCCATCGGCTATTCGTGCATTGAATATGAGTCCCGAGACATTTGTAGCACAGTTATTGCCTACACATACACGTCCGCTTATTGAAAAACGAATGGCTGAAGGCAAGTCGTTTGCAGGAGCATGGGAAGGGTTATTTGGTACACTTGAATATTCCTTTATGGATGATAAAGATGATACCACACCACTCAAAGTACAATGGGCAGATGGCAAGCAAACCACACATACTGGCAAGGAAATTAACGATATTATTTTCCATGGTGGTGAAAAATGGGTAGTAAGCGGTAACGGCACAGTATTTGAGTATAATAAGCAAGGCATCATTCCCGGCATACTTGAAAAATGGTACGCAGAACGCCAAGAACTACAAGCCAAGAAGAAGGCAGCGGCGGTTATTGATGATTCTACCATAGAAGTACCTAATGATATTATGTCTAAACTTGGAAAGGATTTGATAGACGACTAATCTCGTCTTTTGTCCTAAATAAACCAAACAATATGAGTTTCTAAAAGAGAATGAAGTTGAAAGTCACCATTACCGTTATGACGGGCATTCTGTTAAAAATATAAAGTGCTATAAGTATAAAGATTATATTGCTATTGGCGGCAAAAATATGATATCATTATTACAAGAGAATCAAATAGATATTCCAAGAAAATACGTGGATGATATAGAAATGTCTTTTCCTAAACCTCATCACAATATGCGTGAAGATAGGAAAAACTTTTTCGGTGAATATCACGGGAAATGCCTAAAAGATTTAGGTGTTGCCAAATATAAACTCACAGAGATAGGAGAATTGAATGGATTTAGTCTCTACAATCCAAGACCTCATCAGCAATAACGAAACTGAAAAGTTAGAACAAGTGATGAGAGAAAACGATTTGGTTGTAAGAAACGGCAAGATTGAAAACAAAGATAGGGGTGCAGTAGCATTCCGGGATAAGCGGCAGTTGGTCAAAAAGATCAACTTGAATTCGTAAATATTGCGACTTTATATAGTAATATATAATGAAAAACTCCTCTAACTGCGGGGAACTCTCACCGAGACAATCCGCAGCCAAGCCCGTAAGGGAAGGTTCAACGACTATGCGAAAGCAGTAGTATCAAGTGATACGAAACGGGGAGCAACCTTCAAGGTTGGTGATATAGTCTAATCTGTATGGCGACATACAGCAGTTCATGAGAGAACGCACATAAACTAACGACTTATGTGGAATATAAATGTGTATGGTGCTGTATTGAATAAGCATTGTCGTTTCTACGTCTTTGATATCGGACAGTCAACCACACTAACTGGTCGGTGTATTGCAAAGCATATGTCAGCATACGTGAATCAATCACTGGCGGGTGAATACGATCATACTGGAAAAAGTATTGTGTATGGCGACACAGACTCAGAATTTGCCGAAACCATACACAAGACCAATTGGGGTGAGCTTACCGTAGAAGAATTGTTCAACCGAGGGCAGCGTTATTGGAATGATGCCAAGGATGATACAAAGGAATATAGTGCTAACGATGATTTGAAGGTTCTTTCGTATAACCCGGAAGAAGGCAAAGCGTATTACGGGCACATCAATTATATCTACAGGCATAAGGTATCTAAAGAACAATGGGAAATTGAGGATCAATATGGTAATACCATTCGTGTAACTGGCGATCACTCAGTTATGGTTGAGAGAGATGGCGTATTGATGGAAATAAAACCACGAGATATATTGAAGGATGATTTACTTATTACTACTACTGAATAAGGTCTTCATCATATGCTACCAATAATGGATACGAGGTATTTGTTATCTGGGAAAATGATTGGTATCACGACCAATATACTATTATACAACGAGTAAAGGAATGGCGGAATGGAAGTTAAAAAAGCTAAAGTAAAATCTGTCAAACAGTTAGACAACTTTGATGATGAATATGTCTATGACATAGGCATGAAGAATGAAGAGCATCCATGGTTCTTCGGCAACAACATTCTCGTTCATAACAGCGTGTATTTTTCAATGTGGCCAGTTATCGAAGATGCGGTTAATAATGGTGAAATGGAATGGTCGAAAAAAATCTGCACCGAAGTATACGATCAGGTGTCGGAAGCCGTAAATGAATCGTTTCCTCCGTTTATGAAGAAAGCATTTAACTGTCCGCAACATATGGGCGAAATCATTGAAGGTGGCCGAGAACTTATCGCAACAAAAGGATTGTTCATAAAGAAGAAGCGGTATGGTCTTATGATTTATGACGACGAAGGAACACGCCGTGATGTTGATGGCAAAGAGGGCAAAGTCAAAGCTATGGGCTTGGACTTGAAGCGTTCGGATACGCCGGGGTATATGCAAGAATTTCTTATGGAAATCCTTATCGATGTGTTAACAGACAAAGAAGAAGATGAAATCATTGGTAAGATTTTTGACTTCAAAAAAGAGTTTGTAGAACGTCCGCCTTGGGAAAAAGGTACGCCAAAACGTGTGAACAACCTTACCAAGTACACCAAGATGTATGAAAATAAGGGCATGAAAGGCGTAATGATTCCCGGTCACGTATCGGCAGCTATTCATTGGAATAAGTTAAAAAAGTTCTATTCTGATAACTATTCAATGGATATTCAAGACGGTCAAAAGACTATTGTGTGTAAGTTAAAGAATAATCCGCTTGGATATACGAGCATCGGGTATCCGATTGATGAACCACATATTCCAGACTGGTTTAAGGATTTGCCGTTTGATAACGAGTTAATGCTTGCAACTATTGTGGATCAAAAAATTAAAAACTTGCTTGGTGTTATGAAGTGGGATTTGGATACTAAAACAGACGTTACTTCGACTTTTAATACACTATTTGATGTATAGTAATATACACACATAAATAGGTATATGGATGCTAACAAATATTGGGATTTAGTTAAGAAATACGATGAATTTAAACGGATTGACTATGCACCGTTATCGGAAACGTTGAGTAGTTATTCCAGTATCGCATCCACTATTCGAAATGGTGAAGATTTAGCCAAAGACTTACTTGAAATGCAACATATCATTGGTCGCAGAACAGTAAAAAAATTAGATAAGAAATTTCAAGAAGAAATACGAAAATATGAGATAGAGTTTATTCAGCAAAGTTATCGTTATTATGATAGCGAAATGAAGTTTGACGACTATGCACATATCAACCAATATTACACAGATTTGCATTTACCCGTTGCTGCAAAAGAAATAATAGAAGGAAAAATAAATCTTGCTATCAAATGGCAGTATCCCGGTATGGAATTAAGTCCCGGCATAAATCATTTTACGGATAAATTGGTGGGGCTTGATCCTTTGTATATCGTTGATAAGCATTCTGAGTCTCTTATTAATACGAAAAACAAGTTCAACGATGCGTATCAGCGACGATTGCGCACATATCACGCCCACGGCGACGTGGACTTTAGATCATTGCCAGTTGGGCAAATGGGTCTTATTTTTAGTTTTGGATTTTTCGAAAGATTGCCGCTTGATGTTATTAAAATATACTTAACCGAATTTAAAAAACTTCTTCGACCTGATGGACGAGTTATTATGAGCTATAATAATTGTTTGCTGAAATCGAGTCTTGATAACACTATCTTTAAAAAATATAGATTATTCAATACACGTGATTACATTGAGCCTTTGGTTTATGGGCTAGGATTTGATAATATTAGTACAACTGATATTGAACCAAATATATCCATATTGGAATTCACGCAGCCCGGAGAATTTTACACACAACGTGCTGGTCAAACTCTTGGAAATATCAAAAAAACATATTGATTTTACTATCCGCAGTTTGATATAATATATTATAAACAAATGACAAATTACATGGAGTTTAAATGAAAGACGCATTACTTGATATCGTCCAACATACAACTGGATTGGGTTTTATTGACCTAGTAAAAGTTGTTGGCGACGTAGACCAAACAGCAGTAAATGGAATGGCAGACGACCGTTCTGTAGTAGTTGAAGCAAAGTTCAATTCCCCAGTGACCGAGTTCAGTGGCACATTTGGGATGCCGAACCTAAAAAAGCTTCAAACACTTCTAAACATCCCGGTATATGCCGAAGATGCAAAGCTTGAGTTATCCACGCAGGATCGCAATGGCGAAAATGTTCCAGTTGGTATTCACTTCGAAAACTCTACTGGTGACTTCAAGAACGACTATCGTTTTATGACTATGGACGTTATTAACGAAAGGCTGAAGAGCGTAAAGTTCCGAGGCGCAAACTGGAACGTAGAGTTCAAACCCAGCGCAGCCGCTATCCAGCGGTTTAAATACCAAATCCAAGCAAACAGTGACGAAGAAAGCTTTATCGCTAAAACGGAAGACGGCGATCTTGTTTTCTATTTTGGCGACCACTCAACACACGCCGGTAACTTTGTATTCCAGCCAAGCATTGAAGGCAAATTAGCACGTGCTTGGAAATGGCCAGTGGCACAAACATTGGCTATCCTAAATCTAAACGGCGACATCACCATGAAATTCAGCGATGATGGTGCCGCACAAATCACTGTTGATAGCGGCCTTGCTATTTATGAATACATCTTACCAGCTAAACAATAGGATATAAAAATGAAAAACGAAGTAACTAAAATCTATAACGACCTCGACACATTCCGTGATTTCTGCCGAGAAGAAGGATTCGTCTTTCGAGAAGGTGATCTCTATAATCAAAAAACTTATTGGGGTCTTATGGATCGTCGTAATAATCGTGGATTGATTATTGACAACCAATGGGAAAAGGGTGCGAAGATTTTCCGTCGCCCCATTCATCACAGGAACAAATAAAATGGACCTAACTGCCCTCCCTTATACATACCATGCTCGGGTTGATAGTATCACCTATAGACCATCGAGAACCGGACAACCGGGCGGCGCATTAAACGCCAA